TCACGCGGGCCCCTCGGTCCGCTCCGGTCCGAGGCACCGCCGAACCTTGCCGGCCACCACCTCGCTGTACGGCAACCCGCACCCGTTGCGGCACAACAGCGTGCTGTCCTGCCAGTCGTCGTCCCGATAGAAGCCGTGCGCGAACCGGATCTGCCGGTCGTCGGGATCCTCGGCCGCGATCCCCTCGATCTCGGCGGGGGTGAGGTTCCGGCGCTGGGTGAGCAGAAACGCCGTGCCCCGATGGTCGGGTTCGGCTGCCACACAGTCGCCGGTGACCAGCCGTTCTGCCGCGACAGCCGGGAACACAACATCGTTGGCGGCATGGGGCAGGCCGGTGCGGCGGATGCGGGTGGTGGCGCCGTTGATGACCAGGTCGGCGGTGCCGCCTGCGGGGATGTCGGTTTCGGTGACGGCGTGGATGACGTCAGGGTCCGGGTTAAGAATGAAGCTCATGCCTCGTCTGCTTTCTTGTCCGGGTCGTCGCTGAGAAGTAGCCGGATTGCTCGCGCCCGAGCCGGAGCCAGGGCTGCGTTTTCGGCGGCGATGTCGTCCCACACTCCCGGGTCGGTCTCCTGAACGCCGAGACGGTCCGCGACGGGTTGGAGCCGGGCGCGTAGCCGTTCGATGCTGTCCGGACGCCCCGGCTCGGCACACTGGGCAACCACACGCTGCCTCAGCATGGCGTGCACCTCCCGATCCGACATCGCCGACCCATCCGGCATCTCTACAGCGGCTTGTTTCGCCGCCATGCGATACACGGGCGACCATGCCGGGTCGTCGGCGATCCGGCGAAGCTGCGCGCGGAAGCTCATCGCAAATCCTCCACCTCAGCGTCAAAGCGGGTCGGATCATCCTGGAACGGCTTCGCCCCGTACCGCACCTGCACCACCTGAAAGTCGGGCAGCCACTCGGCGAGACGTAGCACGAACAGGTCCCGCGCCTCAACACCGCCGAGCAGCGGCCGATCCCACGAATCTTCACCGTCGGGCAGGAACACGTACGACGCGAACCGGGCACCGTGCTGGTCGCCGGGTGCATGGATAGGGCCGATGAGGAGAGGATGCAGTTCCGGGTGCATGCCGTTAAGGAAGTCGGCGGCGTCGGGGAGTCCGTCCCGGTCGGGTCCGGTAGCGAGGACCGTTTCGTGGGCGTGGTACTTGCTCACAGCTTTTCCTTGTGCTCAAGCTCCGCGAGTTCCTTCGTCAGGTAGCGGTCGACGGCCCGCTCCCAAAACGGGCCGCGCAGATACTCCGGCAGCAGCGGCGCAGCCTCGCCGGCGGTGATGCCGGGGTGTGCGGCGCGGATCGGCCGGAGGTGGTTTTCGAGGTCTTCTTCAACGCGCGGCGGCAGCGGCATCGGTGTCTCCTTCGTGTCTCGCGTTCTCGTCTGGGTCGATCAGCCAGTGGTCGATGAAGTGCACGTGCTGGACGCCGTGCGCCCAACCGTCGGAGTCCTCGAACGCTTCAACGTCGTCGTCGGTGGCGTTGTCGTCCCAGGACGGGCAACCCGGCCGGCCGCACTCCACGAAACCGTCCAACGGGCCGCTCACCGCCCCGCCTCCGGCCGGCCATCGCCGAAACTGGCCGGCACCTTGCCAACCCCCACAATCCGCTGCGCGTTCTCGACCGAACGCAGCAGCGCAACCGGGTCGCGGCGTGAAACAGCCTCGGCGGAGGTGAAGTAGGCGGCGGCGATCTGCCCGGCAGCGGCAGCGCGGGGCATCGCCCCGTCGGCGAACGCGTCGATGGCCTCCTCAAGCCACCGGTCACCGGCGGAAATCCGGTCCTCGGCGACAGCGGGGATGTTGTTCGTGTCGGTCATGGTGTCCTCCTGTACCTGGTCAGTTGTCATCGCCGCTGCCGTTCTCACACCACGAACACGGCGGAAAGCTCACAAAAGCACAGCGGCAGCCCGGCTCGCAGTCCACCTCGTCATCCACGATGACCGCAGTCGACCTCGACCCACGGGCCGGCGGGTTCGCCCGGTAGCGGGCACGACGGCGGGCGTTCCGGGCATCCCTCTGCGCCTGCCGGTCGGCGGCACGTCGGGCGGCGATCTGCTCGCCGAGAAGTTTCGCGGCGGCCCAGAAGTCGTCGGCGGTGCGCATCTCGCTCATCGGCTTCCCTGCGTTCCGTCCGGGCGGGTCAGCGACGTCGTTTCCACGCCATGCTCCACCCGCCCACCGCCGTCCCAGCGGACGGTCACACGCCAGTACGGGTCAGCGAAGTGCCCGTACCGGTCGACGCGAAGCACCGTGCCGGCGGTGTCGGGGTGCCGGAAGTCGACGACACGCTCGTTGATATCGGGCTCCCACTCGCGCAGCGGGGTCCAGGTCTGTTCGGTGGTCACGGTGTTCTCCTCAGCGCAGCTCGCGGATAGCGGCAGCGACCAGCCGCGACGCAGCGCGGTCATCCACCTCCTCAATCCAGCCGTCCTCATCCAACTTGCCCGCAACCAGGCCAGCGGTGATCAGCGGCGGATACAGGTCGTAGTCCCAGCCCGAGTTACCGAACGGGCGCTTCCCGTTGAAGCACTCGCCTTCCTCCCACACCTTGGCGAGCAGTTCGATGAGGTAGGCGCGGACGGTGGGTGCGTCGGCGTCATTGGTGGGCATCGGCAGGTCGAGCACCTGACGGGCGGTCTCGGGGGTGGTCGTGTCGGTCATGGTTCCTCCTTTGTGGTGGGTTCAGCCGCGCGAAACGGCAGGGGCAGCAGCACGGCACGGGCCTTCGCATACCGGCGCCGCAGGAACGCCGCAGCCTCCGGGTCAAGGTTCGCCAACCGCTCCTCCGAACTGTTGTGGGCGTTGTCGGCGAGCTTCACCAGCCGGCCCAGCGGATCGGCGGCAGCACGGCGGATCATGTCCATGTACGTTTCGCCGTCGCGCCGTGACACGGCATCAACAGCCGACACCACCGCCTCCGGGAAACCGGCGGCCCGCAGATCGTCCAGGCTGATCGGGGTGTCTTCCACAACGTCGTGAAGCAGTCCGGCCATGACCGCGTGGTCGCCGTGTCCCTGCTCGGCGAGGATCGCGGCGACAGCGCGGGGATGCTCGATGTAGGGGCGGCCGGCCTTGTCGGTCTGTCCGTGGTGCGCGGCAGCAGCGAGCGCGTCAGCGTCCGCAACAGTGGGGGAGACGGTCACTGGCCCTGCTCCCTAGGTCGGCCGGTGTCATGCGTCGGGGCATCCTGTCGTGGACGGTGGCTTTCTACGGCTTTTCTCACCGCGTCGAACTGATTAATGAAGCCGAGGCGGCAAATGGTGATGTCGGTCCACTCATGCCGTAGCTCGTCGTTGACGACGGCAGCTACAACGGGCGCCATCTCCTGGAGTGCGGAGTGTCGCCCGTCAGTGCTGCTCAAGTCGTAGGTCTTCTCGATGCGATGCAGGGTTCCGAGCAGATATCCGACACTTGGATTGGCCTTGACCGTCGCCGGGTTTCGCGTCCGTGACGGCCTGACTCCGGACTCGCCGTACTCGAAGCGCGCAGACCGCGCCGATGTGTAGGCGGTGGCGACGTCGCTGGTCAGAACGTACGGCGTTCCGCCCGTGTAGGTGGCACCCGACCGGCCGTAGCCTGACAGCGCAGGAAGCTTGCCGAGCTTGCGCGAGGCTAGGTCCGTGCAGAAGACGGCAGGCTGACCGTCAGGGCCCTTGCTGTCGAACGACAGCAGGTCGGCGTGCAACTCGGTCACGCCGCCGTCGCCGGGCTCGTTCCTCAGCAGAAAGTGCAGCGGGTTGGTGCGAGTGCCGTCCGGGACGGGCCCCAAGATGAGCAGCCCGACACCGGGAAGGCTCTGAGTCTGCACAGCCTCGGCATAGCGGGGGCCATCAGCGAGAAACGCCGACTCGTCGCCCTTCACCTCGGCGTGCAGGTTAAGGGCCGGCAGCCAGAAGTCAGGCAAGTACACCTGACCGGATGGCAGCTCGTAGCCCTGCGGCTCGTACTCCCACTCGATGTTCAGAGCATCGAAGAACACCGCCCAGCGGGCTTCGAGGCGCGACCGAAAGCGGCAGCCGGCGTACCGGGTTTCGATCGGCTTGATGTCAGGCGTCGATGGCGCGGCAAATAAGAGGTTGCTCGGCTGCGGCGTGAGCGTCAGATCGGCCGGTCGGTTCGCAGCCGTGGACTTGCGTGCGGTACGACGCTTCGGCTTGGACGGGGCTTCGAACAGGCCGCCCGATCTGGGGTTGGGCTGCGCGGTCTGCGGGCGTTCGTTCTCGATTGCCCAGCGGATCACGTCGGCGGTGTCGCCTGGTATCTCGGTGCTGTCCGAATTCTGTTCGGGCAAGGGTGCCTCCAGGTGGTTGTGGGTTGGGCTCAGTGCGGCATCTGGCGGAGGCGTCCACGAGCAGTTGCCCTCGCATGCCTGCGGAGGGGTGGACAGGTGGACAATGTCCACCCCTCGGGCCAAAAGCCGATCCGCTTGTGATCTACGTTTCCGCAGGTCACATACAAAATGGGCTTTCCTGTATAGGGGGTTGGATTGGGGGGAGGGGTGGACAATGTCCACCTGTCCACCCCTCACGGTCGCGGTCACCGGGACCGCTCCGCGAGCCGGTACCGGGTGCCGCTCTGGTTGTGGTGGGACACCTGCTCCTCCTCCACCTCGCCAGCCAGAATGACCGCGTTCAACGCCGTCTCAAAGTGGCTACGGTCCCGGCTCGCCAACGTCTTCCGCAGGTCCGCCCCGGACCGCCATCCGCCATCGGCGCGAGCAAGAGAACGCTTGATCACCTGCGACACCCGCTTAACTGCTGCCGCCGTGACCTGCTCCTCAATGACGATCGTCCGCGCAGCCTCGGCCATCGCCTGCTGCTTGTTCTGCGACCGGGTCTCCTCCGCCAGCACCTTCTCGCACATTGCCCGCGTCCGGTTCGACACAGCCATCACGATCTCGGACAGCCGCCAATCCTCATCGTCGATCACGAACTTGCCCTCAAGGATCGCGAGCGCGCCCGCCACCTTGAGTCGGGTGAGCAGCGCATGCCCATCGAGGGCGTCGCCCTTGCCTCGGGTGCGGGCCAGGTGCGCGGCGACGATCGTCTCTTCCGCTTCTGCCGGGATCGGCATCGGCACCCGGTACATGCCACCCACAACCCGCCCGGCGCCGCTCTCATGCCACTTCGGCGGTTCCCACACGAGAGGGTCTGGGCACGGAGGTGCCACATCGGGGGCGTCGGGGTCGGCGGCGGGCAGCCACACGAACCGCTGCGGGGTTCCGCCGTCGGCCTCGGCCAGCAGGCCGCCGGCACGCTTTGGCTGAATGCCCGCGAGAAGACACAGCCGGTACCGGTGCTCGGGGACGAGCATCCGCTTGGAGGTGTCGACGTAGAAGAAGCCGAGTTGTTCGCCCATCGCTGCCTGCCGAAGCTGGGAGGTGACGGTGGACGACTGGCGTTTCGTGAGCGCCGTCAGCGTGTCGATTTCGCCGATGGTGACCAGCGCCCGCGTGTTGTGCTGCTCCGGGCCGTCCTTGCTCTCACGCATGAACATGTGCGAAAGCCCTTCGCCGGAGCCGAGCGGGGCCGGGGGCACTTCGTACTCCTTGCCCAGCTCGATTGCTTCGAAGGCGACCTTGCGGGCGGCGTCCTTCCCGGTGCCGGGGGTGCCGACCAGCCCTACGAACAGGTTGAGCGAGGCGTAGGAGCCGATGGTGGGCGGTAGCTGGACGTTCGGGTCGACGGCGGCGACAACGCGGGTGAGGACCGCGCCGAGGGTGGCCCAGGGCGCGACGCGGCGTGCGCGGGCGAACGTGTGGATGTGGCGCAGCGACAGGCGGGCATCCCAGAACGCTTCAAGCCGCGCGGTTTCGCTGCTGTCCGCCTCATCGGGGGCATGGTCCCAGCCTTCCGGCCAGACGCTTGGGTCGTACTCCACGGAGGTAGTCATGCTGCCTCGCTTGCTGGCTGGCGCCGTTCGGCGTGCAGCATCCAGTAGTCCGGGTCGCCGTTCGGTGGGTCCATGTGGCCGCCGTCGCGGGTGCGCGGGCAGGGGCACGGCCACACGCCGGGCAGCGTCTTCGGGTCGGCAACAGTGCCGGGCATGTTGAGGCGCGGCCAGGTTGGGTCGTTGAGCCGAAGTCCGTGGGGGCGGGGGCGGTTGGCGTCGAGGCGGTCCCAGTCTCGACGCTGCTTCTGATCGGCGGCGCGAATGTGCCTGCGGACGGCTTCGCGCATGTTCGGCGCGTCGGCACCACCGAACGCGATGCGGAGCCCGTCGGCGAGGGCGTCATTCTGTTTGCGGTAGCCATCTTCGATGCCGAGTGTGTGTCCGGAATTGAAGGCGAGCCACAGCAGGTGGGCGACTTGCGCGCGGGTGAACGTCTGTTGGTCGCCCTGAAGGGCGTCTACAGCAGCCATGATCATCCCGGCTTCGGAAGGCTCAGAGCCGTGATCTACCGCGCGCTTCCCTACCGTACGTTCGTACGGACGGCGTGGGTTGGTACCTTCGCCCATGAGCGATCGTGTTCCTGTCTTCTGTCTGGCGATGGGGGAGAGGATTGGTTGCTCTGGCCCTGGCCGGTGGTAGGACACCGGTCGGGGCCGCCTCATCTCAGGCGTCGGTTTCGGTCTTGTCTTGTGGTTCGACCGCGCGGTCAAGCCATGTCCGTGACCAGACATGGTTGGTCGCGCGCAGGATTTGCGCCTTCTTGAGGCCGGCGGCGTAGGCGGTTCGCATCACCGCAGAGAGCTTGTCGCTGGCCTGCCGCTGTACTTCGTCGGCTTGCTTGCGGATCTCCTTGGCGCGTTCGACTTCCCGCCTGTACTCGTCGGCAGCCTCCCTCAATGCATGGGTGTGGTCTGTCATGCCGAGATCATGACACACTCAAAGTGTGCAAAGCAAGATTTGCCAACCCTGACTCTTGACATGGTCTACCCTGAGTTGGCACACTCAAGTCAGCAAGCACGAAGAACCCCCGCACCGGCTCAAGTCTTGGCGGACGACCGGTACGGGGGCCTAGGAACCCCGAAGGGAACCGTCATGCAGGTTAACAGCCCGCAGACCCTGGTCACCTCGCCCGCTGAGGGCGACACCCGCTACTACGGCCCCTACAAGGTCGTCCTGTCCCTCCCCGCCGACGGCGGCTTCGCCATCAACGTGTTCGCCCGCACCAGCGGCCACCGCTACGACGAGCTGTGCTTCACCACCGCGGATGTGGACACCGCCAACCTGGTGCACCGCATCATCCGCGACGGCGGTGTGCAGCACGTCCGCCCGGAGGGCATCCGTGAGGCGCTGGACGCCGCGCTCCGCGACGAGCTGCACCGGGTGCAGCAGCGGCCGGACGCCCCGTCCCGGAACCGCATCGAGCACCTCAACCGGCTCCTGGACCGGCTGGAGTCCCCGGCGGACACGGCGCGCATGGACGAGCTGGCCGCGAGCCTGGGGCGTCCCCGGAACTTCCGGGATCTGCGGGACATGCACGCCGCCGCCCTGCGCAACCGTAAGCAGGTGGCCCAGTGAGCGCCGCGATCATCAAGTTCCCCACCACCCCCGACCAGCCCGCCACCCCGGCCATGCCCGTGATGGTGCCGCCCGCTGATGCGACACCCGACGAGCAGCGCATGTGGTGGCTCGGCTACGCCGCCGGACACCAGCAGCGCAGCAACGAGTACGAGGCGGAGGAGACCGCCATGCTGGGTGCCGCCCAGCAGTTCCTGGTCTCGCGCGGGTTCGCCCCAGTGTTGCAGGCGGTGAAGTGATGGCCGCCGAGCAGAACGAACCGCGCAAGGGCAAGATCCGGCGGCGGGGAAACGAGCTGCACATCCGCTACTCCGACGGGGGCCGTGAGGTCATCCGGAACGCGCTCGCCGGCCGCTACAAGTCGACGGTCACCTACCGGGTCGACGCGGACGGCGCGGTGGTCGCGGAGGACCGGTCGTGACCGGCCTGTGGCGTCGCCTGTTTGGCGGCTACGGCCAGCACACGCCCGGGATGGTTCGGCCGCTGCCGGACACCACACCGATGTCGGACCCGTGGGCGCACACCGAGGCCGCGCACTGGGCCACCGACACGATGCTGCTGCCGGTGCTGCCGTGACAGGCAAGCCGGCGGAGGTTCGGTCGATCACCGCGCAGGCCGACAAGCCGCAGCGCGCCAAGGACGACAAGACGATCGCGGTGGCGGAGGAGTTCAACCGCACCGGCTTCAACAGCAAGACCAGAAACAGGCGCTGACCCCGGCGCCCGTCCTGCTCACTTCCTGCTAATCAGCATGCTCATCAAGAGGAGAACAGCCATGTACGCCAGCGCCACGATCGGTCACACCGCCCGCGAGATCCGCGGCACCCGCGCCATCCGCACCGCCGACGGTGAGCAGCGCACGATCCGAGTCCGTCCGGGCCGTCAGACGTCCCGCCGCGCCGCCATCAACGCTTCCCGCTACGGCCGCTGACCTGTAGGTGAGCCTGCCGGGCTCGGCCACCACGTCCGAGCCCGCGCAGGGTCCCCACAGACCAGCCCCGATCCGAGGAGGACACCATGCCCCGATCCGACGACTACCAGCGCCAGGCCGACGACCTTCAGAAGCGGGCCGACAACACACCGGACCCGGTGCAGGCGCAGACCACCGCCATCGCCGCGTCGATCGCGCGGGCGCTCGCCCGCCGCACCCGCAAGCGCGGCCAGTAAGGGCCGCTGACCGCGCTCGCCCAGCCTGGGCTGCGCGGTGTCACAACAGGCCAGCCAACCCGCGAAGCAGAGGAGAACAAGCATGCACTTCAAGCGATACCGCGACCTGTCCAGCGGCGACCAGATTGTCGCCAAGGACACGTCCTGGGACCGGGTTCACGGCGTCAACCACGAGGACGGCACGCCCGGGAAGGTGCTCGTCACCACCGACCGCGCCCGTCGTGTCGAGTACGACGCCGACGCGACCGTGAAGGTCGTCTAGCAGTGGCCGGCCCGAACGATCCGCCGAAGCCGATGCCCACCCCGTGGCCGCCCGGCGGCGGCTTCCCCAACCACTAACCCCACCCGAAGGAGGAAACCTCATGCGCTACTTCATCGCCTACAGCTACGACAACGGGCGCGGCAACGGCTGCGCCGTCATGAACCTGTTCAAGCCGATCCAGTCGGGCGACGACATCTACACCATCTGCCAGCAGGTCGCGGCGAAGAACGGCTTCGACAACGTGGTCCTCACCAGCCTGACCCCGCTGCCCGACGCGCCGGGGCAGGAGCAGCCGGTATGACCGACACCATCGAGCACGTCGACCCGTACGACCACCTCGACCGGTTCGACTACGACGGCTGGCTCGCCGCCGCGCCGCCCGCCGTGTTCGGGCCCGCCATCCACACCACCCTCACCACCGTCCTCGGCCTCACCGAGCAGCAGCGCGCCGACCTGAACGCCGCGTTCCAGGCCGCCGCCGACCGCATCGACCGGGAGTCCGGCGACCTGTGGGAGCGCATCGACGAGGCGCTGTTCGACCACCCGATCGGCCGTTCGTCGTCGTGCGCCGGCATCACCGACGTCGAGCCGTGGGCGACCGCGGTCCGTATCCGGGTCGGTGAGGGTCCGTCGCTGGTGTTGCAGGCGGTCGCCCTCCGCGACCACAAGGCGATCACGGCCGCCGATTTCGAGGCGTTGACGGGCTGGTGGACCGGGGCGGGGATGCCGCTGCCGGAGCCGATCAGCGACACCGACCGGCAGACGCTGGCCGCGTGGTGGGCGGGACAGGGCATCCGATGACCCACCCCGACTGGCCGGACTGGACGGCCGACGAGCAGGCCACCGCGCGACGACTCGTCGACCGCGCCACCAACGCACTCGCCTCCGACTGCTACAGCCAGCAGCCGCCCATGCTCGCCGCGCTCGAAGGCGTCTACTACGGCTACCCGCTGCACCCGCACGCCAGCCCGGCCGTACAAGCTGCCATCGACGGCGCGTCGATCGCCGGGATGCTCACCCTCGACATGGCTAACCCGTCGGGGTGGGCGCTGACCGAGACGGGTAAGCAGCGGCTCGCCGAACTGTGGGGGCCGGATCGTGTGCCCCCAGGTGAGGGCGGTTATGTGTCGTGCTGGCTACACGGGGTGTACGAGGCGTGCCCGGGTGACCTGTGGGCGTGCCCCCTGCGCCCTGACTGCGACGCCGCCGACGGCGAGCAGGCGTGGCGGCAGGTGCTCGCCGCCGCCGACCACGATCCGGTCCTCGCCCAGGTGCTCGACGCCGCCGACCAGCAGCGGCGGGCCGAGTTCGCGGGCCGGATGCTGCTGAACGCCGAACAGTCCGGGCCCGTCGTGCAGCCCACGGTGCGGCGCCGTCCGGCGTGGCTGCGCCGCATCGCGCTCATCACCGCCGCGGCCGGGTTCCTGGCCGTGATCACCATCCTCGCCGCGAACAGTGCGGCCTAAACCGAAGAGGGAGAACCCCGATGGCGAAGACCCCGGAGCAGAAGGGCCGCTGGGCGGAGAAGGAGTGGCTGAAGTACGGGATGCCGGCGGACAAGGCCGCCCGGCACGGCCGTGAGGTCACCGAGACGGAGCGGCAGCGCGACCAGAACAACAGCAGCAGCAACGAGTAGCGGCGCGTGTGGGGCGGCCTGAGCCCTGGAAAAGCTGGCCGCCCCACACCAGTCCCCAACCAGAGGACCACGCCCGAACGCGATCGGAAGTCGCCGGGCGAAGGTCCGACTCACACCCCATGAGGAGCCGAACCATGTCGAACGTTAGCAAGCTCGCCGCGAACTGGAAGGCCGCGCAGAACCTCGCCCAGCAGGTCGGCGGCCGGGAAGCCACCCGCCAGGCCGAAGAGGCACGCAAGGCGCTCGCCGCCGCGGTGAAGGGCGGGAAGCGGTGAACGGGATCCGCAAGACGACCTCGGCGCTGTCGCTGCTCGCCACCGCCGCCGGCGTTGCCCTGTTCCTCGCCTACCTGGCCACCGGGGGCGGCTACAACCCGCAGCCCGTCACCGTCGCCGGGATGACCCTGCCCGTCGGGGTGGTGCTGGCCGCCGCCGGGATCGTCGCCCTGGTCGTCACCACCCCGCCCCGCCGGCAGGTGCCGTAGTGGGCGGCCAGCAGTCGGCGGTGCCGGGCGCGGATGTTCGCCGGGGCACCGTCACCTACGACCACAAGGCGCGGGAGTGGGTGGCCGACCACAGCTCCGCCGCGAACAAGCCGCTGCGCCCGTTCGGCTCGAAGGGGAGCAGCCGGTGACCGCCCCGGCCCGGCAGCGTCCCGCCGACGTCGCCGCCATGGTGCGCGCCCAGGTCGCCGCCGGGCAGCACCCCACCGTCACCGTGGAAGGCTCGCCCGGCTGGTGGGTGCTCGACACCACCGCCGACCGGGCCACCGTGTACCGGGACGGGCACACACAAACCGTGCCGTGGACGTCCGTGCAAGTCGACCGGGAGACGCTGTGACGGCGGGCGAGTGGCGGGCTGGGGCCGCCCTGTACGGGCGGCCCCGACGCCGGCCGGTCGTGTTGGAGCCGCGGCCGGTACGCTGCCCAGCCTGCCTGGAAGAGGGCCCCTGCCCGGTCGACTGCCCCGAACGGCGCCGGCGGAAGGACTGACCGTGCCGCTGCTGCGCGAACCCGCCCTGTGCTGGGTGCTGCTCGTCCACCGTGACTGCGACGGCGAGTTGGTGGACTTCCACTGGCCGTCGACCAATCCGATGTCGCTGCGGACGATCGAAGCAGTGCGGTGGCATCTGTTCGCGCAGCAGCCGCACCGCAACCCGCCCCGGCCGTATCTGGAAGACGAGCCGTGCCTGACCGTGCGGTGCGGCAGGTGCGGGCTGCGGTTGGGTGGTGGGGAGCATTTCGCCGACGACGTGCACGCGTGGGATGCGGCAGCAGAAGACGGCTGGCAGGAGGACGTGTGCCCGACCTGCCAGCCGTCGCTTCGCTCGTCGGGTTAGGTCTGCTCCGCTTGCCGCTGAACCTTGGGGGACGCGAATCCGCCTTTGCGGGCGGGGGGCACGTCGTCGGGGCGGAGGTTGCGTACGTGGGCGGTGGAGCGGCCGACGCGCATGGCGATTTCGGTGGGGGTGACATTGCCGCGCCAGGCGGCTTCGATGGCGGCCCGTTCGCGCTGGTCGAGGTGGGCGGCCTGCTTGTTGAGGCGGCGGCGAGCTGCGGCTACGGCGTCGAGTTCGGCCCGGATCTCGTCAGTCATGGAAAGAGCATAGCGCTTCGCTGTTGCGCAACGCCAGCAGGTGCTCTACGCTGAAATTAGCGAAACGGCATAGCGCAAACTCTTAGCGCACAGTTGGGACCGAGGAGAGCCGACATGGCCGACACCTACATGGACGAGCAGGGCAACGAGATCTGCGACCAGTGCGATGAGGAACTGGGCTACTGCACCTGCGACTGCGACAACTGCGGCGACAACATCCACGAATGCGCCTGCGGCCAGAACGACTGACCGACCCGGCCTCCGTGTCCTTGCCGTGAGGGTGTCGCATCGAATGCGGCCGGAGGCACCACAAACCATCCCACCAGCGCGAGGAAGGCGCACACCGATGACGACCACGATCAGCCACTACGCCCGCACCGCCGAAGCCCACCGCGTCCAGGCCATGTACGCCGAGAGCGTCCACGAGCAGATGCACTGGGACGCCGAAGCCCACCGGTTCGCTCAGCTCGCCGAAATCGAAACCGTCGACCCGGCCGCCGCGCGTGCCGCATACCGGCCCACCCGCGCCTACGACCCCGACATGCCGATAGTGCAGCACCACGGCGAAGGCATCCGGATCGTCACCGCCGCCCACGGCGACCAGACCTTCAACGCGGACCGGCTCGAAACCGCCTGGCTGCTCCGGCTCGACATGTCGACGCGGGACGTGACCCGGGAGTTGGCGTACGTGCTGCGCAGCGAGCACGCCTACCTCGACGCCATCAGCTACGCCATCGCCGCGGACGCGCTGGTGCGCGCCGGCATCGACCCCAGCACGGAGCAGTGACATGCCCACCACCGGAAAGACCGTCCGGGTTCGCGGCGGCGAATGGACCTTGCAGCGCCTCTCCGGCAACCTGCCGTGGCAGGTCACCCACCTGCCCACCCAGATTACGTTCCGCGAGACGTCCCAGCGTGAAGCCCGCAACCGGATCACCTCCGGCTGGTACGCGCAGCAGATCACCGACCGGATGCGCCCGCAGCCTCCGTCCCGGCGGGACTGGTGGCAGGACCCGATCAGCGGTGTGTGGCACCTGTGGACCGGCGGGCTGTTCGACTGGACGTGCTGGGTGCACCAGCGGGTGTGCTCCCCAACGGCGCCGGTCGCCGGCGACGACATCCTGCGCATGGCCGCCCGCGACGAGCAGGTCACCGACGACGTGTTTGTGATGCTGCGGCAGGCCACCGAAAACCGGCCCATCGACCTCGGAAAGGAGCGGTGACGATGCCGCAGACGAAGACCGCGAAGGATCTGCCGCCCGGCGCCGAGGTCCAGACCTTCTGGACCACCTGGACGAAAGTCCGGCCCGGCGTGTGGCTGAACGGCCTTGAAGACACGATGACCGACACGGAGGTGGACGGGCTGCTCGCCTCCGGCGGCATGCTCACCCGCGTCCCCACCAGCACCTGCACGAAGGAGGCCGACCGTGGCTGAGCAGGCGACCACCGTCGACATTCTCGTTGCCGCCCTCGACGACGACCTGTGGCAGGAAAACGACCACCACACCACCTGCGAATACAACCACCGGCTCCTCGGCCTGTCCGAGCCGCTGCGGGACGTCACCGAGCAGGCAAATGCAGCCGCCGAGGCCGGGCTGATCCGGCTACACGTTGGCGCTCATGGCGGACGGCAGTGGGAGATCACCGACGCGGGCCGGTTCGCGCTCGCCGAACACGACGCGAAGGAGAACCACCGTGGATGACACGACGCTGTGCCGCAGCCAATCCCGGTACGGGAAGTGCGGGCGCACCCACAACCACAACACACCGCACGCCGTCCCGATCGGCGACGGCATCTGGTACGGCTACGAGCGGGGCGGGAAGCCGATCGGCTACGGCTACTTCACCGGCGACACGTTCATCCCGGCGGAACCGGTGGGCGCGACCGGCAGCCAGGCGGCAGACCGTGGCTGACCCGACCGACGATCGGCCCGGCTACGAGTTGCGCGGCTACGCCCCACTTCCGCCACGCTGGCCCGGCCCCATCGCCGACCCGAACATGCCCCACGGCGCGTACCGGCGCCACCCCGGCTACCAGCCGCCTCGCCGGCCGCTGCTCGACGACAACGCCCGTCTGTCCGGGCTGATCGCCGCCGCCGTGCTCGGCCTGGCCGTGCTGGTTGTGGTGGTGTTGACGGTGCCGGTGCTGCTGTGCCCCCTCGCGGTGCTGGTGTTCGCTGTGGGCGGTGTGGTGGCGCGTCGGGGCGGGTGGAGGCCGCGGCAGCGGTTGTTGTAGGTGGGGGCCGGCTGCCGGTTGGTGGTCGGCCTTCTTCACACCACGCTTGCTAACCTGGCGCTATAGATATAGCATTGCGGTATAGACATCAGGAGGAGCCCATGACCCGGCGCACGGACCCCGTCATCATCGAACTCAACTGCGAAGCCAACCCCTCCACCGACACCGTGGAAATCGACCGCGCCGAGTGGAACGCCATGACCCCCGGCGAACGCGCCGCAATGATCGACGCGATGGTCGACGAGCACATCGGCAACTCCGGCGGCGCCGGCTGGCACATCGACGACGAAAACGACTACGCCACCGTCGGCACCGCGCCCGCGAAGATTCCGCTGCCCCTCGCCGACAACAACGCCGCCCTCGAAGCGGTCTCCGCGTGGCTCGCCGACCCGCGCAGCCCTAGCGGGGACGTGGACACCAGCGCCCGGCACCTTCTCGCCCGCCTCGACGCCGCCCTCGCCGGAAAGAAGCCGTGACCGTTACGGCCAACGCCGCCCGCGTCGCCGAAGGGAAGTGACAACCATGAGCGACACCAGTCAGCCCGCCGACGTCGAGCAGTGGGCCGCCCGCAACCTCACCCGACAGATCACCGACACCGCCGCCCGCATCGACGACCTCGCCGACACCATCCGCCGCTACGCCGAAGACGTGGCACGAGTTAACGGCACCGCCGGACGCCCCGACTACGCCACCGTCGTTGCCAGGGTCATCAACGAGGTCAACACGACCTTGATGAACCTCAGCCTCGGCTCTCTGGCGACCGGGGCCATCACCGCCGACACCGCACGCATCAAGGGGGAGTGACTGCCATGCCGGACATCTCCGCCACGGTCAGCCTCAACGCCGCCATCGAACACGACTTCCACGGCGGCAACCACCGCGTGTACGCCACCCTCAACATCGGCGACGCCCCGCTCGCCCGCTGGGACATCACCGACCGGCAGAACGAGCTGGCCGAGCAGCCCGGCGACTACTGGACGCCCGGCGACCGCGAGAGCCACGAACGCGCCTGGCTGAGCGTGTTCATGGCCGCCCGGTTAAAGCCGCTGTTCGCCGGGCTCGGCGACGCTACGGCGGTGGGGGAGTGACCGCCGCGAGCTGGGTTCAAGTCGGTGCCGCAGTCACCGAACACACCTACAGCGCTAGCGGAGGCACCTTCACGCCCGCGACCATCAGCCGGCTCACCGCAACGCTGATCGTTCTCGACAACGGCAACCGCTACCGCCGCGACACCCTGCGCCCTCCCGGCGACAGCAGCTACAACCGGCGGCTCATCCAGCGGGAGGAGCCGTGACTAGCCCGGAGGAGGCGTTGGCGGCGCTCACCGCCCACCACACCCACGCCACCGCCACCCGAGCCCAGCTCGACCGCCAAGACGTCGAACACGTCGCCACCTGCCGCAACGCCGGAGCCACCTGGCAGCAGATCGCCAAAGCGTTGGGCATCAAACAGCCGTCGGCCGTCCGCAAATACCTGCCGCTCATCGAACAGGTACGCACCGTCCGACCCAAAACCCGCAGCGAGGAGAAGCCGTGACCGATCTCAACGAACTCACCCGCGCCACGAACACCCCCACCAACCCTCACACCAGCGAACACCACATCACCGTTGCGGGGCTGAGAGGCATCCTCGCCGGCCTGCCCGACGACGCCGTGATCGTGCTCGCGAAGGACGCCGAAGGCAACGGCTTCTCGCCCCTGTCCGGCCCGGTCGGCGTCTACTGGTACCGGCCGGAGTCGACGTGGGCGGGGGAGGTGCACCCGATCGGTGAGGACGCCGACGGGGACGTGTACGAGCCGGACGGCGACGAGCTGATCGCTGTCGTGCTCGACCCAACGAACTGATCAACGCGCGCGAAGGCCGCCCACCTGATCGAGGTGGGCGGCTTCGTCATTCGCACCTGTCTTCGGCGCCGCGTCCGTGCGGCTCGCAGCAATCCGCCCGATGCACGAACACCAGCAGCTCCCGGCCACCACGGCGCACCCGATCCGACGTCCGCACGTAAAGGCACACGCCGGCCACAACGGTTTCACCGCCGCCCTCGACGGTCTGCCCGTCGTACGGGCCGCCCCGCAACACCACCACCACACGCGCGAGGTTAGCCGGGCCAGGCTTCCTTCCGCCTGGCTACAGATCGCCGCTGACGGTGAAACCCTCACCGATCAACCAGTCATCAAGATTGCCGGCAGGGCAGTCCTCCTGAACCTTGAGGAGCACCTTCCCGGGCCACTTCCACCGCCGCTTCGGGTTCCGACGGTATGCGTCGTAGTAGGCGTCCACGCTCGCCGTGGCGGCCCGCCATACCGGGGGATTGCCTTCGTTGGGCAACACGCTGCCGCCGATAAGTTGCCTGAACCTCGCTCGATCCTCGGTCCGCCAATCGACGCGCTCGCTGTCGTCGTCGGGTCCGTCGGGAAACCAGCCGTCGTCAGCATCGAAAAGTTCCTCTGTGATGTCGTCCGCGACTCCGCTTGCGGAGTCGGCGCAGGACGGGACGGGACCACTTTCAGTGTTGTTCTCTACCTTGGTGTTCTCACCGGTGTTGTTCTTAGGTGCTGATCCACCGTCGGCGGAGGGGCCGTCGTCAGTTTTACCGTCGTCAGAAAACCTGCCACCGGTACTGACCTGCGGAAACTCCACGATCTCGTAGTCGTAGGCACCGAACCGGCCGTTGCTGCGCTGCTGGTGTCGCACCAGATAGCCGAGCCGTTCGACCTCGCGGATCGCCGACCGGATAGCCGTGATTCCCTGCGGGTGTTCGGCGAGCATCTGCCGGACGGTCAGCCGGTACGCGGCGGCGTGCGAGCAGATGTAGGTGAGCAGTCCGAGCCCGCCGATGGACAGGCGGGGGTCGCGGGTCCAGTGATTGGGGACTTGGACGAACTTCTTGGACTGCATCGGCTTGCGGATGATGGCCATGTCACGCCACCACCAGTCGCACAGACGTGCGGCAAGGGTATGCTTGTACCCTCAGCATGGGTCGCCTCCCGGGGCGATCAAGGGCCCGGCCGGTGTTCCACCACCGCGATTCCGGGCCCGTCTTCTTTTGTCACCTCATCCTACAGTCTGCCCGGATCGGGCTGACCAGCGCCGATGCCTGCGCGGAGTTGTTTACAGTTCCCGGCCCAGGCTTGCCGGACAGCCCGTAAACAAGCCACCCTTGACGTGGCATCCTCACCCGGACGTGGGCAGCCGAAGGGGTCGGACCGTAGGCGCGGTCCGGCCCCTCACCATGTGCGGGCAGCAGAAAGCCGTTCGGAGAATCCACCGATCCTCTTCCTGCTTCGCTGGTCCGCGCCCGCTGCTTGCGCGGCGGGACTTACCGGTCCTCCACAGGCGTTTACCGTCTCCCACGGAACTACGAGGCGACGTCATGCTGAGGTCAAGCAGCGTGCATCGCTGCCAGCAGATTCCGGGCCGCGTTGTGGTCCCGGTCGTGCACAGCACCGCACGGGCACGCCCACGACCGATCCGACAAGGTCAGCCCGGCGTTGATCACCCCGCAGTCCCCGCACGTCTTCGAGCTGGGGAACCAGCGGCCAGCGGCCCACACCTTGCTGCCGTACCAGTCGGCCTTGTAGGTGAGCTGGCGGACGAACTCGCCGAACCCGGCATCCGACACCGCACGCGCCAGACGACGGTTACGAACCATCCCGGACACGTTCAAGCTCTCGACCGCGATAGCGCGCTTGGATCTCGCGAGCCTCGTCGTGAGCTGGTGCAGGAAATCCTGCCTGCGGTGGGCGACTTTGAGGTGCACCTCGGCAACCTTCTGCCGTGCCTTAGCCCGATTCTTCGAGCCGAGCCGGGTGCGGGCCAGTGCCTTGTTCGCCCGCCGGAGACGACGCTGAGCGGCCTTCAATGCCCGGGGCGCTTGGACTTCCTCGACGGCGCCGGTGTCGTCGGCGATGACCGCGAACGTCTTCAGCCCGAGGTCGATCCCGCACGTCGGCGCGTCCGGGTCGACAGTACGGCGTTCGTTGACGTCGGTGCGGTCGATGTCGAGTTGGAACGTCACCCACCAGCGTCCGGCCCTCTCCCGGACGGTGCAGCCGATGATCCTGGCTCGGCCGTCGCCCAGGCGGTCGGTCAGCCAGTCGAGCGGTTCCCGGGTGGTCACCTTGCCGGGAACGCCGGGCAGGCTGACCGTGGTGCCGCTGGACGGTTTGGCGCGGTCGGCGTCGTAGCGGAACCGCGAGCCGTGCTTGCGCCTGCGCATGGTCGGGAACTTGAGTTTCGGGCCTTTGCGTTTCCCGGTCTTGGAGTCCCACCAGTTCTTCAGACCGGCTGCCCGCAGGCGGCACGCTTCCTTCGGGATGCGCGAGGACAGGCCGGACTCGGCGAACCACGGCGCGACTACGGCGTGTTCGGCCCGCCAAAGTTTCTCCAGGTCGATCGCCGACCACGGGGCTTTCGTCTGCTGGGCTTGCGGGATGCCGTAGGTCTGCTCGGCGGCGCGCTGGGCGAACGCGGCCCGGATCTTGTCGAGGGCGAAGTTTTCCACGAACCGCGACAGGCCCGCATGGCGGCCCATCGCCGCAAGTTGCTCGGCAGTGGGCGCCAACTCGACGCGGAAGCCCTGCTTGAGGCGACCGGTCAAACTCATCGGCGTTCTCCCTTCGCGTCAGGCAGCAGCAGCAGATCCCGCCACCGCCACGCTAGTTCCAGGCACCCGGCGCCGGCCGGGGCGACACGCCCCGAATCAAGCAGCACCGCTCACAGCGGGATCTCGTACTCCAAGCGCACCCCATCACCCGGATACACGATCTCCCGCGCCACCTCCACCACCCGGCCCGCGGCGAGCATCTGCCTCGTGATCGCCAACACCGGACCCGCCGACATGCGCAACACCTCCGCCTCCCGCGCCGTCGGCATGCGTGACTCGACCGTCTCCACCACCTTGTCCACCACCACCCCGAGCGACTTGAGGTGGCCGATTGCGCCGCCCGGCGCCGGCTCCGACCCCGGTCCGGCAACCCACGTCCCGTCCACCATGTCCGCCAGGTAGTACGACGTCGACATGTGCGTCGGCCAGCCGTTCACCCGGAACACCAAGTTGCGGCGCACCAGCGGCGTACCTTCGGGCACCTTGAACAGCTCGGCGACCTCCGCATCGGCGGCCTCGGTGGAGATAGCGACGTCGGGGTGGTGCTTGTCCCACGGGATGCCGTAATCGTGGGTGACCGACGTCTGCGGGCGCTCCGGGGTTGACGACGCGTCGGCCTGGTAGCGGCTCGACGCGATCCGCCGCACCGACGCCTCCGGCCGCACGAAGGAACCTTTACCGCGCACGGTGTAGATGCGCCGCTGATTGCGGAGCAGCTCCAAAGCTTGCCGGACGGTGCCGCGGGAGACGCTGAATTCAGCGCGTAGCTGCTCGTCGGTGGGCAGGGGGAAGCCGGGCCCGTACACGCCGTCGTCTATCCGCCGGTTGATGGTGTCGGCGATTTCGACGTAGCGGGGGCGGTCCTCGGCTGGCATGGGGCTCACCCTAACTGCCGATCTTGGCTGCTTCGCATCGCCTGTAAGGACAACACGCCCAGCGTGCATTGTCTAGTACGCGCAGTACTGTACAACTCACGTGACGTTGGCTATGGTCGGTCAGTGACCACTCGACCGAACACCCTCATCCCGCCGCCGGAGCCGTTCACCACCGTGAACCCCACACCGGCCACCGGCGGCAACGGTGTGTGGGCGGAAACGGTCGACGCTTGGCTGAGCACCGTGCCCGGATGGGCGTGGCTCGCCCTCGCCGGATCCCTGTTCGTGCTACTGATGATCACCCGCCACCGCCTCGACAAGGCGCAGCGCCTTACCCCCCGCAAGGCCGGCGCCAAGCTCGGCGGGTTGTTCGGTGCCGCCGTCACCTTCGCCGCCCTCCTGTGGGCGGGCGTGCTCGCCGGCTCCGCGAAGAACCTCGCCGGATGGGGCAGCGACACCCTCGGCTGGAACCAGGGCTGGGAATACTTGGTCCCCGTCACCCTCGACGGCGTGGCCATCGCCTTCGCGGTACTCACCTTCGCCGCCGTCCGCGCCAACAAGCCCGCCAACCGGGCATTCCGAGTCGTCGCCGCAGCAACCGCAGTGTCCGCGCTGATCGGCTTCTCGCACGAGTACGACGGCAGCATCAAGTCGACGTTCGCGGCCCTGTATCTGGCGTTCCTGGCGCTCGGTGCGATGGCGATCCTCCACGAACTCTTGGATCTGTTCCGCTCCCACACCTCCACCCGGGTCGCCCGCGTGTCGCCGGTTTTCGGGCTGCGGTGGATCACCTACCTGCCCAACACCGTCTGCGCGTGGCTGGCCTGGCAGAACCACCCGCCCCGGCCGCTGCCGCCCAACCCGTCGGCCGAGCAGGTCGCCTGGTTCGGGTCCGTGCGCCACGCCGTCGCCCACCTGGACACGGTTCGCCGCGCCAAGCGGGTAGCCCGCTACCGGGTGGACCGGATCGCCGGTGGGCAGCCCGCCGCGGGGTGGGCGCGGATCCTGCCGTGGCTGCGGGCGCGGGAACTTTCCGCCGCCCTGGCCGCCCGCCGCGAGCACAGCGCAGCCGAGCTGGACCGGCAGCGGCAGGAAGTCGACCGGCAGATCGCCGCCGCCGATGCGCGCGCCACTGAAGCCCACACCGCAGCCGACCTTGCACGGCAGCAGGCCGCAGCCGACATTGCCGCCGCCACGCAGACCGCCGTCGTCCACGCTGCCCGCGTCGCCGAACTCGACGCCGCCCTCACCGCAGCCCGCGAGGAGATCGGCCGGCTGCGCGGCGAGCAGCACACTGCCCGCTCCGAAGCCGACCGGGCTGCCGCCGACGCTGCCCACGCCCGGCAGCAGTTGGCCGACGCGCAGGCTGCCCACCGCGACGAGATGACTGCCGCCGTGGAACGGCTCACCCGCGAGCGCGACAGCGCTGTGGGCAGACTGCTCACCCCGCCTGCCCACAGCGACCGGGCAGCCCGCTCTACCCACGGGCAGACAGCCCCCCGCCCGTCCAATACGGCACCGCGGGCAGCCGGCGGGCAGGACAGGTCACCGACCAGCCCACCCTGGAACGAGCAGCAGCAGGAAGCGTTCCGGCTCCGCGACGGCGACCCGAAGGCGTGGACGTGGCCCGCTCTCGCCGCCCACTTCGGTGTCGGCGTCAACACGGTCCGCCGCTGGTTCGACAACCGCAAGAAGCACCAGGTCGAGACGGTGACGCCAGCCGTGCCGACCACTCCGATCCCTGAGCCGAAGCAGCCGGCGACCGCCGGTCTCAACGGCATCCACGTCAACCACTGATCCAAGGAGGCAAACCCATGTCCAACACCGTCAAGCCCACGCTTCGGCAGCGCATCGCCGCTGCGAGCTGGGAAACCATCCTGATCACGGCAATCCTCGCCGGGGCCGTCGCGGGGAGTCTGGCCCGATGAGCCTGGGACTACTCGGCGCGCTGCTGCTGGTGTACGTGGCCTGGCGGACGTGGAGAACCGCCTTCACCTGGTACGACGCGGTCATCACCGTCCTGCTGGGGGTGGTTATCGCCGAGGCCGGCGACGGGTTCCTGCACGACGCCTTCACGACCGGCGCGGACTGGACCACGAAGATTTTCGAGTTCATCGCGAAGCTGTTCAACTGAGGGAGGCCGTCACTGTGCGTATCGTCAAGTCCTTGACGCGTCAAGCCCTTGACCGTGCCGGAAACGGCGCTGAGGGCGACGTGGAGAGCCGGGAAGTGCCTTCATCCTCGGCCGTCAACCCCTTGACGGGTCAAGGGGTTGACGGTGCACAGAGCGTGACAGTGCCGACTGTCGTGTCACCGACCGATTCCACGTCGCCGGCCGCACCTGCGGCGGGAAAGCCGAACAGCGGCGACCCGAAGATCCGCGTCAAGCAGGTGCATCCCGTCGTCGCGAAGGCGATGAAGCACGCGCTGAGCCCGCCGGTTCTCACCACCGCCGCGCTGGTGTTCGTCGGGCTGATCGTGCTGGCGTGGATCACCGTCGGATGGGTGGGCGTGATCGCGTTCCTCGCAGCCGTCGCCCTGTCAGTGTTCGGCGGGGCGCTGGCGTGGAAGCGGGCAGGCATCCGGAAGGCTGCCCCCCGCAAGCAGGCCGACCGGCGTGGGCAGGCTCCTCGGGGCTCACTCGTCGCTGCCCTGGCTGCCCTCGCTGCCCGGCGCGCTGCCCGTCGAGAGCGACGCAATGGTGGCGGTGGGCAGCCCAACGGTGGCGGTGGGCAGCCCAACGGTGACGGTGGAGACAGCTCGACGGGCAGTCGCCGCAGCCTGCTCGACCGCATGCGGCAGCGGTTCGGGAAAGACCGCAAGACCGGTGGGCGGGCTGCCCCCAACGGTGCCGGGGGCGGGGGTGGGCAGCCGTCCGATGGGGGCAAGCCGCTGCGGGCGGGTGGGCTGCGTAGCAAGCTCGCGCAGATGTTCCGGAAGCCCCGCGGCGGCGGCGAGGGCAGACATCCGGGTGCGGCTCACAGCCACAGCCCTGGTGGTGGCAGGCCCGCCGGTGGGGACAAGGCGCGCGCAGGCTTCCGGCTGCCGGGCTTCCTGCGCCGCAAGGGCCCCGGCGGTGGCGGAGGTGACGGCGCTCCCGCCGACGGGGGGCACAAGCCGACTCGGCGAGGATCCCGTGGCGGCGCGAGCCGCAACCGCGACGCGAACAACAACGCCAGAGGTACTAACCGCAGCGGTGACAGCAAGAAGAAGGCGGGATTCTGGCGTCGCATGGGCCGCGACTTGTGGAACGGCGCCCGGAGCGAGGCGGACTCGGCTGCCCGCGCAGGTGTACCGAAGAAGCCCGCCGAACAGGGTCGCCGGCAGAACCAGCAGGCCGGCAAGCATCAGGCCGGTGAGCGGCTAGCTGGGCGGCCAGCCGCGACGGGGCTGCCCAGCCGTGCCGGTGGAGCGCCGTGCAGCAAGTGCGGGAAGACCGCCGACGAGGGCTGCCCCCACTGGGAGGAGGCATACGTCCGGCTCCAGAAGGTCGTGCAGCAGAAGCTCAACGAGACCAACGGCAACACCAGGAACGCCCCGACGAGCGGGGTGCAGCAAGGAAGGAACACCACCATGGGCATCCGCCACAACGACGACGCAAGCCTGTTCGCCTACCTGCGGAACCTCACCGCGATCAGCCCCGTCATCGGCGAAACCGCCACCAAGGTCGGCGGCGCGCAGTCGCAGGTCGCCGCGCTCGCCGAGGGCATCAAGAAGATGGCCGTCCACGGCGACAGCGACCAGCCGGCCAGCAAGAAGATCGTCGCCTCCGTCGAGGCGCTTGGGCAGAAGATCAGCGGCTACGCGCAGGAGATGGAAGACATCATCGGCAAGATCCGGCAGGCCGAGGCTGAGGCGGAGGCGCTGAAGGCCGAGGCCGACCGGGAGCACGAGATGGACTGGGCTCGCCGTGAGGGCGGCCGGGGTGGTCTTCAGACGGAGATGCGCGCGGACGTGTCCCGCGGCATCCAGGACACCTGATCAAAAAGTGACGTCTGATCTAGGAAGGAGAGGCGACATGAACAATAAGGAGCTGGTCCGCCGCGGCGGTGCGGCGTGGGTACCCGCCTGGGTGATCGCAGTGGTGATCGCGGCGGCCCTGCTCCACAAGGGCGCCGCCGACGGGGCGGTGAAGTGGGCGCCGGCTATCGCTGTCGGTGCTGGGCTGTTGGCCGCGTTCCTCGCGGTGCTCGTGTCAGCGGTCACCGAGCGGCGGAAGGCTGCCGCGCACCGGGCCGCCGCGGCGCTGCTGGCCGGGGTGTGGATGGCCTACGTGGCGCACGCCGGGTTCGGGGCGACCGCCGGGCTGCTGTTCGCCCTCGGCGGCGGCGTGCTGATCGTGCTGGAATTCCTCCTCGCCCCCGCAGAGTGGGCGGCTGTCGTGCAGCGGCAGCAGCCCGCCGAAACGGTAGACGACGGCGACTACCGGCCCGCCCGGGTGAAGCAGTGGGAGGCGGTGCTGCGGGCAACGTTCAAGCAGCCCGTCGTCGTTCACCGGGTGGGCCCGTGGAACAACCCCGACGACGGCGTGCAGATCACCGTGGAGCTGGCCGGTGACCTCACCATCGACTCGGTGGTCAACGCCTGCCCGACGATCGCCACGAAGGCGAAGCTCAAGCCGAACTGCGTCGTCCGGGTCGTCGGCCCGGGCGAGCACCAGGGCATCGTCGTGCTCGACGCGATGCTCCGCGACTGCCTCGCCGAGTACCGGGAGGCCGTGGAGGATGTCACGCCGTCGTCGGTGTACGAGGCGATCCCGCTGTCCCGCACGCCGCGAGGCGACGACGTTGAGGTGACGTTGCGGGAGAAGTCGATGCTGCTCGGTGGCATGCCGGGCGCGGGTAAGACCACGTTCCTGCACCGGCTGATCATGCGGATGGCTCGCTGGGTGGACGCCCTGATCTGGGTGATCGACCTCAACGGCGGCGGTCTTGCGTGGCCGTGGGTGGAGGCATGGGCGCGCGGCGACGCCGAGAAGCCAACCGTCGACTGGGTAGCCCCCGACGAGATGTCCGCCGCCGTCATGGTTGCTGTCGCGCAGGCCATCGCCAAGGACCGGAAGATCAACCCGGAGGCGCGGAAGCGCCGCAAGGCCAAGAACACCACCGTGCTGCCCGTCGACAAGGATCTACCGCTGATCGTGCTCGTCACCGACGAAGGCGCCGAAGTCGCGCAGGCCGTCGGCATAATCGGCCTGCTCGTCAAGGAAGGCATCACCCGCACCGCGCAGATCGCCCGCGCCGAAGGCATCCGCGTCATCATGTCGATCCTGCGCGGCACCGCTGACACCGTAGACCGCAGCCTGAAGACGGCCGTCGCCGTCATGTGCTGCATGCGGATGATCCTGCGGGAGGAGTACGGGCACGTCCTCGGCGCCGACCCGAAGCACAAGGGCGCCATGCCCAACGGGTACATGTTCGTCAACCGGCCCGAGCAAGACCCGGCGCCGATCCTGACGAAGACCGACGACGTCACGCTCGCCGCGATCGACGCCCACTCGATCGCCACCGCGCACCTGCGCCCAGACCTGGACGAGCGGGCGCAGAAGGTGGCCTCCAGGATCACTGTCGCAGACGTGTTGGACGGCCGGGATCCGCGGGACTTCCCGGACATCGCCCGGCACCCGATCATGCAGGATGTGGAGGCGGGCCGCGCCTACTCGGGCCGCTGGGATCGTCTCGCGCACAAGCTCGCGGAGCTGCGCGGCGACGAGGTGCCCGAGTTTGAGAGCGAGCCGGAGCGGGTGACTGTCGCTTCCCGTCCGACTGTGGCGGACCCGGGCAGCCACTTGGAGAAGTTCCTGCTCGCCACCGGCGTCCGCACAGACCGGGAGCCGGCCACGCCTGCCGCCCCGCCGCAGTCTGAGCAGCGGCCGTCGTCCGAGGACGACGTGTTCGCCGCACTAACCGACCCAGCGCACCTTGAGGTCGACGCGCAGCCGCTCCCGCCGCGCACGTCTGCGGCCCCGACGCCGGGCACGGACCTGGTGCCGCTGTCGAATCCGGCCGGCGAGCAGACCGCCTCGGCGCGGGAGTTGATCCTCGGCGTGCTGCGCCAGGCGGGCGCGGACTGGCTGACGGCGGCGGAGATTCGGCGCCGTATCGCCCGTGACACCCAGATGGACGTGACCCGGCAGCGCGCCGACCAGGTGTTGACCGCGCTGGTCAGTTCAGGTGAGGTGCAGCGGGCTGAGGACCGGCCTCTGTTCCGGCTCGCTCAGTAGGCGGCGGTGGTCTTGAGGAATTCGGCGAGAGCGCTACCCGGCTCGGCCTCAACGGGGCGGGCCGGGGACGCCTCACGGCGAGGGGCAGGCACATTGCCGGCGCGCAGCGCGTTGACCCGGCGCCCTTCGGCCATGCCTTCCTCAACGGCGATGTCGATGTCCGCGTCGGTGATGCCCGCGGTGGTGACAGCCGAGATCACGGCGTCACGCACACGCCGGATTCGGGTCTCGCGCTCGGTCTCACCGCCAGTCATACCGTCATGGTCGCAGATAGGTGCGACTTTCCACCACATGCCGCTTCCGGTCGGGGTGTCAGCGTGCTAGGGCGCACCCATGCGGTCAGTGCCGTGGCAGGCTGGCTTGGCGGCTGCGCGGTGCTCACGGCTGCCGGGTGGACGCCAGGCATGTACCCGGTTGTGGTGGGCGGTGTGGTTGCAGCCGGCGCCGCCCTGCTGCCCGACATCGACCATCCGGAGTCGACGATCTCCCGGACGCTCGGCCCTGTTACGGGGCTGCTTGCGGCGGCGGTGCACGCGGCGTCGCGGTGGGTGCGGTGGCGCACCTGCCGGCATTGCGCTGCCCGGCCGCCGCGGGGTGGCCATCGTGCGGCGACGCACACGGCGCTGTTCGCGCTGGCGGTCGGGGCGTTGCTTGCGCTGACCGGCTGGCTTGCGGGCTCGGCTGCCGGTCTTGCAGTGGTGTGGGCTACTGCGGGCCTGGCGGCGCGGGCGGTCCTGTCTCGGCGGCAGCGCGGGGCGTTGGGTGCGGCTGGCATAGCCACCGCTGCCGCTTGCGTGGCCGCTGGCGCGCCGGGCGGCTGGTGGTGGATCGGTCTGCCTGTGGCGTGGGGGATTCTGGCGCATTCGCTTGGTGATGCCGCGACGGTGTCAGGGGCTCCGCTTTTGTGGCCGTTGCGGGTGAGGGGATGCCGGTGGGCGGCAGTCGGTACGCCGCGGTGGGTGCGGTTTCGTACCGGTGCGGCGGGGGAGCGTGTGGTCTGGTGGCTGCTCGTACTGTCCGGGCTGGTGACAGGCGGGTATCTTCTCGCCGCCTGACCGGTTCCCGGTCAGATGTATGAGCTGAACTTGGCTGCCGGGATCCGTGTCTGGTCGGTGTGGGCGGCGAGCACCCGGCGGACGATCGCCGTCGTATCCGCCCGGTCGAGCCGGTCGAGCGGCACAGTGCGGGCACGGTCGAGTGGTGCGGGCTGGCTGACGCTGCTGGTCATGGTCCCTCGCGAGGCTCGTCGGGTTGCAGGCCGGTGGCGCGGATGTGCGCGGCCGTGTCGGGGTCAGCCCAGTGCAGCCGGCAGTCGGGGTCGTCGCACGGGTTCCGTGACGCCCGCCGCGGGTCGTCGCGGGTTTCCTCCACCGCGTTGATGACGGGGCGTGCCTGGTCGCGGATCCGCCACGCCTCGCGCGCCTGCTCCGGGGCGTGGCGTCTCGGCTTGGTCATGCCTGGACCGTAACCCACGGCCCCGGTGTGGTGGCGGCGTGCCGGGCCAGCTCGTCCAGGCCATCCGACCGGTAGCCGGCCGGAACACAGCGCAGCAGATCCGATACGGCCATACCCACCGTGTGCACCTGAGTTGGCAGGGCTTGCACGGCCCGCAGCGCGTACTCGACCCCGCCCGCGACGTCCCCATGCCGGACCAGGGACAGCCCGTAATACACCTGCCCCTCCCGCCACCACACCGGTGTCGCCCGCAGCACCGGTTCGGCGCGGCGCCACGCCAGGTCAGCGGTCGTCTCCGTGCCGAGCCGGCATTCGAGGTAGTGGTCGAACGACAGCACCCGGCCCGCCTCCGCATGTCCGGCGTCGAGCCGGTCGAGGACATCCCACATGCGGCCCAGCGTGTTCCGCCCGTCGGCGAGGCGTCCGGTGAGTGCGTGGACGTGCAGCACCGCCGAATGCGCTTCGAGGGCGCCCAGCGACGGGGAGGGGGACAGTGCGAGCGCATGTTCGGCGCGCTGCAACGTCTCATCCACCGTCAATCCTTCGAAGATCGCCCGGGAGGCGGTGCGTGCCCGCACGTACACGCGGACGCCCGTGTCGGTGGACCGGTCGGCGAGGGTGGCTGCGGTCCGATACCAGCCGTGCGCGGCGGCGACGTCGGCCTGGTTGCCGCGCCACAGCCCGTACAGTTGGCCGAGCATGGCGGCGCCGCGCAGCGCATCTGCGTCGGTGGGGGTGGCGGCCAACGCCTGCCGGGCGATCATCAGTTGGGCGAGCAGCCCGGCACCGAATGCGGGTGACGGGTCGGAGACGAGGCGGCGGGAGTAGTCGGCGACCACCGCATCCCAGTCCGGTCGCTCGCCGGAGGTTTCGTCCAGGCCGTGCCGGATCAGATCGGCCAGTGCGGCGGCCCCGGCCAAACCGGCGGTAGCGGTCACAGCGGCGGCGGTCGTGAGTAGGGCTCGGCGTCTCATGGCGGGCTCCTCATCGTCCAGCCCGGCCAGCACCGCCAGCAGGGGAGTGGTACCGAACAGGCTGTCGCAGGCCGCAGCCAGCTCGGGCCGGCAACGCCGCTGGCCGGTTTCGACCATGCCGATCTCAGATTTGCTGTAGTGCACCTTTTCGGCGAGGCCACGGACGGTCAGCCCGGCGGCTTCCCGCACCGATTTGAGCACTTCACCCAGGGTGTCAGCCATGCCTGCCGCCGGAGTGTGGACGGGTGTGGACGGGTCGGGTCTGTCTACCGACGGTAAGGGCGGGTGATGCTGCGGGCAAGGACCGGGGCGGTGGGGCTGCCCCCGTGGCTTCGGCCGTTCCGGTCCGCCCCGGGCGGGGTGTCTTTCCCGTACCTTCACGCGATGTGTGCGAGCACCATGCGCCCGGGTTGGGGATGGGTGGGGGCGGCTGCTGTCGACGAGGACCGGTCGCCTTCACTCCCGGACGCGGTGGGGGTGGATGGTGTTTGGGCCGTGGTGGTGGTGCACCGACCTGGAAGGCCGGCACATGGTGCGGTCGGACACGCCGCCGCCTGTCGTGGTCGCGCAGACTGTGGGCCGGCTACTCAACCCGGACCGGTTGTTCGCCTCCGGCTCCGCGTCGTGTGAGCGGCCGAACCTGTCCCGCCGCCACCGGAAGCCGCAGCGGTGACCGGCATGTACGACGAGATCGACGCGTCAACGCTGGTGGTGATCGCGTCGATGACGGAGAACGCGCACGCCAACACCCCCGGCCAAACGTCGGCGGGTTGCCCGCAGTGCACCCCCACCGGGTGCGGGCAGTTGGACTGGGCGTTGAAGGTGCTGGCGGAGCATCGGGCGGCGCGGGCGAAGTTCCTCGGCCGCGACGTGCGCGGCGGCCGTGACGGCGGTTGACGGCGGCTGGGATGTCGCCGAGGTGCGGCAGGGCCTGCTGCTGTCGGCCCGCTGCATCATCACCGACCACTGGCCGGTGTCGTCGCGTCGGGACTGGTGTCCGGTGTGCCGGTGCGGGTGGCCGTGTCAGGCGACGCGGGATGCGTACGCGTATCTGCGGTTGCGTCGGGTGGGGTTGTGGGTGCCGCCGCATGTGAGGCATCAGGATTTCCCGCGGGGGTAGCTGCGCTGGCGTTGTACGGTGGCGGGTGTGGCGTCCAGGGGCAGGCAGTTGACCGTGTCGCAGGTGTGCGAGCTGGTGGGGGTGCGGCCGGGCACGTGGCGGGGGTATGTGTCGCGTGGTTTGCCGGTGGGGAATCCGGCGCCGAAGGCGGATGGTCGTCATGATTTGCGGACGCCGTGGTGGTGGGAGTCGTCGGTGCGGGAGTGGATGGCTCGCCGTCCGGGGCGCAACCCCTGAGTGTGGCCGTGACGTTGGGTGTCGTCCGGTTCGTTCCGGACGCCGGCCGGCTTGCCCGTTTTGGTTGTGCAGCGGGTCACACGTGTTGGCTGGCCTGCGGGTTTGGGTGTCGGCTGCGTGACAGTTGTTTCCCATATCGGTACAACACGCGGCGGTGTGACGTGGGCCACTCGCGTTTTCGGTGACGCGGTGTATCGGCCGCCCCTGTTTGTCCACATTCTCGCCGCTGCCGTCCGCGCCCTTTGGGCGGCCGGCGCTTCCCAGTCCGCGTTTCCCCTGCTCAACGGCCGTAGACCATGCAGCGCTAGCGCTGCATACTAGGTGGATTGCCGCCACACCCCAGGGAGCCGACATGGTCACCGCCGAGGACATCCGCACCGCCACCAACGCCGACGACATCCGCGCCCGCCTCACCGCCATGACCGTCCCGCAGCTCAACGCCCTCGCCGGACAACTCGACATCTGGGTGTACGGCAACAAGGGCGACCGGGTCCGCGAGATCGCGACGCACGGCGTGCAGCGCCGGCTCACCGCCGCCGTCCTCTCCCGCCCCCGCTGAACCACCCCCACACACAAAGAGAGCCGCCCCGCCCCCTCGACAGTGAGGGAAGCGGGGCGGCTCTTTCTCTGCGCGGCGGCAGTTCAGGCGGTGCGCTCCACCTGCGGGGCGGTGCCCTTCGACGGCACGCCGTTGTCCGAGACGGCCGGGGCGACGACGACGCCGAGGGCCTGGCCGGCGGTCAGCAGCAGCAGGATCCACTCGTTCGAGTCGAGCCCACCCAGGATCAGGGTGGCGAGCACCTGAAGGACCGCCAGCAGCGTGTTGACGGCCGTCTTCCCCCACCGGTACTCCGGGGCCAGCGGCACCACGAACGTACCCAGCGCGCCCGCGAACGCGATAGCCACCGCCACCCACTCGGTGGGCTCGATGTGGTTGTCGCCCGAAGATGCCGCATAGACGGCGACGAGGGCGGCGAAGAACGTGGAGGCGATGGCCTTGCCGTACTTGTTGAACATGACCCCTCCTCAGGGGTTGAGCTGGTGGAAGGAAACCGGCCCCAAACCTGAACGGTCCGGCCGGGCATTCAAGGAAACGGCCCGTAGCCTGAACGGCATGGGCGACAAGCCGAGCCAGCCGTGGAACACCACCGGCATCCGCCGTGTGCAACGGTGGCGGCGAGGACACGCCAACGCCTACGACACCGCGACGATCACGCTGAGCATCACCCCGGGCGGGCAGTGGCTCGTCGAGCAGTCCCGGGTCACCGCAGGCGCCCGCGCCTACGACAGCGAGCAGGACGCCCGCCATGCGATCGGGCGGCTACAGGCCGGCGGCGGCTGGGTGGAGACACCCGCCAACTACGACGCCCGGCACCAGCCCACCGAGCCGGGCTGGACCAAACGCGGCGGCCAGTGGATCCGCGAGCCGGTCAGCAACGATCCGACGGCGGCGGAGGCGGCGGCAGCGTCGCCCGCAGCTTCTCCTGCTCCTCCAACGTGTCCCGCCACCGCTTCAACGCCACCCGAACCTCAGTGATGTAATCGGACAGCATCTGGACACGCGCCCATCGAGCGCAAGGAGACTAGACGGCCTGGCTCGGCACAACCTGTCGCCTCTGCTTACGCCGTTCCTCCGAAGCCCTATTGCAAGCCCGGCACTGCCAGACCCCCGTTGACGGCACCACGTACAGATTCTCACCTGCGTACGGGTGCCCGCGGCGACAGTGGGACGGGCGTGGCTTCGGCGGCTTGTTGGTCCGCGCATGTGCGCGAGCGGCCGACCGCGCGGAGTTCTTGCGCTGATAGCGGCACGTCCGACAGGTCCGCTTCTCGTATCCGCCTTCAACGCGGATGTGAGTGTTCACCGCAGTGAATTCGTGACCTTGTACGCAGTGGGTCTTACGAGCGGGATATGCCCGGCTCACGTTCTCAGGACCGGAGAGCGGAACAAGATGCTGGGGGCGGACGCATCGGCGGTGGAGGCATCCGGTTCCACCGCGGCACGTCGGATCAGCGGTGTGGCAGATGTGCTCGATGGTCATGCCAGCCGGGATCGGCCCCACAAAGTGCTCGTAGGCGAAGCGGTGCGCGGAGACAGACTTCCCGTAAGCGCTGAACCGGGCATAGCCGCTCTTGGTGACCTGCTTGGTCCAGAGCCAGCAGCCGCCGTCGGCCTGCTTGACCTTGCCCATGAAGCGGTCGGTGATCGGTATAACCTTGCCCATGCGGGCTCCTTCATCTCGCTGGCAGTCCGTCAGGTCCCGGGCGTTCGCAGCGCGCCGGGACCACCTATTTTCGCACGTCGTGGCTAGTTTCATCCATCTTGCCGAGTCGGCCCTCGTTGGGCAGCAGGGTCTTCGTCAACGACCTCATCGCCTTCGGCGGTCACCATCACCCGCAACTGCTGCAACGCCGTACCCGGATCCTCTGCCGCAGCGGCACGCACGATCGCCGACCGCCACGACTTCAACATGCGCGTCAACTCCCGCACGGTCGCCCGCAGATCACCGATCTCAGATTGCGCCGCCTCCGCCTGCTCCCGCGCCGCGTTCACCTGCGTGCGGGCGCCCTTCACCTCCACTTCCAGTTCGGTGACCCTGGCGCGCAGTGGCTCCACCAGCGTCAACGCGGTGTCGGTGATGACATCCGCCGCATCAGCTTTGATCTTCTTCCGCTGCATGATCGTCGCCACCAACGCGGCAACACCACCCGCCCCACCCACCAGGCCGATGATTGTGATGACGGTTGACACCCACGAGCCGCCGACAGGTGGCGCTTCGGCAGCCCACAACGCGGTCAACGTTCCCTCTCCATCAGCAGCGGCACGTCCGCGGTCAAACCCTGCTCGGCGGCCCGCGCCACCCGCCGAAGGTCGCGGATGATCTGCCCGACACGCGCCCACGACGCGACCGCCACCGCGACGATGAACGCCCCCGCAGCGATCGCATTCATGCCCGACACCACATACAGGGCGACGGCGTACATGCTGGTGGAGGTACCCAATGCGACCATCGACACCAGCTCGACACCCATGGAGGTAGGCAGGCTACCCGGCCACGCAAGCGCGGCCAAGCCGATCACCCCTGCGACGACCAGCCCGACCTGCCAGGCCGCCTGCACTCCGGCAGGCATGGCCGCGGCGACGGATGCGGGCCGCCGGTCGGTGACCATGAGGACGACCCCGCAGATCAGGACGGCGAGCAGAACGGCGATTTCGAAGGGGTGCCGTCCGGACACGATCTGAACGGGGCGGGCCCGGTTCACGTGGCGAGCCGGCGGGACAGTTCGTCAGCCACGTCCTGGGCGAGCTGCGCGGGGATCGCGGCGGCGATCTTCTCCGGAGGCAGTCCGGCCAGCACACCCGCCACGATCGCCTGCTCATCCACGTCACCCGGCTTCGGCAGCGCGGCCAGAGCAGCAGCCAACTCGGTCGGGTTGACGCCTTCCGCGCCGATCAGGGCAGGAAGCTTCCCCAGCAGCGTCGACACCGCCTGAACCTGCGCGACCAGCCACATCGGCTGCCCGCCGCCCTTCAAGTCCGCGCGCACCACCGGCCGCCCGTTCGCCGCGGCTTCCATCCGCGCGTCCGTGTACGCAGTCTGCGACAGCAAGGTGGGCAGCGCCGCGGCGAGCTGGTCGAGCACCGCCGCATGCTTATCGGTGAAGTTCGCCATGTCGTCCTCCAGAATTCCGATCTCGGTCAGGTAGCGGCGGAACACCGCGGACTGGTCAGCGCCCGCCTTGATGGCGTCCCGGTGATAGCTGATGTGCGTGTGCCACCTGTGGGAGTCATCCCCCGTGCGTCGCTTCCCGAGGCGGTCCCAGCGGACCACCGTCCGCCCGTCCAGCGAGTAGATGACCTCCCGAACGTCGCGGGTGTCGGCGGTGCCCTGCGCGCACTGCGACACCAGCCAGGCGGACAGGTGCGGCAGGTCGTAGCGTCGCCCGCCGACGGTCACCTCGAACTGGCCGATGTCGAGGGCGCACGCGAACGACGACAGGCCGGTCCGGTCCCGGGATGACTCGACCACGCTGTAGTCGTTGCCGACCACCCGGTCGGCGCCGCAGTGGTAGCCGCCGCGGTGGGCCGGGTCCCCGACGATGCCGACCTCGGCGGGCTCCAGGTCGGCGTCGACCACCTTGCCCGGGTTGATGTCGAGGTAGGTCAGCAGCAGCCGGCGGGCGTCGAGCAGGGTTTGTGGTGCGGTGGTAGCCATCGCCGCCTCCTCCACGATCAGGGTTTGCCACGCCGCCATGGCCGTCTCCGACCCGGATGCCATCAGGTCACAGCCGCCCTTGTGGAACCACGCGACCGCCAGGCCGCCGTCGGCGCGCACGGCGTCGACCATGGCCCGCATCCACGCCGACCGGCCCGACCCGTCGGCGTCGCCGGCAATCTGCACCGCCCCCAGTTCGGCGACCGCGTACGGAACACCCAGCTCGGCGGCGACCGCCCGCGGAATCGACAGCAGATCATCCGCGCCGCGGTACGTTTTGCCGTCGTTGTAGATGTCCCAGCCCACAAAGTCGGGTCGCACTTTCGGCATCCACCTGCGGTCCCCGGCCCACTTCTGCCACCAATAGCGGGTGTAGATGGGGCCGATGAGGATTTCGTCGCGGAGCGGGTGCCCCTCGAACACATCCATCAGGGCGGCCTGCTGGGTGTGGTAGTCGTCCAGCGGCGGGTCGCCGGTTTCGGGGCCCTGCTCCGGTTCGTGGTCCTCCGACAGCATCAGCAGCATGCCGGGCGGCTTCAACCCCGCCCAGGCGGCGACGTCTGACGGTGGGTTCGTTTTGTAGGACAGCCACACCACCGGCACCCCGGCGGCAACGACCGGACCCAGAACGGGGCCGTCCCAGGCGGGCAACGGTTTCCCGGCCTCAACGAAGATCCGGGCCACGGTGGTGCCCTGGTAGGCGTCGAGCATGACTTTCGTGGCTCGGGCGCCGGGGCACCAGCCCAGCCAGGTCATCAGACCCGCTCCACCATCATCAGGTTGGTTTGCCGGGCGTCACCGAACGAGGTGATGCTGCCGGTGCCGGTGTCACGCACGGCGAACACACCCACCGTGATGTCACCGGACAGGCCGGTGATCGTCGCGATGGACGTGCACACCTGCCCCTTCCCGGCGATGTCGGCGTTGGGTAGCTGCGACATGATCTCGGTGCTGCTGCTGTTGGGGTTGCCGAGGCCGGTGGTGTAGCGCAGCCGCACCCGGATCAGGTCACCGGCGACGGACGACTGCACCGACTGCAACGCGGTGATCTTGTACCGTGCGGCGGGGTTCGCGTTGAACGACACCGTCTGCAACAGCGTTTCCGTCGTCGTGAACGTGCCCACCGACGTGTTTCGCAACGACTCCGCCACCCAGCCGGGCAGCAGCGCGGTGTAGACGGTGTCCCCGGCAGCAAGCGGCATGGCAGCCTCCCGATCGTGGTTAGAGGGCGATCACGGCCGGCTGCCACACCGTCACCGGCGCCCCGGCAGGGTGGGCTTTGACGACACCGTTCACGGACCGGGCGGCGACGGTCGCGGTTTGCGGGCTGGACGTGCCGGTGATCGCCGACACCGTCACCCGCTCCCCGTTCACGTCCAGGTCGAGCGGAAACGAGGCCGCTTTCGTGGTCCACAGACCGGACGAGCCGACCGTGGCGAGCGACAAGGTGGTGGCCGCTGCTGTCGCCGATGCCGCCAGGGTGGCCCCGGTCGGCGCGACCCGCTGCGGGCCGTCGGCGACGGCGACGTCCCACGGCTGTGCCGGTTCCGGGTCGAACCGGACCAGCCACTGCCGCGGGCCAAGGGTTTCCGTCCAACCCATGACGATCCGGTCCAGCGCACCTGGCCGGTACTGGGCGGGCGGGTTGATCCGCACCACCCGCGCACCGACCCGGCACGACAGCCACCCGTCGACCATGCCGGGGTTGGCGGCCAGATCAACCGGAACACTGTCCTCACGCAGGTCGACGACACCGCCGAGGTGCACCCGCCACGACGCCTGGTCGATTAGGTCGGCGTCGTAGGCGAGGTTCAACTCGACGCTGTCCGAGTAGACGCCCCGCCGCTGCGAGTCCACGTCAACGTCGATCGCGAACGACCCGTTCCGCCGGTCGACCTTCCACTGGTTGCGGATCAACTGGTCGTCGTAGGTCGGGGCGAGAACATCCGTGGCGCTGGTCTGGTCGGAGCGGCGCAACGTCGCCAGGTCGACCGTCAAGTCCGCCGGCTGGTTGTAGCGGTCGGCGCGGGGCAGGTACGCCACCCCGAAACTGCGCTCATACAGGGTGCCACCGTCAACGTCTACGCATTCCTGCGCTAGATCAATCAGGCTGCCTGCGGGCTGTGAACCCATCCGCTGCACCGCCAGCGCGGGCACCGCCGGCACGTCGGCAGACACGCTGTTCTCGGCGAACAGGCGGGCGAGGCGGATCGTTGCGGCCTCCCGCTGCCACGAGTCCAGGGAACCAAGCACGACACGGCCGTACACATCCGGCGACGCCGGCTGAACCGGCGTGCGCTGGGCGGCCCACACGGCGAGGTGACCAAACGGAAGCTGCGTGTTCTGCGTGGTGCGTGTCGTGTTCAAACCCACCGATGCGACCCCCGTGAGGGTGCCGCTCAGCGAGCCGGTCAGATAGTACGACCCGGTGAAGGTCAAGTATCCGACGTTGATCGTGCCGCCGGACTGCCACACCCCAAAGTCGTAGCTGACGATGCTCCCTCCGGTCACACCACCGGAGTCGATAACGGTCGTGGCCGCACCGGACTGGTCGTAGGCGACGATTTGCTCTCGTAGCAGAGTCTTGCGGTAGATGAGCTGCCACTTCACGTATGTGCCGCCGGGGGTGTTGACCTCGGCCAGCACGATGTCGGCTGCCGCTGTGAGGTAGTCGGGGGCCGCTACGAGACTTACCGCCCACGCCGTCGCGGTGGCCTTGGTGACGTCGCTGGGCAGCGCCGCCGATACTGTGCCCCCGCCTGCGAGGTTGAGCAGCGCGAGCGTGCCGGCCTGCAAGTAGAGGAATGAGCCCGATTGCAGGACGGTGTCTTCGATCGCCACGAACTGGGATGCACCTGTGACCCGCAGCGGCGGAGCGTTGGTGATCGCGCCGCCTTGCTGGGAGGTGGCGCCGTCTTCCAGCGGCCAGTAGGCGACCGGTCCGGCGGCGCGGATGGTGCGGCGCATCGGCGATTCGGGGTCGCGTGCGCCCTGCTGGATGCGGCGTAGCACCCCCGAGCAGGTCACCTCCACCGCCGACGACATGTTCCCCACCTCGCCGGTGGGCAGGTAGGTGGGCTTCCACTGGTCTGCGTACCCGGCGAACCGCTCCACCCGCACCGCGTAGTTCCGGTGGTAGGCGTAGACGGGCAGGGTGTTGGTGTTCCCGACGACCAGCCACGACTGGACACCCGTGGCGCCGGCGGTGGTGAGGGTGTTGTCGGTGGCGGTCAGCTGCCAGCCGGACGGCTCCGGCCCGGCCGGGTTCCACACCTTGATCGCCAGTTTCGTGCCGACCACCGACGCCCGGACCCGCAGGTACGTGTTGGCGGCGTAGGCGAGGCCGGGCACGGGGTCGAGGACGGCCAGGTCGGTGAAGCTGACCCCCGCAGCGCGGGTGATCTTCAACATGACCCCGGTGCCGCCCGCTTTCATCTCGCACCGCAGCCAGTAGAAGTTCGTCCCGTCGAACCGGAACACCAGCCCCGTCACCAACGCCGCACCGGTCAGCAACGCCGACGGGGCGACGTCCACGGTCTGCTCGCAGTCCAGCAGCGACGTGTTGAGGGTGGTGCGGCGGACGGCGTTCACCGCCGCGTGGGTGTGCCGGCCCGCCCCGCCGGTGACCGCGTAGTTGGACAGCGCGCCGGAGCTGCTGGTCCACACGTGCCCCGACTCGGTGGTCCCCCACTCGTTCGACACCGTCCGGGCGAACGTGTCCTCAGCCCTGCGTAGGCGTACCCGCAGCGGCGTGCCCAAGTCCACGTTCGGCCAGTACGGCGACATCGGGTGCAGGGGGGTGAGCGCCCCGTCGTCGTTGTGCAACGTCACCGAGCAGGTCGACGGGGTGGGGAACACGTTCTGCCGCACAGTGATCGGATTCGCCCGCAGCCGCGACGTCAGGTCCGTCCACGCCCACGTGCCCGGGTCGGCGGTGAGGGTGGCACCGAACGCCGCCTCCACCTCGACGGGCAGGTCACGGTCATCCGGCCACACGAGCGCCCACCACCCTCCCCGTCACCTTCCTGCGGCGAGCGCCGCCGTCGGAGCACGCCCGAACGCCGCGTTCGCGTCGCCGCCGTGATAAACCCGCACGTTGTCCCGCACCCAGCGGGTGAACGAACCTGGCGCGTCACCCACCCAGGCGATAGCGACCTGCTGCCCGCCGGTGGTAGGTGCCGCGACGGCGGCCCCACCGGCGTACGGATCCGCGACCGGGGCGATGCGCAGCGCATACGAATCGGACACGTCCGGCACCGCCGCCGCGATCATCCGATCCCGCGCGGCCTCCACCGTCCCGACCGCCGAATCCATGCCCTTCGCCAAACCGGGGGGCAACCACCGGCCCACCTCGGTCGCCATCAACTTCGACGGAGACCCGATAGAAAACCCGGCGCGGAACTGGTTGACGACGTAGCGGGCGAACCCGCGCACCCGATCACCCAGCCAACTGCTCAACGACACGATGCCGTTCCACAAGCCGATGACCAGGTTGCGGCCGGCGTCGTACATGTCCCGGCCCGTACCGGACAAAGCACCCCGGATCCGGGCGGCTGTGTTCGACGCGGCTGTGCCCGCCCGACCTGCGAGGGTACCCAGCACCCCGGCGGCGCGGTTCACCGCCGACTGGAACAAGCCGGCGAGCTGCCCCGGCAGGCCACTCAACGTCGTCGTCACCCGGGTACGCACCGACGTGAACTGCGTCGACACCCGCCCCAACCAGCCTGCGACCGTCGTTGTCGCCCGACCGGTAGCCGACGTGAAAAACCCGCCGACCGTGTCCGGGATCGACGACAGCCAACCACCGATCTGGCCGGGCAGCGCCGACAGGGTGCCGCCCACCGAGGCCGCCCACCCGTCGACCGTCTCCCCGATGTCGGTGAAGAAACCCTTCACCGTGTTGTACGCGCCGCTGATCTTGTCGGCGAGGTCCTGCACCGCGAACACGAACCCCACCACCGCGGGGATGACGTCCTGGAGCAGGATCCGGCCGAACTCCTTCATCTTCGCGATCCACTCGGCGATCTGCCGCCGGTTCTCCGGGTCGTTCAGGAAGTCGGCGATGCCCTGGAACGTCTCGACCACGCCGGAGCCTTTACCGGCGTCGGCGCCGAACAGGATCACGGTCAGGGATTTGAAGATGGACCCCACCGACCGGCCGATCTTGAAGAAGTCCCGCAGATACCCGCCGGTCCTCTCGAAAAACGACTCCAACTTGCCCGACTTGTCGGCCGCCGCCACCCACGCCGAAAAGTCACGGACCAGCTTCGACACCTCATCGCCGAACGCGTCCACGAACGGCTTCGCCGCCCGCGACAGCCGGCCGAACGCGTCGACCAGCGGACCGGACACCGCATCACCGATGCGGGACAGTGCCTGCCGGATCGACTCGGCGCCTGCGCCGATGTTGCGGATGAACTGCGGTTGCGAAATGTTGGAGCCCAGGTTGCGGAAGAACCGGTTGAACGTGTCCGCGTAGCTTCCGAGGGTGGTCCGCAGCTGCGGCAGCCACGCCGACCCGACCTGCCGGACCGTCTTGTCCAAGCCCTTGAACGCCCGCTCCTGCACATCCAGACGCAGGCTCTCGAACGCCGGCTTCAACCCCTTCACCGCGTCCACGAACGCCAACGCCGCCGGGCTGAGCTTCGTCAGCTCCTTCGCCACCCCACCCGCCGACGCGCCCGTCTTCTCCTGCGCCGCAGCCAGGGACTCGTTCGCCGCCACCAAACCCTCTTGCGCCGACTTCAGACCGTCCGCAGCCGACAACAGCGCGTCGTTCGCGGACCGCTGCCGATCGAGCGCAGCCACCACCTCGTCGGAGCCCTCGACGCCCTTACGGTCCGCCTCAACCTTCGCGTCGGCGGCGTCCTTCGTCGCCTGCGCAGCCTCCTCCGCCGCGAACTGCGCCTGCTCCAAATCGAGCACCGCCCGCTTGATCGCGAGAGGGTCACCGGAGCGGTACGCCTCCGACAGCGCCTTCTGCGCCTCCTCCACCCGCAACGCCGCGTCACGCTCATCCAACGCCGCCCCACGCAGAGCGCGCCCAAGGTCTTCGATCCGGCGCACCGCCGCACGGCGGGCCTCCGACACCGCCCGCTGCGCCCGCAACGACTCGCCCAAAGCGTTCGAGTAGTTGCGTTCCGCCGCCGCCAGGCCGCGCTGCGCCTGCGCCACACCCCGCTGAGCGGCAGCGATCTGACGGCCCGCCGCAGCCGCCGACTGCCCGGCCCCACCGGCGCCCTTCGCGGTCTCCTTGAACCGCTCCCCGACACCCTTCAGGGCGAGCCCAAACGTCGCCACGGTTGCGCCCAGACCGGCGAACCCGGCCGGCACCGCACCCAGCGCACCGGCCACGACACCGATCGCACCTGCGGCAGCTGATGCGGCCGGGCCGATCGTAAACAGCGCCGCGACCGTCCCGCCGATCGCCACCGCGGCGAGGGTCGCCGGGTTGACCACCGAGGCGAGTCCGGCGCCCATCTGCGCGCCCGAGGTCGCCACCGACTGGCCCAGCGCGCTGAACGACTGGCCGACCCGCTGCACCGGACCCGACAGCAGCCCCGGAACCTCAGCCGCGACCTGCGCGAACGCCTGCCGGAACCGGTCCCGGTCCACATCCACCGACACCCGGGCGGTCACACCCCGCGAACCGGCCGCCACGGTTTCCCGCAGCCGTGCCGCGAACGCCGCCGACGAGCCGGCCTCCACCGGCACGGTCACCTTGACCTGCCGGCCGATCGCCGCGGCGGCGGCAGCGACCTGGGCGCGCATCCCCGACGTGTCCGCCTGCACCGGAATTTTCGCGTTGGGACGGCCGGCGGTGAGGCTGCGGGTGTTCCAGTCCGGCTCGACCGGAATTTTGATCTTCCGCTTGCCGAGGGCGTCGGCGAGTGCCTTGTCCAGCCCGGCCGACTTGAACTCGGCAACCACGGCCTCACGCAGACGGCGGGCGAACCCCCGCGCCGACGCCGATACCTCTACGCCAACCTGGCCCACAATGATCGGAGACGTCACGGGGGATCACCCCCGCCCACGTCACGTACCGGCGTCGGCCGCCGGAATCAACCCGAGATTGCGCAACCTTTGCGCCACATCATCACCAGACACCACCGGGCGCTGCTGCTGCTCACGCGGCTTCTCACCCGGCAACAACACCGGCTCCGGACGTTTACCCTTACCGCCGCCGTTCTGCCACACCAACTGCGCCGCACGCAACTCCACCCGACGCAGCAGATACGTGTCCAACGACAACTCGGCCGCCGGACCCAACACCGCCCGCCGAAACGCCGACTCGCGCGGCAGATGCTCGATGTAGCAGATCAGCTCCCCGACCGGGATCCGCTCTTGCGGCGGCCCGAAGAGGGCTTTGCCGAGGCGGATGCCGTGGAAGCGGTGGAGATCGGCGGCGACGGCTCCTCCGTGCTCGGCGAGGAGCCGTCGGAGCCCGGCGCTTCCCCCGGCCGCATACCGGAATGCTCCAGCCACGCGTCGAACAGCTTCAACATCGCCGGCGCCGGCTGCGGGGTGTCCTCCCACTCGGCGGCCCGCTCACCCATACCGGTGCGCAGCACCTCCTGAATGGCGGGCAGGTCCATCTCGTCGGCGAGGGCAACCATCCGCCAGTCGATGTCACCGAGGTGCGGCAGCGTCCACCGCGACCCAGCCCACGTGAACGTGAACGGGGTGCGCTGTTCCTCAGCCCATGCGGCGTCGAGGTCGAAGCCGTTGTTGATGTCGTCAGCCACGGTCGTCCACCTCCGCCCCGTGCTCCTCAGCGCCGATGACAACACGCTTGGCGAACAGGGTGAGGGTGACAAGCACCGCGTCGTGCTCCCGAAGCTCCAGCTCGTGCACTGTCACAGGAGAGTTCGCTGGTGCCAGCAGCCGTTGTCCGTTGATGCGGATTTCGTTCGGGACGACGACGTCACCGGCCGCGTGGTCCGGGTTGGTGGGCTGCGGACGCCGCTCGATGATCTCGATGACGGCGCCGACGGGGCGGTCAGCCACGGCCGGTCACCTCCGGATCGGTCGGCGGCTCCCAGCCGGGGATGCCAGCACGCGGATCAGTCGGCGCCGGCTCCCACACCCGAACCTTGCCCCGACCAGCAGGCTTGGCCGCCGGCTGCCGCTGCGGACCCGACGCGGCCTCGCCCACCTGCACCGACGACACACCCACCGTGAACGTGAGATGCGCGCCATGCTCCGTAGACGCGACCTCATAGGCGTACACGGGCGCCGCGACGTCCACGCCGTCCAGCGACACCGAGTAGCCCGTTACCGGGCCGTCCGGCTCGCGTAGCTCCGTGATGACGGCGGACACGCCCACCGCTGCGTTCTCTGACATGCGGGGTTCTCCAATACACGCATGCGGGGTTAAAAAGGAAGAAGGCGCTGGCGGGTAAACCCCGCATGGAAAGACCCGCCAGCGCCAGCACAAGGGGCGCTAGGCGGCCATGGAGCTGTCCAGGTAGTACCGGTAGCAGGCGACCGAGTTTCCGTCGAGGTACGCCGACAGGGTCCATTGGTACACGGTGATGTCTTCGGCGTTCCACACCACGTCACCGCGCTCCGTGACCTCGCCCTGCGGCACCACGATCCGCTGCGCGCGGGTGCCATCCGTGCCGTGCAGCACCCACGACCGGATGTCGGTCGTGGGTGGCTTCTCCGCCACAGAGGCGCCCTCCGACGTCTGCGTGATCGTGGAGCCCGGGAACTGGACCCCGAGCGTCAGCAGGCTCGTCTCGGCGGCGGCGAACGTGAAAGTCTTGGTGTACTGGCCCGGGATGCGACGCACCAGCGCCGCCCCCTGCCAGGCGAAGATGTCCGTCCGGTCCTGGCTCGTGGCCTCCGAGATGCCATCGGAGGTGACCGTGCCGATGTCGAAGAAGTCCGCTGAAAGGCCGGCAGAGGCCGTGGTGGGCAGCGTGACGGACGTGTCTCCCGCCGCCGTCACAGCGACTAGTCCGTTGGTGTACGCACGGATGAGGCTGACGTTGAGCGCCATCTCAAATCCTTTCGAGGGCAGCGGTTGACGCCCGGCGGTCAGCCGGGTTGACCTGGGGAAATGGTGGAGTGGGCGCTACCAATCTGGTAGCATCTTTGTTGTGGTGCGAGGGGAGCCGAAGGCGTCGCTGAACCTGCGCGTATCGCCTGAGCTGAAGCGTCAGATCGAGGAGTACGCCGCGCGTGCCGGCCTCTCGATCACCGCTGCGGCAGTAGTGCTCCTCGCCGAAGGTCTCCGCGCGGAACGACGCAAGCGATGAGGCGAACCTTCAAGTTCCTGATCCGGCCGACCGCCCGCCAGGAATCCGCGCTCGCCGCGATGCTCGCGGATCACTGCGACCTCTACAACGCGGCTCTCGAAGAGCGGCGCGCAGCCTGGATCAAGAGGCGAGTCAACGTCAGCTGCACCGCCCAGCAGGCTCAGCTTCCCGCCATCCGGGCCGCCGACCCCGACCAGGCAAGGTGGGGGTTCAGCTCGCAGCAGGCCACAGTAAGGCGCGTCTACGAGACTTACGCCGCGTTCTTCCGACGCGCCAAGGCAGGGAACAAAGCCGGGCTGCCGCGCTTCAAGGCTCGCGCCCGCTTCAACACCGTCACATGGCCCAGTAACCGCGACGGCTGCCGGTGGGACTCCACGCCCGGCGGTCAGACGCGCGTCTATTTGCAGGGCGTGGGGCACGTAAGGGTCCACGCCCATCGGCAAGTTCAAGGGCGGGTCAAGACGCTGACTGTCACCCGGCGACGCGGCCGGTGGTTCCTGGCGTTGTCGTGCGATGAGGTGCCCGCCGCGCCGCTGCCTTCGACAGGCCGAAGCGTGGGCATTGACTTAGGCGTGGCAAGCTTGGTCACCACTTCAGCCGGATACATGGTCGGCAACCCGCGATTTGAACGGACGCTCGGCCCCGACCTTGCCGCGGCGCAGGCTGCCATTGCGAGATGCCAACGTGGCTCTCGGCGTCGGGAGACGTGGGCCAGAAAGGCCGCTGCCCTGTGGGCCAAAGCTGCGGCCCAGCGGGCGGACCATCACCACAAGCTCGCGCTTCGGCTTATCCGCGACCACGACCTGATCGTTCACGAGGATCTTCGCCCCGAGAACATGGCACGACGGTCCAAGTCGTCGTTCCGGCGTGCGCGGTCTGGTCTGAGTCGATCTATATATGACGCCGGGTGGGGTGGCTTCCTGCGCATGTTGCGCGACAAGGCTGAGAGTGCCGGTCGTGCTGTAGTCGCAGTGAACGCCGCCTACACGTCTCGCCGGTGCGGCTCATGTGGGCACAGCAGCGCCGAGAACCGGCCTTCCCAGGCGGTGTTCCGCTGCGTGTCTTGCGGTCATGAAGCGCACGCTGATGTGAATGCTGCGATCAACATTCTCAGGGCCGGGCTGGTCCTGCGCGACGCCGTTCCGGCGATGCGGAAAGCCGCGCCAGCGGCGGAGTCACATGAAGATGTCATTCAGCCGGCGAGCCGATACGCGTTGACTTTCAGCTCGGCGTTGTCCACGTCGAAGTTGAGCGTGGTGCCGTAAATCGTCGTCTCGAACGGGCCGATGTAGCGGGACGCCCCGGCCGCGATCGAGTAGGTGCGTGGGGTGACGGTCTGGCCGTCTACGTTGCGGGCGAACCTAACGGTCAGCGTCCGCGCGGTCGAAGAGGCATTCGCGTTTCTTACCAAAAGGCAGGTGCGTCCGTCGTTGGGCATCTGAAACCCATTCACGGCGTCTCCGTTGACCTCGGCGGTCGGCGCGATGCCCGCCTTGGTGATGTCGGTGACGGCAAGACTGGTGCGGGGCATGAGCAACCTCCGGGGGCATGACGAACTGGCCGATCCCGAAGGCCGGGCCGGCGGAACAGGGAATGAGGAGGAGAGGGCTAGCTTTCGAGCAGCCCGTGGAACCACACCCGGTACGACGCCGAGCGTTTGAACACCTTCGGATCAGGCGACCAGAACGGCAGCGTCTCGACCCGCACCGCCGACACCGTCAACCCCGACGCCCAGGTGTGGCCGGGCAGCCGAAGTTGTAGTTCGGCGCGCACCCGGTTGGCGATGTTGCCGGCGTTGTCGGCGCGGGCGGCGTACACGTCCACGTCGAGGATGACGGCGTCGAGGGTGAGCGCGACTTCGCTACCGGGTCCGGATTGGATGTGAACGAGTGGGGCGGTGAAGTCCCACGGTTGGGGGAGGATCGGGTCGGCCCAGCATTTGCGTTCGATCCGCGGCTGGAGCCAGCCGGTGACGAGCGCTTCGGGGGTGTTGTCGGTCATCGGTCGCTCGCGGCGCGGAGGGCGTTGCGGAGGATGTGCAGGGCGGGGGTGCCGGGATGCTGGACGCGTTTGACGGGGTGGCGGGCGCCGCGCCAGTGCAGTGCCTGCGCGTTCTTAGCCTCGATGACGTGAGGTCGGGTGCCCTTTTCGAGGATCAGCGAGTGCGGCGCCTTGGCGACCACCCGCACGGTGGCGGTGCGCGCCCCGGTGACCCGTTCGCGGCCGATCTTCGACCGGTATTCGTAGGAGCGGACCGGGGCGGTGACCTTCGCCCGGGTGACCACCCGGTCGGCGCGGCCTTCCAGATGCTCGTACATGAAGTCGGCGTGCATCATGCGGGTGATGCCCGCCTGATCAGCCTTGAACGTCACCTTCACTGACACCGGAGCCTCCTCTCGGCTAGAGGAGCGCGTCGCCCCAGCTCGGCGCCGAAGGGAACGACCACAGCGGCATCAGGTTGTCGCCGCCCGACCCGCCGCCGCCGTTCGCTTCATCGTTCGACACGACCAGCCCGGCCAGCAGCGATTCCATGCGACGTTCCATGTCGTTCGCCCGCTGCAACGACTGGTCGTCGTGCGGCCACGACCGCTCCACCGCTGCCGCCGCGTACAGGGTCGCGACGAGGCGGGCAGTGTCGTGGCTGGTCGTGTGCAGCGGGGTGACCCGGGATATCACCCAGGCGATCCCGTCGGCGATGAGCCGGTCCACCGCCCACCCGGTCGGGCGGGTGTCGACGTCGAACGTCAGGTAGTAGACGTCCGCCGAACCGGTCGTGGTCGACGGCTGCTGTTTCAGGGTGCGGTGCGGCACGTAATCGGCGACGTTCTCCCGCAGCGGCGCCCACTCCGGTAGCCCACCGGGGCTGCCCGCACCAGCCGGAATCGGCATAACACCCCTCCCCTAGAAGGTGGTGATGATCTGGACGATGCCGTTCGCGCCGGCACCGCCCGCGCCGGAGTTGTTGCCGTTGCGGGACGCCCCACCGCCACCACCGCCGCAGCCGTACCGGCCTCCGCCGCCACCCGTACCGGCCGCGGTGGTGACGCTGGCCGCGCCGCCGCCCGCGCCGCCGCCGGGCAGCGGGGAACCGGCGGGAACGTTGCTGCCGCTGCCGGCCGCAGCCCCGTCGACCACACCCGCGCTGCCCGACCCAACGCCCTGCGCGTAGGTGAAGTAGCCCTGCGCGCCGCCGTTCGCGGCGACGTTCGAGGTGTTGATGCCACCGCCGCCGGCACCGCCGAACGCCCCGTTGACGGCGTTACCGGCGGCACCACCTGCGATGGTGTTACCGAACCCGCCGTTCGCGGTGGCCGGGGCGAGACTCGACCCGGCCTGCCCGGTCGAGTTGTTCCCGCCCCCGCCCGCTAGACCGCCGTAGGCGACGAGGAGCCCCGACACGACGCAGTTGCCGCCGGCCGTGCCCGCGCTGCCGTTCGTGTCGTCGGTTGTGACCGCCGGGCCGCCCGCCCCACCGGAGCCAACGGAGACGGTGTGGGTGGCCGACAGCGCCGACGCGGGCAGGGTGACGGTGACGATTGCCCCGCCGGCCCCGCCGCCGCCACCCGAACAGGCGGTGCCGTCCGCGCCTCGCCGGCCGGACCCGCCGCCGCCGCCCGCGCCGATAGCGGTGATCTGCACGGTGGCGGCGCCGGCCGGTTTCGTCCACGTTCCCGACGAGGTGAACGTCTGGATGTTGGGTGCCCCGCCGGACTCGGTGGAGATGCCGTTCTGGCGGACCCAGCCGCCGTTGCGCCACTCGTCGCCGTTGACCTCGTCGATGAGGACGTTGTGGGTGGCCGCCGAGTTGATGACGAACCCGGAAGCGCCGGTGCCACCGGACTCGGCGCCGCCGAGGTGCACGTACGTGTAGTCGACGCCGGAGGCGATGGTGACGTTTTTGCCCCGGTAGCCTTTGACGCCTTCGATGCGGTTACCGGACTGGCGGACATCGATGCCGGTGTCCATGAACGTGGTGACGTTTTGGTCGCCTGGAATGATGCCCCGAACGATGTTGCCGCCGAGGTTGAGCGCGGGCGCGGCCGACTGTAGGCGAACGTAGCTGGTGCCGGTGCCCTGCGCGCCCGACTCCATCTTCACGTCGAAGTACGTGAAGTCGCGGATGATGTTGGTGTTGCCGGCCAGGGCCAGCAACGTGCCACCGGGGCCGGGGTGCAGGTACTCGTACCACCAGGCGTCGAGGATGTTGTAGCGGGGGGCCCACGGGCTCCCCGGGATCGCCACGGTCGTCTTGTTGCTCTCGATGATCGCCGCGCCGGACGCGCCCACATTGTTCGTCGTCGTCAGGGACCGGAAACCGAACCCGTAGAACCGGTTACCGTTGCACTCGTTGGCGTAGAAGTACGGCACGTCGTTGGCCCCGGCGTTAACGGGGGTGGTCATGACGATGCGTTCGAAGTCGCACAGGTAGACGGCGTCGCCGGGCGACTCGACGAACTCCATGCACGGGCCGCCGGTGTGCATGATGGCGATGTCGCGGATGGTGCACGATTGCAGCGACTTGAACCGCAGACCCGCATTGTTTTTGGTGGGGTCGGCGACGTTGCTGCCTTTGATCATGACCCCGGACAGGGGCACGATCTTCGCCATGAAGTTGGAGGGGTCGACGTAGCCGGTGTAGTCGAGCACCGGCCCCGTCTGCGTCGATGCCTTGATGACACTCGCCAGCGGCGTCGCACCGGACAGGCCCGCTCCGGCGCCGACGATCTGCACCGTCCGCCCAGCCATCGACAGGCCGTCGCCGACGTCGATGGTCATGCCGGCGGGAATGTAGAGGACCGAGTTGTTGCCCTTCGCCTCGGCGGCGTCCATCGCGTTGATGAACGCGGCCCGGGTGCCGGGCGTGCCGAAACGGGTGTCGTTGGCGCGGACCCCGAACGTTTCGATCGCGGCGAGCTGCGCGACGCTCACCGGCTTGGCGGTGTCGGCGGTGTTATCGACGTTGCCGAGCCCCACATGGCCCTTGGTGACGCCGGAGACGGTGCCGGTGAACGTCGGGCTGGCGGTCGGGGCCTTCGCGTTCAACGCCGTCTGCGTGGCGGTGCTGATCGGCTTGCTCGCGTCGCTGGTGTTGTCGACGTTGCCCAAGCCCAGGTTCGTGCGGGCCGTCGCCGCGTTGGTGAGGTCCGCGAGGTTCGACGCCTTCTGCGACGCGCCGGTGATCCGGGCGTCGTCCCCGGCGGCGACTGTGCCCGCGGTCGTGCCGACACTACGGCTCGCCGCTGACCCCAGCCCGCCCACCACACCGGCCGCGTAGCTGGCCTGCGCGGCGGCGGTGTTGATCCGCGCGTTGTAGTCGGCGTGCACCACCGACGGGACACCGTTGACGACCACCCACAGCTTCTCGGTGCCGTCGGCCGGCCCCCAGTAGTCGGGTTGCTCCCCGTACGCGTTGAGGGTCACCCAGCGGCGGCCGTCCTCATCCAGCGGCACCGGCGGGCCGAGAACGCCATCGACGTCGTAGTACACCTCCGCCGGGGTGGTGAGAGAGTCGTCGGCGTACAGGTAGGCGCGGGCGTTGACGGCGGGCTTGCCGGACGGCAGGAGCACGTAGCGGGTGCCGGTGTCGGGGAAACGCAGCGACGGCACAGGGAACCTCCCCCAGGGGTGGGTCGAAGAAATTTCAGGAGAGGGCGATCCACCACTCGAACACCGACGCGGTTTGCGCGCCGAGCGTGGCCGGTGCGGTGGTGGTCAGGCCGGTGTTCGCCGACGCCATGTCGAAGTTCGGCGCGGACAGGCCAACGTTGGTGAGCGCCGCGCTGACCGTGCCGGAACGGACGATCGCCGGACCGGTCGTGCCGTTGAACCACAACCCGACGTAGTAGTCCCCGCCGGTGACCTGGTAGGGCCCGCCGGCGAGGGGCATGACTTTCAGACCGATGCTGGCCCACGCGGTCGACTGGTCGCCGGTCTGCGCGACGAGGGCACCGGCGGCGGTGTAGAGGGCCGCGAAACACTGCCCGGCTGTGAGCGACGATCCCGCCACCGTGAGGAACGTGACGATGTTCGTTACCTGACCGGCCGGTACGCGACGCAGCCTGCGTAGTTGCAGCGTTCCGGCGGGTGCGAGCGCTGACCCGGCGACGAGCACGTGCGGGGGCTGCGTCCATGCCAGCCAGCCGCGGTCGGCGGGTACCTGCGCCTGGTAGACGCCGCTGCCGCTGCCGCCGTAGAAGGCGCGGGCTGCCACCGTCACCACGCCCTGACGGACACGGTGGGGGTACCAGCCGACTTGACGCGCACGACCGTGTTGCCGGTGGTGGCGTCCCGCACTTCGAGGGATGAGATCGCGGCGGGCAGCACGTAGCAGCCGTCCCCGCCCACAGTGGCGGCGGTGTTGTCGGTGGTGAAGTAGACGGCGGCGGCGCCGTCCACGTTTAGGACTTCCACCCATCCGTAGTTGCCGTCGAAGGTGAACGTCTTCTCGGTGTTCGCGGCGAGCGTGTAATGCTGCACGGGCAGGGCCACCGCCGCCTCCCATCCCGGTGTCGGGGCGACAGCCCAGCTTGTAGTGACAGAACCTTGGGTCTGCTGCCGCACACCCCAGGTGGTGGCGGTCGAGCCGGTTGCGGTGGCGGCGACATTCCAGGTGGTCGCGACGGCGCCGGTGACGGTAGAGCTGGCGGAGGTGACCTCGACCAGCAGGCCGACCATGGAGGCGGGCTGGTCGGCGGTGACCTGCTCCCCGCCGTACGCGCCGGCGGTGCTGACGGTGCGGTAGGCGACACCCATCCGCACATTCGCTGACCCGGTGGACCGGGACGTCGCCTGATCGGGTGGGGTGGTGTACACGCCGTCCCAGCCCAACGAGCCCGGAATCGTGCCCGACGAGACGCGGGCGTGCGCCGCAGCCACCAACGCCGACCCGGCCCCAACCCCGGCCAGGGAGGCGAGGGTGAGCGGTGACGCGGCGGCCGTGGACGGGACCGCCTGGGCGATCGTTCCGGCGCCCCGCCAACACGACATCGACCAGCCGCCCGTCACCGACCCGGACAGGCCGAGACTGAACCCGCCATCCCCGGATTGCAGGACCCGCGTCCACGCGTACAGGCGCGAGCTGGAGCCTTCATTCACCGGCCAGGTGACCCCGTCGAGGAGGTCCCAGCCGGTGGGGGTGGTCGCCGTCAACGACCCGCCGGAAATGTGCACCACCAGCAGGGCGCGGTCCCCGGCCTGCCAACCAGACGGCAGGGTGATCGTGAACGTGGTGGAGGTGGCCGTACCGGTGTTGTCGGCGGTGGGGGCGCCGACGATGGCTACAGGCATCAGCGGTCACCTCCGCGCCGCAGGTGTGGTTCGGCTAGAGGGTGTCGCCGGACCAGGCGAGGGTCACCCCGTCGGAGGCGAGCGGGGACGACGCGGCGGCGGTGCGGCGCACCCAAAACGCCCGCACCTGCCCCGCCCCGATGTCGCCGAGGCTGATACCCGCGCCGGCGGTGGTCGGGGATGTGAACGTCACACCGGCCGGGGCGGTCGTCGCCGACGCCACCGTGACCGCCTGGACGGAGGACGCCCCGACAGCGGACGCCGCCGTGCCATCCACACCCACCGCGATCGACGTGCCACCGGCAACCTCCCCCGACAGGTACACGCGTGCGCCCTGCAACGTCAGCGTGGCGTGGGTGTTGTGGAGGAACACGCACGCGTAGTCGACCTGCGAGGCGGCGTTCTGGGCCCCGGTGACGTCGGGGAACAGGGTGTTCGCCCCCGCCGTGACTTCCGTGGTGGCTACGTATTTGCCGAGGGACGCGCCCACCGCTCCGGCGAGGGTGTTACCGGCGCTGCCCGCAGTCGTGGACAGTTTCAGGCGCACATCAGACGCCACGATCGGCATCGCAGCTCACCACCTCACGCGGGTAGAGGAGGAATGGCCTGGCCGCTCGGGAGGAGACGGCCAGGCCACACCCGGTCAGGACTGGCGAGACTTCACCATCGTGAGGAGATCCGACTTCTCGGCCTTCGCCACGTCGTCGTAGTTCGAGCCCTGGCCCACCAGGTACTCCACCAGCACGTCCTTCGACGCCCGCCCGTCCGGGGCAGCGCCGTCGAGAGCGGCCAGCTTCTCCTGAGCCGCGGCCCGTCGCGCCGCGACATCAGCGGCGGCCTTGTCCCGCGCCGCCTGCTCACCGCTCGGGTCGGCGGCCTTGTCGATCCGGCCCTCCTCGGACACCACCTCGGCGACCTTCTCGGCGACATCCGACGACGGACCGTCCGGGTCTGCCGGCTTCTCGCCGCGCAGCTCGCCCTCGGTCACCGAGTCGGCGCCCCGCCGCGGATCCTGGGCCACGGCAGCGTTCGGGGCCACCGCCACCTCACCCTCCGCGGCGACAAACCCGCCGTCGAGCAGGAACTTCAGCCGCTCCGGCTCCACATCGGCGGGCAGGAACGCCCCCTTGTACAGCAGCACCTGCGAGCGGACACCCGTCGTCGAGGTGACGACGTGCGCGCACTCGGCGATCACCTGAAACCGCTTCGACTCGGTCATGATCAGGTCCCCGAGATCTTCCGGCCCGCCAGCGGGTCCGTGATCACCGGCACGGTGATGCGACGCGCCCACATGTGCCACACGTCCCGCTCCGCGACCCGGCGGGTCTGCACCTGCACGCCGTTCTCCGCCGTCGCATACCCGGGGTCCAGCTCGGTTTCGTCAGCCATGCCACCGAGGGCCTGCGAGTCGAGGACGTACACGTCGTCGGCGCCACCGGGCATGTTCGCCAGCGGGGTGGTCAGCACCTTCAGACCGGCGATCTTTTCGATCTCGCCCCCGTAAACGGGGTTGTCGGACGTCTCCCGCCGCCGCAGGGTGGCGATCTTGTCGTCGGACACCATGTACGCGTACTTGGTGTTCGTCATCAGGATCGTGTCGGCCTTGTAGCCCATCTCCTGCCCGTCCACCGCCGCCTTGGCAAGCTCGATGTCCCGCAGGATCCCGGCGCCGGAGTTGTTCCACGCCGCAGGGGCGTTGATCGGGGTGGCGGTGATACCGGAGGCGACGGCGGCGATGGCCAGCCGGTCGATCTTCTGCACGACCGTGTTGATGACGATGCGCAGCGCCCAGTCCACGGCCGAACCCATCGGCACGCTGCGCTTGATGCGCTCGTCGGTCAGCTCGGTGGCCTGACCCCACTTGCTGACGTTCGCCAGCGCGGCGGTGCCGGACTGGGGCAGTGCCCGCGGGTACTCCGAACCCGGCGACACAGCGGTGATGCTGCGGTTGGTGAACAGCGGCTGGTCGTTGATCTCGTAGCTGACGGCGCCGCCGGAGGTGCGGTACTTCGCCAGGAGCAGCCGGTCGGCGATGAACTGGATGTCTTCGAGCTGCCGCAGCCGACGCTGGATGACGTTCGGGTTGGCGAGCATCCGGTTGATGGTGATCAGGTCACCCGACAGGCTCGCGGGAGCCGGCGGGTACGTCTGGAGAGGCATCAGCCTGTCCCCTTTCGCCCTGCGTTTGGGCATGAAAAAACCCCGCACGCAGGGCGCCGGGGGTGACTGTCTTCGAGGGTGTTACGGGGTGGTGCGGGGAAAGCGGGTCAGCATTCCATCCACGTGACCAGCGCCGTGTCGGCGGCGGTGGTCAGGGCGATACCGACGTTGCCGACACCGGCGGTGGCGGAGGCGACGGTGCCGTTCGCGGCGGCGTTGAGCCGGGCGGCGGCGGTGATCGCACCGGCGGCGGTGGACACGTGGACCTGCCCGCGGCCGTGGTAGGTGACGTTCGCGCCCGAGGCGGCGTCGTGGGCGGCGACACCGACCACGGCGTTGCTGTCGGCGGTGGCGTGCCCGACGGTGCCGTTGCCGGTCACCATCAGCAGACGGCCGCCGGTCACGGCGGCGGAGGTGACCCCGGTGATGACGTCACCGGGCATGTACAGCGGCGCGTAGTCGGCCATGTCAGGCACCCGCCTTCTCGGTGTTGAACAGACGCTCGTACTCGGCGTCGATCGGGTCCGGGCCGGCGGTCTCGGCGTCGCCGGTGTAGCCGGACGCGGCGACCGGAACCGCCGTGTTCGGGGCGATCGACGCCAGGATCTCCGTGATGACCTCGGGAGCCTTGTCGTAGCGGGCCTCCCAGCCGTCCCGGTCGGCCGGCTTCAGCTTCCCGTCGCGGACGGCACCGTCGAACAGGGCCTTCTTCGCGTCGGCGGCGGCCGAGGCGTTGATGCGGGCGAGTTCGCCGGACAGGCGGGCGATCTCGTTCTTCATCTCGTCGCGGTCGGCCGCGGACGCGTTGACCTGCTCGGCGGTGTGGTCGGCCTTGGACTGGAGGTCGGCGAGCGCGGCCAGCACGGCGGCGTCGTCGGCGTCAGTCGGGAGGCCGAGCCGCGAGCGCACATCGGTGCTCAGAGTGGACACGTGGTCCTCTCCCTTCGGTTCGGTGGATGGTGCGTTGTCCGGCTCGGCGGCCGGGGGTACAGGGATGCCCCCGTCGGTTTCGGCGGGGGCGTCGGGGGTGGCGTCCGGCTGGGCGGTGGGCTCCGGCTCGGGTGCGGGCGGTGGCGGCGGCTCGGGCCGTGACTCTTCCCGCGACGCGTACGTGGCGACGGACGCGGCAACCTTGTCGGCGGGCACGTAGTCCAGGGCGACCGGGGCGGGCTGCCCGAATGTCACCTGATCGCCGTCGAGGGTGACGGGCACCAGATAGGTGGCGCGGTCGGTGTCATCCATGACGATCACGTCGGAGGCGCGTACCTGCACGATGTACTGCTGCACGGGGGCGGTGGCGTTCCACGCCTGCTTGATCCGGTCCGCCACATCCGGCTTCGGGTTGGGCATTGTCTCTCCTTCGAGGTGGCCGGCGGACGCTGCGGTCTTGCGGTGCCGCCGGTCGCCGGGCCAGTAGCCGAACACCCGGTGAAACCATGCCGAAGCTATTCGCTTCGCCCGCTCGGAGCCGACGTGGCGTCGCAGAATGCGGTACAGGGCCGACCAGGGGTGAGCTTTCTTCGCCCACCGGGCAAGGCCCTTCGGGTTGCGGGTGAAAAACTCCCGCAGGTTGTTCTCGTCGCCCGCAGCCGCAGCGACCGCCGCCTCAACCTCGGCGTCCTCGGGCTCGTCGTCGACCGGATCCGGATCGCCGATGAGCGGAATGTCAATGCGCTGGCCGCCGAAGGCGATCCGCAGCCGGTCGAACCGCACAGGCCCGGTCCGGTCCGTCATCGCACGGAACCGGTCAAGGTCGTCGGTGTACGCCAGCGTGGCGTGAGCGTGCCACGGAGCGTGCTGCTGCGGCGTGGCCACGTCTGCGTAGTTGAGGGCGTCGCCCACCAGGGTGTGCACGGCGTCGAGTAGGTCGCCGCCCATGAGCAGGACCACACACGAGTCGCGGTCCTTGCCGTCAGGCTGCCCGGCTCCGGGCGGGTTGAACAGGCCGAGCCCGAATCCCTCGGCGTCCACCGCGGGGAAGCCGTTGACGGCCGATGAGACGGCGTCGATGATGTCCTGCCGGGCCGCGTCGGACAGGTCGACGGCGTCGCCGAGGTAGGCGAGCGTGACGTGTAGTTCGTCGGCCGGTTCGCCGCCCTCAACGGCGAGCCGTTCGGCGTCCTCGGCGCGGGGGATCAGCGCGACCATCGCACCCGTGTGCTCGACCTGATCGGACGGCTCGGCGGCGGTCACCCGAGCGGAGATTCGCACCTCACCGTCCTGCGGCCCGTCATCACCCGACGCGGCCAGCCCGTACAGGGCGCGAACATCATCCAGGGACTGCAACGACCGCAGCGTCCCCACACCCGGCCGGGTCACCCCCAGCAGCGCCACCCCGTCCAGGATGAACGGGTGCGTGTGCCCGAGCTGGCAGCGCCGGTTGTAGGCGCCCTCGATGGACCGGTCCGGGTAGGCGGACGCCATCACCTGGTCCAGCCACGCCGGCACACCCACGTAGTCGCCGATCAGCGTGTGACCGCCATCGGCGAGACGCATGTTCTCGATCCAGCCGATGGTGGGCTCCCCGTCCCCGCCGCGGGGGGTGAACCGCTCGTCGGTGTGGCCGATCCATAGCACCGGCCGGCGAACAGCCGGACAGTGAGAAGCGGCGACAGCGGCAGCGAGGTCGGCGGGGGACGCGTCCCAGCGGCCGGTGGACAGTGCCCACGATCCGGCGCGCACCAACTCCACGCCGTTGCGGCGGGCGAGCACGGCAGACTCCGGCACCGTCATCCCTCCCGCTCCGGCCAATGCCAACTCCCGCCGGCCCGCTCGTTTTCCTGGTGGTGGCAGCCGCCCGCCGCCAGGGAGTGGAAGAACTGACCGGTCGGGTTCAGCACGCACAGGCCCACGACGTCGTTGTCACCGACCTCGGTGACCACAGCGGCGCGGCACTGGGCGGTGAACGCCTGCGAGCCGTCACTACGCGGCGGGGTTCCGTGACTGACGTAGTGAACGATCCGTCCGACGGTCGGCTTCATCTGCGTGCCGCCCCTTTCTGTCCGATGGTGGGGTGGCAGGCAGCCGCAGGTGCGGTGCCAAAGGTAGAGGGCTTTCGCGGCGACCTGATGCCAGTTGTCGTCGGCTTGCACGGCGACGGTGTGACCAGCGGCGCTGATCTCCACCCGGGCCATCAGCCCACAAGCGCGTAGATGAACCCGCGGCAGCGCAGCCCGCCCGCACAGGCTGGGTTGCGGCCCGTCGGCCGCGCAGCGAGCGCCCCGTCCAACGACGGGTATTCGGTGCCGTCCGCCTCCCGGCACGCCACGCACGTGTTCTTGTCCCGAGTTTCGCCGGCCTTGAAGCGGGTGCCGTCCGGCAGCGCACCCAACACCTGCTCCCGGCCCACACCCTGAGCGGTCAGCGCCGCATCCGACAGGCTGCCCGCCACCAAACCCGCAGACTTGGGCTGCGACAGGTCGGTGAGCGCGTCCGCGACGGCGGCCCGCACCTGGCCTTCGTCGGCGCCGCTGTGCGCCATCGCCACCCGCGACGCCGCCGACCGGTACCCGCCGACGATCAGATCCACAACCCCGCGGGCCAGATCGCCGAGCCGGGCGCGGGTGGCCGCGTCGAGCGTGGCGTCGACCTGCCGGATCGGCGCCACCTCGACGGCAGTCATCGCCGCCGCCGACGTCGCCGCCGCCAGCAGCCCCGCCGACACCACCCCCGTCAACGCCGCCGTCGCCGAGGCAGGCACAGCCAACCCGGCCAACCCGGCGAGAGCACCACCGGCTGTCTCCGCAGCAACCGCCGCGGCGAGCGCGGTAACCAGCGGCCCGGACGCGTTCTGCCACCGTCCGGTCATCTCCGTGACGGCCTGGTCGTGGGCGGCGTCCAACGCCTCTACATCCGTTGGCGGCTGGGATGGTGCCGCAGCAGCCACCGCCTCACCCCGCGCGGGCACCTTCGCAGGCGGCCCCGCCGGGAGCGGCTTCGGCGCATCCTGCCGCTCAGGTAGCCGGTACTCGCGGCGCACCCACGCTTCAAGCCCCGGATCCGCGGCGAGGGCACCCGAGTTCAGCAGTAGTTGCAGCGACTCGGCGGTCACCTCACGACGGGACCCGATACCCGACACCACCACACGCGGTACCGGCTCGTCCTCGCCCCAGTTCCAGTCGACGATCCGCGCCGCCGCCTGCCGGGTGGTCGCGTCGGCTACGGACTCCGCCTCGGATTCGAGGGCCAACGTCCAGGAGTCGATGAACGCTGTGCCCAACGCTCGTGACCCCGACTCCGACGTACCCAGGTCGAGGTGCGGCATCAGCACCGATGTGGCGATTTCCTGGTTCAGGAACCGGATGAACGCCACCGTGTCAGGCACGGACCCCGTCAACCCGACGATCTTCATCGTGAAGTTCGGGGGAACCGCCGCGCCGGCCTGGTCCCCGGCGCGTGCCGCCGACGCCATGCGCTGCGCCTCGGCGAGCTGCCCCGGCGTCGGGTTGGTTCCCGGCAGCGCCTCAGCGACGGCTACCCCTGCACCCCACCGCCGGTTCATGATCGCGGCGACGCGAAGCATCTCCGCTTTCAGCAGCCACGGCCGGTACGCCGCCCGCAACAGCGAGACACCCTGCCAAGAGGCACCCTCACGGTTCCGGGAGTAGAACACCAGCCGGTCCGCCGGAATCTGCGGACCCCGCCGCCGCAGCCCCGTCACCTGCTGGTCGATACCCAACAGCGCGCCGGTGCGCGGGTCGGCGTGAATGTTCGAGATCGTCGCCGGGATCCGCTCCGCCAACGCGGCAAGCCGCGCCCGCCCGTCACCGTCGACCTCGGCCTGCATCTCGAAGGCGTAATGCCCGAACACCTGCGACAGCAACGCCGACCGCAGATGATCATTCCAGGACACGCCCCGGCGCCGGAACCCCGACGGCCGATCCTGGCCGACCACGTTCAAACCGAGGCAGTCGGCGACGAGCTGCGTCACCTCGGGCCGACAACCCGACCCGTCGAGCTGCCACTGCGCCCGCCGCAACTGCAATGCGTATCCGTCGATGATGGCGCGCAGCCGCGAGTCGGTGCGCATCTCGCTGTACACGGACACAGACGCCGGGTACAGCAGCGACGGAATGTGCTCGTAGACGTCAACGACGAGGGTTCCGAACTGCCGGTCGTCGACCATGCCGAGCAGTGAGGTGGGGGCAGACATCAGTCACCCCCACAACAGCCAGTCTTCTACAGCGGCTCGCTCGCCCAGTCCACGTCCCGAACCTCCGGCAACTCCACCCGGTCAACCGCTGGTTGGGGATGCGCCTGCACCGGCGGCGGTGCCCACTGCGTCGCCGACGCGAACACAGCCAACGCCAGCGCCGTCACCGACCCGTCGAATCGGCTACTCGGAAACGCCAGGAACTCCGACGTCCACTGCTCCCGCCAATCCGCCTCACCTGGCAGCCACACGCGTCCCGCAGAGACGGCGGACGACGCCGGCAACGCCCGGCCCAGCCGGTCCGGGTCGATGTCCAGCGGTGTCACCACCACACCAGGAAGCGACAAACCCGCCTTGATGAGCGACGCGAACTGCTGTCGGGTCACGTAGGTGGCGTCCACAGCCCAACCGCGCGCCGCGTCGGCGACCACCTGAAGTGGGTTACTGTCACCGACTCGGCAGCGTTCACGGGCCAGCAGCAGCAGGTGCCCTTCAAGGGTGCGACCCCACACGGCAGCCACAGTGAAGTCGGCGCCGCCGTCCTCGCCCGCCGCGATATGGGCGGTGGCAAACAGCCACATCGACGCGACAGGCCACGTCCGGCCGCCGTACGCCACACCGCGGCTACCGTCGTCGGCTCGCGCCCACGACCAGTACCGCCAGTACATGCGGCCGAACAGATCCCCGCCAGCCGGAGCGACGGCGGTCAGCATGAGCGCGTCAGCGCGGTCCGGGGACGGCATGCCCCGCTTCCGCATCTCATCCTTCGACTCGATCTGAATCTGACCGCGCGACGTGAACCGATACTTGATCGCACCCAACTGCGCGGCCACACCCTCATCGGCGGGGTCCAAGTCGATGTCGCCGTCCTCGAACCGGCTGCGCAACGCCCAAAACCATTCGGAGCGGGCGTTGAGGAACCGTTCCCGATCCGACGCGGCGGCGCCGGCCTGCATGTCCAGCACCCCGTAGCCAAGCTCCGTCAACCGGTCCACAACCCCGGCGCCGACGCCGACACCGTCCACGCGGATCTCATCCGCGCCCGTCTCCCGTTTCGCGTCGATAACTCGGCCGGTGGTTTCGGTGGTGGCCTGTTTCGTGTACTCGCCGACCAGCCTTGCGACCGGGCCGTTGCGGACGTAGATGACGGTGCGGTCGGAACCGAACCGGGCCACGTCCACACCCAGGATGCCGCGGCCGGCCCGTTCGAGGCTGCGCTGTTGGGCGGCCTCAATCCAGGCGGGCGGGATGAGAACGTCTTCGCCGATCTCCGGGAACTCGCCGAGCACCTTCGACACGTAGCGGGGGGAGTCCTCACCCCAGCGGCGTTTCTTGTCCTCCACCCACTCGGGGTCGAGCATCAGCGGACGCAGATCGTCGGGAAACGGCTCGTCGGTGAAGTTGGGGGTGTCAAACGCTGAGATGCCGATGACGTTCCAACCCGAGCCGGGCTTGCACACGTCACCGAACTCGGTGTTCGGATCGTCAGGATTCGCGACGGCAAGGATCCGGCAGTCCTTGTTCGTCGTGATCGCTTCAACAGCCGTCCACAGCTGTCGAGGCACGCCGCATGCTTCGTCGATGATCACGAGAACGTATCGGCGGTGGATGCCCTGAAAGCCGTGGACATCGGTGTCAGCGGGCTTGCGGCCCCAGCCGATGAGCGTGCCATCCGCAAGCTGCCACTGGTCGGACAGCAGGACTCGGCCTGGTAGAGGGTTGCCCCTGCCGGCTGCCTTCTTCGCGGCACCCCTGATCTCTTCCCAGAGGATGCCGTGTATCTGCTGATAGGTCGGCGCTGTGCTGACGACAAACGCCTCACCGGGCGGGTGAACATCCAGCCAGTACGAGGCAATGCGGGAAGCGAGGAACGACTTCCCGGAGTTGTGGCAACTGCGGACGGCAGTCCGCCTGTTGTTGACGACCGATAGGGCGATTTGCTGCTGCTTGCTCCAGAGATGTTCGCCCAGCCGGTCGGCGACCCAGCCGGCGGGATCACCAGAGAATGGGTGCGGGGCCGGCGGTTCGAATGCTCTGGCGGCCAACTCGAACGGTGACACGACAGCGGTCACCGTCACCGCCCCCTTAGACCGGCACCATCCCCGAGCCTGCCAGGAACATGCCAGCAACCTTGACCGCACGCACGCGTCGACGTGTGACTGCCTCTACCGACACCACCGTTCGGTGGGTGTGGCGGCGATCAGCCTCGCCCGACCATCGTGAAGCCTTCCGGGGTAGGGCGAACGGGCATTCGGTCGGTGTGAAGTTCACGTGCCAGTAGTGGTAGATATCGCCTGGCCGGTTCGGGTGCGGTCGGGACTGCGCGGTCATGAACGCCCGCCAGCCGAGACTGCGAACCAACTCCACCAAGCCTTCGGCGAGGACGCGGTCACGTTGCTCGACTGCGGCGGATCTGGCGCCCATCCAGAAACCGTCGGTGTCCATGAACCCGCGTAGGAGGTCCAGCCTCTGCTGGCGGCTTCCCCGCAGGTATCCCTGGGGAAAGTGCTTGTTCTGGAAGACGCCGGCAGCCTTCAACTGCGTCTTGCCCCTGCCCTTGTGGTCGGGCAAATTGAGCACTCCGTCATCCGGGCGGAACCCGAAGTCAACGCTGCGGTCCCTCACTCGCGCGGCACGCATCGACACCGCCATGCCCTGCCGGCGGAACTCTTCGATCATCCACTGGTCGCACGTCGTCATCGTGGCGCTGTCCTTGCACCCGTCACCCAGCCATGCCCCCAGCACGTACGGCGGAAGAGGCAAGTCGCCGTCGCCGAGTTCAAGTGGACGGCAGAGGGGGATGCTCCAGTTGCTCGCGCTCGACGCGCCGATCTTCGAACGTCGTTCGAGAGCCGGCCCGAGAACCCGCTCCGCTAGATCCCATCGGTCGCGCCAGTCGACTACACCTTGGCGCGCTCTGGCCCGCCGACCAGAGTTGATCGCAGACCAGGAGTTGCCGGAATGTGCGATCAGCTCGGCCCCATCATCGAAGCGCACCTTTTGGCAGGTTCGGTACGTGGTGGGGTCTGTGACCGCGAGAACCGGCGTCGCGTATCCGCGCTCATCCAGCAGCTCCACGCCAGGCCGAAGATCAAGAATCGTCGTCCACCCGGTCGGGGTGGCAAGAGGCGTGTCGAGTGTGAACGCCTTGAACCCTGGATCGGCGAGGTCCCCGCTGATACAAACCATGTCGCTAGTTTACCCAACACTGTTGGGTAGATGGGCTTCGCCCTACGCTGTTGGGTATGGAGGGATACCTGACCACCGCCGAGGCGGCCACCAAGCTCGGGCTGACATCCCGGACCATGTACTACTACGCCCGCGACCACGCAGACTTCCCTCAACCCCAGCGATTCGGACGCGCGCTCATGTGGCCCGCCGCAGCGCTCGAAGCGTGGCGCACCAAACACCCCGCGCGGCCCCGCCAGCCGAACGGCTGACTATCTGGCCCATTCAGGGGTGCAACCCCTCATCGGCCGAACGGACTAGGCGACCGCCCGCAGATGCCGGGGAACCACCGTGCCGACCTTCGCCTGCTGCTCCGGCGTCAAATCCAGATCCCCCAGGATCGCCTTGATGACGCCCGCCAGCATCGCGCCCTGCTGCTCGGCCAGCCGAACCTTCCGCTCCTCAATCCCGGCGGAGATCGCCTCCTTGGCGACCTTCACCAAGTGGGCGCGTTCGCGCTGCCACAGCTGCACCCAGATGTTCACCTCGGCGGCGCGGGTGGTGTCCACGCCGGGGAACTCGCCCGCGTCCTTGGTGACCTCTTCGGTGACACCCCAGACGACTTGGTCCGCTTGGAGGGCCTGCACCTGCTGGTGCAGCCAGTCGACGGCCCCGGCGGTGCGGTACACCTCTTCAAGGAGCGCATCTCGGGGGTCAATCTCGCGGGGCAGGCCGAACGTCGCTACAGCCTTCTCGGCGAGCACGCGTTCTGCCGCTTTTCGGTGCGTCGGGGTGTTGCCGCCATGAAGACGGCACCGGCCAGACTTATTTGGCGTTCCCCAACCTTGAGGCTTCCGGCATGTATCGCCGCCCCTCTTTGCCGCTCCGCAGCGCTCCGTCTCGGGCACGTCTCACCGCCTTCAGCGCAGACAGCGACGCGGATGTGTTGGCAGCTTCGAGGGCCGCTTCGATCTCATCCCAGTGGTCGGCCGACAGCCAAACGCCAAGACGACGGTTTGCGATCTGCTGCGAAGGGGTCGCCCACCGACAGTTGTCGGGGGTGTAGTTGCCATCCACGTTGATGCGATCGAGTGTCATGCCTTCCGGGCGTTCACCCATGTCGTGAAGGAAGGCGCCGAAGTTGTCGCGCCATCGGTCGCAAACCTCGATCCCCCGGCCGCCAAAGCTGGCGTAGCCGTTGGTGCTCGGGCGGTAGCAGCGATCACGCATCGCTTGCCATGACCGATAGGTGGGTGACGGGGTCGGCCGCCGGTGCCCGTGCTCCCTGTTGCTCTTGCCTACCGCGGACCAGCGAGCCTTGCTCTGGCATCCGCAGTGGTCCCACCCTGGTAGGCGCTGCTCAAGTTTGAGTATCGAGATGACCTTTGAGCCGCCGCAGTCGCAGTCGGCGCGTACCTGAAGATTGCCGGATCGAGCTACCGGCGGGGCTTCTTCCCTGACGGTGAGAGCGCCGAAACGCCGCCCGATTAGAGGCGCGATCTTCGCGGCACGTTGCTCAGCACGCGTGTCGATCTCGTGGCGCTTTACTGCCCGCTGCACTGTTGACGGGCCGCAACCGATCTCAGCCGCAATCTGGCGCACCCCTCGGGTGCCTACTTGGCGGCGGAGCCAGTCGCGATCCGCGAGCTTCCTACGCCAAGGTTCCCCGGTCGTGCCTTCCATGGCCAACTTAACGCTGTGTTTTTCCATTTACGCAGTATAAGGCCAATACCGGAATGACTCGTACCTGCCCGGGGGTGTTCCCGGCCCGCGCCCGGGGAGTGGGCGGTGCGGGCCGGGAACGTTGTGGGGCCGTCAGCGGAAGGTGTCGGTGCCCGGCTCGGTCGGCTCCTCGACGGGCGGGACCGGGGTGTCGGAGCCGTCGGCGTCGCCGACCTCCACGTCCAGCTCGCCGAGGGCGGCGGTGTGCCGGTCGAGGGCGGCGTTGGCGCGGTCGATGGCGGCCTGCTCCGCCTCGGTGGGGTTCTCCCGGTCGGCGATCATGGCGTCGCGGAAGGCGCGGAAGTCGGCGAGGACGTCGGCGGTGACGGTGGACAGGCTGTCAACCTTGGCGGTGACCTGGTCGAGCTGTTCGGCGGTGGTGGCCACTTGCTGCTCCATTCGATCGAGTTTGGTGTGGATGCTGTCGTCGCGGAGATAGGACGTCAGCCAGTCTCGGAAGGTGATCCGTTCGGGGGTGGGCATCAGGTATCTCCCGACGGGTGGGGGCTGGTGTCAGGTGCGTAGTTCGATGAGCGCACTACGCGGACCGGGATAGCGCTCGTTCGCGTGGGAAGCCGGCTGAATTTGGAAGTCGATGGGCAGGCCGGTCATGGCTTTGCCAAGCGCTGCGAACGCGAGGGTGACTGCGGCGAGTTTCGGGTTTGTTTCGGCGCTCTGGTTCCGGTCGCCGAAGCGTTCAGTGAACTCGTCGTCGGGCAGGATGAGGCGCACATCGACGTCGCGCCAGTCTTTGCGGTCGAGTGATGACCCGACGTGGTAGGGGACGTGGCCGAAGTAGTCGGTGACGATCACGCCGAACTTGGTCAGCCAGATCCCGGCGGGCATGCCTGTGCTCACTGGTCGTCTCCCCGCTCGGCGAGTGCCCGTTCGATGCGGTCGAGGCGGTCGCACACGTCCCGGTCGTCGGCCGCCTCGGAGGTGGCGAGTTCGCTCGCGAAGTTCGCGTACAGGGACACCAGGATCACGAACAGGATCGACTCAGCCCACCAGAGAGCGGCGGGGATGGCGAGCAGCACCCACATGCTGGCGAGCCCGCGGTGGATCCACACTTTGCGGCGTTGCCGGCGGCGCTTGTCCATGCCCGCCTCCTGCCGCGGACAGGCAAAGGCCCCGCCGGACCGAAGTTGGACGGGGCCTATAAGAGATGTGGAGACAATGCTCCGCGGCCAATGTAGCCCGGCCGGGGCAGGATCCGCTAGCCGGGGCGTTCGGCGTGTCGCGCCCGGAGCAGGGCGGCTTTGGCGGCGAGGACGTCGCGGGCTAGGTAGGTGCGTTGCCGGCCGCGTTTTTTGAACTTGGGTAGCAGCTTCTGGTGGGGGTTTTCGGGGTGGTCGAGGTATGCCCAGTTGTGGATGGTTTTGGGGGCGACGTTGACAAGCTGGGCGGCTTCGATGGCGGTGAGTTCTTGGTGGGGTTCGACGACTTCCTGTCGTTCGAGCATCCACGTTTCGCCGCGGTCGCGGGCTGTCTGGTCGGCTTGCTGGCAGAGGTCGGGGCGGGCGGTGTTGAGGAGCGCCCGGTACATGGAGGCGATGCGGCGGGCGCGTTGGGTGGGGTCGTCGATGGGGTTGGGCCAGCGGGGGTTGGTTTGCTTGTCGTAGTCGGGTTTCACGCTGTCACCTGGCCGGGCCATTCCAGGGCGGTCATGTACTGCTCGTAGTCGGTGTAGGGGCGGGTGTGGTGGCAGGCGGCGCAGTAGACGGTGGGTTGGTCTTCGGCGTGTCGGGGGGTGTCGCGCCAGAGGGGTCCACCTTCGGCCCATTCGGGGTCGCGGTCGCGAGCGGGGCAGTGCCAGCAGTCGCCGGGGATCCACGGTCGGGGGTGGGTGCGGCCGAGCATGCCGCGGGCGCGTTGGTGTAGCTGGGTGAGGTGGCCGATGGCGTCGGCGCCAGTCATGTCGGTGGGCTGGTCTTCACAGCCGGCCGGAAACACGGTGGTCGCGGGCAGGCTGGCGAGGGTGCCGATGTGGGCGGCCAACAGTGTGGCGGCGCGTTGGACTTGGTGGCCGGGCCGTCCCGCACCGGTGGGGGTGGGGTGGGTGATGGTGGTGTGCCAGGCGGCTACCGGGGCGGCTTGTTCGGGTTGGGTGAGTCGGGCGGCTGCGCGGACTTCCTGTTCCCAGGTGGTGGCGGCGTGGACGATCTCAGCTTGCAGCGCTTGAACCTGTCCGGCGATGAGGAGTGGGGATTCGTGGCTGCCGGTGGTGCGGTCCCGCAGCGCCTGCGACAGGGACGCCTCATGCAACTGTGCGAGGTCCAGGTAGTCGAGGGTGAGGGCGCGGATGTCTCGGGCGGGTAGGTCGAGGCACGGGGTGCACCAGGGGCCGGCGGTGGCGGGGCTGGCGGCTCGGGTGTCGGGCTGGTAGCCGTGGCATCGGGTGCCGTTGACGCAGAGGCTGGTGGTGGTGTCGTCCATGAGGGTGATCTCCTCCGTGCCCGGGTGCGGCTACAGTTGCGGGGAGATCGACCAAGCCTTGGGGGGTTGGGGGGTCTTCGGTGGCCGGGCCTGGGACGGGGCCCGGCCACCGGCGTTTTCAGCGGCGTTGTCGGCGGCGTCTGGGGTCGAGTGGTGGTGCGGCGGGTCCGGTGTTGCGGTTGCGGCGGTGTTCCAGGGCGCGGGCCACCGGGTCGGCCAGCGGCTCGTCTTCAAGGTCGGGATACACGATGTAGTCGACGCCTTCGCGCGCCCCAGCCGCAGCGAAGATTGCTGCCTCCCGACGGTTGACGAGCGCGCCCATGAATGCGGGTGTGGTGCCGTGCTCGTCGTGCAGGCGGCGCAGGTAGTCGTGGACCTCGCCGCCCTCTGAATTTGGGGCAAAGTGGGGCGTATAGGGCAAATTTTTGGTGTCGGCCCGGGATTCGCCGCACTCGAACCCGCCGGTAACGTCGACTGTCACGGCTGCTCGCCCCCGCCGCTGATCCAGCGGCGGTCGTCGTGGATCGCAGCGACGGTGGCCGCGAATCGGGGCTGCTCGGTGGCGCGGGTGCCTGCACTGCCGGCCATGAGCGCATCCGATTCCTGCCATTCGGCTTCGTCGAGCACGTCGGCGGGGATGTTCCCGGCTTCGTAGATGGCGTGGTAGACGCCGCCGGCTACGAGCGGCCAAGGAATTTCGCCGTGCGGGGTGGCGCCGGCGAGGCGGGCTGCGGTGATGATGCGTCGGGCGGTGTTGGCGGCTTGCATGGACCATGCGCCGTTGGCGGCGCGGTTGATGGCTTCGTTGAGGTCGTTCCACAGGTCGGATTGTTCTTCGCGCACCCATGCGGTGAGCTGGTCGACCGTTGGTGTGGTCATGGCTTCTCCCGGCGGCTAGGTGGTGCGAGGAACGGGCGGATGGGGCGTGCGGGCTGCCGCCGCCAGCCACGCCACGGGATGTGCACCCATTCGCGGCCGTCCGGGTCGCGGTAGCCGCCTTCCCATCCGCCCCCGTCGGACAGAGGGATGAACCGGCCAAAAGCCGTGTTGGGTCCGCCAACCCGTTGGGCGGTCATGTTCGCCCAGTCGACCTGGTAGTGCTCGCTGTCGGATTCGTCGTGGGCGCGCTGGTGGTCGGCATCCCCTAGGTGCCAGAGGGGGCAGCCGCGTCCGTCGTTGCGGAAGCGGATGCCGACGTTTTCTTCGTAGGTGAAGGACCAGCCGATGGCCTGCGCGCACCCGGCGGGGTCGATGCGGTCGGCCGCGAAGCGTAGCCGTCGGGCGAGCCGCTGTCGCAGGGTCATGCCGCATCCTTCCGGTAGTCGGGGTGCACGGCGTCGGGGTCAGCGAAGCGGGGTGAGCGCCAGCCCGGCCCGACCGCATCCGGGTGGTAGCCGCCGCAGGGCACGCATTGGGCGCGGCGTGTCCAGCCGCCGTCGAGGGACACGGACACCCAGCGGGTGGAGTCGCAGCGGGGGCAGCGGGGCTTGTCAGGCACGGTCGGGCCCCCACTCCGGGCGGTAGCCGGGCCGGTCGGCGTAGATCGCCACGTCGTCACGCACGTCAGGGCACGGCCAAGACTGGTATGCGCCCACCTGCGGCGTGGAGCACCAGCGGCAGATCACCCCGTGGAGGAAGTGCGTGTCGGGCTGGTGCCGTTCAAGGCGCCGTCGCTTAGCAGCGAGTTCGGCTCTCGCCCGGCGTTCGGTCATCAGCATGGTCGACCCTTGGTGCCACCATCGGCTAGACGCGGGCGGTAGGGATGGATAGGCGTAGGACAGGTCCCGCTCGTCCCAGTCGAGCTGTTCGGTCAGCCATGCGGTGAAGTCATCCACGAGCGGCCTCCGGCGCCCACTCGGGCTGGTAGCCGGGCCACGTTGCGTACTTCGAGGCGATAAGGCGCAGCGTCGTGCACATGTCTTCCTCGGTCAGCCAGGTGCAGTTGTCGACCTCGCCGTGCTGGTCGACGGTTGAGCACTCGTGAGATCGGGCGTGCAGCGTGAGGATGGCACGGTCTGCTGACACGTCGTCGAGGATCTGCGCCGGATCGTTGAACGCGATGTGGTCGGCCTGCTCCGGGCTCGGCCTGCCGTCGCCGTAGACGACCAAGGCGGAGGCGTTGGCGTCGTCCACTACGCAGCTGGCGAGGTCGCGCCGCCATCGAGCGTCGGGGCCTCCGGCTTCGTGGGCCGCGTTTTCCCGCCGGTCGAGTACCCCGTTAAGCCATTCGATCATTTCGTTCACGGTCACTCCCTTGCCGCGAAGTTCCGGGCATTCTTCCACCCCGGGATTCCCGCCGACACGGTGGGCGTCCACCCTGAGCAGGTCGAACAGGGACTCGCCTTCCTGCCGGGCGGGGTGGAGGCGGGAAAGGCTCGACGCGGTCACGCCCTGCTCGCGCGCGCAGCCGCTTCCCAGCCCCTGCCGGAGTGGGCCTTTCGGCACGAGCCTGCCGCACGCCTCGCAGCGGCGAGGGCACTCCGATTGCGGCAGTAGGGGCAGCGGTTCATTCATGCGTCGCCTGCCTCTCGCCGTTTCCTGCCGGGTCGTGCGGGCGGCCATCGGAAGCCGGCCGCCCGCAGGTCGCGGAGCAGGTTCGCGCCGCCACGATGGTCGGACGGTGTGGCGGGGGTGGTGGTGACCAGCCGTCCTGACGGGTTGCTGATTTTCCAGTGTCCGGAGCCGCCCAACTCGACACGCCACCGCGCCCGCCGCAGGTCGGCGAACAGGCGGCGGCGTTTACTCGCGTCCACCGGCACCGGCCTGGCCGTCGTGCTGCGGGCATCCGCGCTGCACGGCCCGCACATACCCGGAGATGCTGGGCAGTAGCAGGCAGTGCCCGCAACGGTCCCGAAGGTTGCCGCCACCGTCTCCGGGCAGCCATCCGGCTTCGAGTAGGGCGGGGAGAACGGCGGTCACGATGGTGCCGACGTCGCCTGCCGACATGGGCCAGCCGATGACAGTGCGGACGTACGCGGTGAGCTGGTCCACGTCGGCGTTGGTGTACGGCTGGCTGGTCACGGCTTCTCCTCCACCGGCTCCCACGGGGTGGTGTGCTGCTGGCGGCGCACCACCGTGCAGTCGACGCGCCAGTCCGGATCGACGGCGCGCTGCACGTTGTTGCCCTTGACCAGCACATCGGCTCCCTGCCGCGTTGTTGCCTCCGGGTAGGGCGAGACGATTTCGCCGTTGAGCGTGTACATGGCTGCGAACTGTTCCTCCGTGCGGGTGCCGGCGGGCAGCAGCGAGCGGTAGAGGGCGATGTCGCCGTCAAACAGGTTGATGATTTCGGCGGCGATCCGCGACCCGATGTGGTCGGCGTGGGCGACCGTTCCGTGGCTGGTGATGCTGTCCCCGTATTCGCGTTGGGCGACGGCGGCGATCATCCGATGCAGCACGTCCCGGGGCGACTCCGGCTGCCCGCTCACCGCTGCCCCCTAACCTGCCACACCTTGTCGTAGGCGGCCGTCATGCACTCGTTGCCGTCGCACAGGAACACCCCGGCGACCCCGTCCGCGACCGTCGCCTGCCCGCCACAGATGGCGCACGTCTTGCCCGCGAACAGGTCACTGACCGGGTGGCTGACGTCCCCGAGCTGGCTGGCGACGTGTTCCCCGACAGCGGATGCGGCGACGGCGGCGATCCGGTCCACGTCGCCTACGCAGATCGCGCAGTCGGCGTTGAACTGGTGCCGGTTGTGCGCGGAGATGGCGTGGATGGCGTGGTACTCGGGCGGTGTGTGCCATTGGTGGGTGCGGAGCCGGTCGGCGATCCGCTCGGCCAGCCCGCTCACGCCGACACCGCCGATCCGGCGTCCTTACGCCGCGTTGCATGGAACCGGGCCCGCATCTCGTCCGGGGCTTCGGCGAGTAGCCAGTCCCGCTCCGCCTCCGCCTCCCGGCGCAGCTCGTGCGGCGACCGGCCGCCGGGCTTCATGAACAGGATTACGTACCGGTCCCCGGATTCCCGGTCGATGACGGTCTGCTCGACGTAGTTCTGCGCGCCGGGGTTGGCGTCGAGGAACGTCTTCGCGGCCATCACCAGCCCGGCGGCGGTCTCCCGGGCCATGGTTACCCGCAGGTCCATGCCCTTCGCCGACATGTCCCAGCCAGCGATGCGGGCCTCTGCTACCTGCTGGTCAACGAACGCGGCCCGGTCTGCGTCGTACACGTCCCCGGCTGCGCGGATCGCAGCCTCCGCCCAGCGACGGGCGACGGTCGGGGTGAGCATCCGGGCGAGGAACGGCATCCTGGCGGCAGCGTCACGAATGGCAGTGGCGCCGGCCCTGATGGCGCGGGCGTCGAGGTCGTCTCGGTCGGTCATGGTCGCCTCCTCAGGCATTGAAGTCAGTTTGTCGATCACGTGAGTACTGCGCCCTGCGTCGGCCGCGTCGCAGATCAGTGACGAGCCAGCGGGCCGCCCGTGCCACCTCCCCGATCAGAAAAACCGCGACCAGGGCGAGCAGCACCGTCGCCCCATCCCGGTTCCACGACCGCTGGGCGGCGGCCAGCACGAGGACAGCGGCCACGCCGGCGAGCAGCCCGACCGTGAAGGCGTGGGCGAGCTGGCGGGGCGTCCACGGCAGACGGGCCAGCAGCGCAGCGATCCGGGCGGTCACAGCCCCTCCCCGCAGATGAACACGGACGACGCGTCCAGGAACGCCATCGGACGGCCCCGCTTGAAGAACCCGACCGGCACGCCGAGCACGTCGGCCAGTCGTTCCACCTCGTACGCTTTCGGCCCGGTCACGTGCGACTCCCACTGCACGATCTGCCACGGCGCCACACCTGCCTGCTCGGCCAGTTCGGCGCGGCGCAGGCCGGCGAGGTGGCGTGCCTGCACCAGCCGGTACGGCTCAAACTCGGCTGCCACCTCCACCGCGGTCACAGCGGGTGGGGTGGGCTTGCGGCGGCCCGGCAGCGACCGGAACGGGCGAATGTTGTCGGTCACCGCCAACCCCCCTCGTGCACCACCAACGCCGGACGCCCGCGCGACACCGACACCGGCTCGGGCAGGTCGTCGTCGGTGACCAGCAGCCGCAACGTCGGACGCTCAAACCGGCGCCCCTCCGGCGGCGGCGACCACTGCGGGTCAACGTGCCGCCACACCGCCCACCAGTCGATCTCCGGCAGATGCCGCTCCAACACCCCGCCCGTATTCGCGGGCGGAACCGGCGCGGGGTGGGCGGCCAGCTCGGCGCGGTTCCGATCGAGCAAGTCCGTGAACCATTGCTTGCAGGCAGGCTGAGAACAGTGACCAATCCACCTACGCTGCCCGGTCGCCGGGTCGGTGAGCCGGCGGGCGTTCGACGACGCGGACCGTCCGCACAAGCCTTCCCGCCGCACCATCGGACGACCGCATGTCACGTTCGCCCACGACCGGTCGCCGTCAACGTCCGGGCAGTAGCGGCGCCGGTCGGCGAAGAACACGTCACGGATGCGGCGTCGCGGGCGGCTGTCGCCCCGGTCGTGCAGATGAACCGACCCGAGGATTCCCCCCTGAAGTCGGCGGTTGCCGTACACCGCGTCGGCGATCAGCTTCATCTGCATGGATCCGGTTTCACTCCACGGCGGGTCGCCGAGGTCGACGCAGCGGGCCATGCCGATACCGACGAGCAGCAGTTCGCCGACGCATTCGGGGTCGGCGAGCATTCGGGTGACCCGCTGGTTGTGGGCGTGCAGGTCCGCGAACGACGGCTGGGCGGTCACGGCTTCACCACCTGCGTGCCGTCGGCGTGCCGCACCAGCGTGTGCCGATCCAACCCGCCCGCCACCACCCGCACCCGCGACTGCGGCCGAGACGCATCCACCCCGCCATCAGGCAGCACCGGCACACACACCGCCCGCACCCCATCAGTCCACTCCACCCGCACCAGCCGGCACCCGCCACGCCGATCCTTCGACGACCACACCTGGTCCACCGCCACCGCCGGCGCCACCGCAGCGTCCATGCGGCCCGCCGGCGGCGCCACCGGCGTGTCGAACACCGCAGCCCGCCACACCGCCAACGCCGACACCAACTCCGGCCGCGGATCAACCTCACACCACGCCGCCGCACCCACCAGCAGCGCCTGCAACTGCTCCGGGGTGAGGTCGAGCAGCGGCATGATGTGATCGTCAACCAGGGCCACGTTCAAGCCGACCGCCTCCGCGACCTCGATCAGCGTGCCCGACAGAACATCCTGGCCGCCGTGTTCGATCGCGGTCATGGTGCTTTTGCCGGTGCCGATGTGCGCGGCCACGTCCTCAGCGTTCAGGCCGGACGCGATACGCCGGTAGCGGATCTTCTTCCCGTGGGCTTGCCGCTGGGCGACCGCGCGGGTCTTCCGGACGCCGCTCACGCCGCCTCCCTCATCGTGGTGCCGGCAACAGCCGGACGAACTTCTGTGCTGTGCTGCATCGGACGCAGCACCGGCAACCCCACCTGCGCCACATGCCGGTAGGCAGCCGCCAAATGCTGATCACAGGGGTAGCGGGTCAGGCCGTCACCCGGAGCGCCGTGCGACACCTCCCACCGGGCATACACGCCGGTAGCCAAACCGCAGTAGTCACACTCCACGCAGCCCCTCCTCACACGATCGCCATGTCAACAAACCGGGACAGATGCAGTTGGGCCGCCACCGTCACCGTGTCCGTCGGCCCATTCCGGTGCTTGGCGACAATCACGTCCGCCTCCCCCGCGCGCGCGGACTCCTTGTCGTAGTAGTCATCGCGGTGCATCAAAATCACCACGTCGGCGTCCTGCTCCAGCGACCCCGACTCGCGAAGGTCACTGAGTTGCGGCAGCTTGTTCTGCCGCTGCTCCGGGCCACGATTCAACTGACACACACCAATGATCGGAATGTGCAGCTCCTTCGCCAGAAGCTTCAGCCCGCGGGACAAGTCCGCGACTTCCTGCTGCCGGGACTCGCTGCGCTTCGGCGACGTCATCAACTGGAGATAATCGACCACCAGCAGTCGCAGGTCATGGCGCTGCCTCAACCGCTGCGCCTTCGACCGGATGTGCATCAGGTTCATCGACGGGGTGTCATCCACGAACAGCGGCGCATCGGCGATCTCACCCATGCACTTCGCCAACTTCGACCAGTCGTCGTCCGACAGTTGCCCGGACCGCAGCACGTGCAGCGGCACCCGCGCCTCCGCCGACAGCAGCCGCATCACAATCTCGACCTTCGACATCTCCAGCGAGAAGATCGCCGAAGCCTGCCCGGCGCGGATCGCCGCATGCCTGGCCACGTCAGCGGCGAGCGTCGACTTCCCGAGCCCAGGCCGGCCGGCCACCAACACGAGCTGGCCGGGTGTCAAACCGTTGAGCAGACGATCCAAGTCGGTGAACCCGGTCGGTACGCCAACCATCTCTCCGCCCCGCTTACCGGCAGCCTCAATCTCCTCCACCGTCGGCTGCAACATGTCCGCCAACGCGTTGAAGTCCTCGGCCTGCTCGCGGGCGGTCACCTCAAACACCGCCTGCTGCGCCAACGTCGCCAGATCATCGGTAGACCGACTCGTCCCCCTGGAGCCCGTGTAGCCGAGCTGCACCAGCCGGGTGCCGGCCTCAATCAGCCGCCGCTCCACCGCCCGGTCATACACCGAACGGGCGTAGTAGGAGGCGTTCGCCGCCGTCGGCACCGAGGCGATCAGCGTGTGCAGATACGCGCCGCCGCCCACCCGGGACAAATCACCGGACTCCATCAACGCCGTATGCACCGACACCACATCCACCGGCACACCGCTGCCGAACAAATCCTGGATGACGCTGAAAATCCGCTCATGCACCGGCCGGTAAAAGTCGTTGCCGCGCAGAAACTCCAACACCTGCGCGCACGCATCCTTCGACAGCAGCATGCCCCCCAAAACGGCCTGCTCCGCGGGCACATCCTGCGGAACCTGCCGTCCGCCCGCCTCCAGCGCCTCGTCCGGTTCGGTCATTCCACAACCTCCCCACCCACGTCAGCAGGACCAGCCGTCAACTCACGCAACTCATCCATCGCCGACGGCAACTCCGGCCGCGACCGCGCCACATGCTCCAGCAGCGGCCCCAACACCTCCCGCACCGACGCCGAACCACGCTCCATCCGCACCTCACGGTTGATGTCGTCCTCGAAGCGCGACGGCAACGCACGCACCTCCGACGGTGCCAGCCGCCGTCGCTCCGCCGCGATTTCCCGCACCCCAGCCCGGATGTGGCCCGGCATGATCCGGTCCGTGTTCACCGCGTAGTAGCGGCGCACGGCCTCCACCGCGTCATCTGCGGCCAGGTCACCGATCGCCGCATGCCATGCCTTTAACACATCCTTGTTGGGGCTGCCGAAGCGGTACTCGAACACCGCTACCGCGGCCATCACACGGCGCATGTCGTCTAATGTCACCGGCGTTCACCTCCCTCCGTGGTCATGCTTCGACCTCCATCCAGCCGCGGGCGTTGCGGCTGTTCGAGTTCTCCCGGGCCGGCACCTGCCGATCCGACTGGGCGGCGGTACCGCGCGATTCGTAGCCGGACGGCAGCGCTAGTTGCTGGTCGTTGGCAATCAACCGCGCCTGGGCTAGTGCCCGATCCATCTGCTTTGCGGAGGGGATGCTTTCCCCGATCCGCTTCAACGCGTTCTTGATCTCGATGTCGCCGTAGTCGGCCGTGAAGGGCTCGATCAGGCTTCGCAGCTTGTGCAGGGAGACGTCCTTGCCCTTGACCTTGGCCACAACGGGGATGTTGTGTTCCTTGCGGTATTGGATCCAGCCGCGCGCGATGCCGAAAGCCCGCTGCGTCGGGGTCGGTTCGCCAGTGACCGCCTCTGCTTCGTTAGAAGCAGAGGTAGTACCGGGTACGGGTACGGGGCTCACGCCAGCAAGGAGCAAGTTGCTTGCTTTGCTCACACCGCTTGCTTGACAGCTCGTTTCGGTTTCCGCAGGTGGAAGCCCCGCGTCTTCGGTGAAGAGGGTCGGTTCGCCGTCGGCTGCCTGGCCGCCGTCGGTGGCACGGCGATTTTGCTTGGGGGTTGCTTGGCCGTTTGCTTGGCCGATTGAAGCACTTGCTTGGTTTGCTTGCTCTTGCTTGGCCTCGTCCTGTTTGCGGCGATCTGCTGAGACGCGTCCGCCCTTCCGGCCAGCGGCGCGGCGCTTCTCCGAAAGGTCAGCGGGCGTGCCAGGAACAACCCTGTCCCGAGCGGGGGGCCGGTACTCGCTCGCGTGATGGAACACGAACCCCGCCGCCGACTCGGGCAGGTGCGCGTACTCCGTCAGGCAGTCGGCGCATTCCCTGCCGCGCTCGTGCCACAGGCCCGCTCGGACAAGCGCCGCCGCCCACCTGGCCCCCAACTCCCGGTCGCACAGCAGGGTGGCCGGCTGGTGCGGGGGGACGTAGCCGGGCCACTTCTGCTTGGCGGCCCACGTGTTGGCGAGTAGGTGCAGCGACAGGGCGCCGGGCTCCTCGAACACCACGCCGGTGACCTTCGGGTTGGTGTCGAAGTGGTCGTCGTATCTCACCCACGCCACTAGAAACCTCCTCCCCGCCTGTTGTTACTCGGCGCGATCGAGGCAACGACGTACGGCGAGCCGGCTACCTGATGCGCACCCGAGAAGATCACTTCGGCAAGGTGGCGGTCGCACCAGATGCGGTGGCCAGCGCAGTCCTCACTGCGCCAAGGGAAGCAACTGTGGCAGTTGAGAAGCTTGACCCACTGGGCCGCGCGGTTCGTGCAGATGCCGCCATCGTCAGCGGCTTTACACAAGTCGGCGGGAAGGTCGCCCTCTTGGCGAAACCTTCGCGCGTACCGGCCAGCCACACTGCGGAGATCACCCGCGCCGCCCCAGTGCACGTCGAGGCTGACAGCCGCCGCGTACCAACGCTGCCGCTCCTTCTCGGGAAGCAGGTCGAAGGACGCGGCGTCCAAGTCGGCGCTGGCGAGGATAGCGAGCCACGAAAGTGATCCGACCTCGCTTGGATCCTCGCCCGCCTTGGCATGAATCTCTTCAGCTGCCTCCGTCATGCGACTGTTGAAGTCAGTGCTGAACAACGACCGGAGAAGGCTGTCTAGCGCGTAACGAAGTCGGTCGCGGTCGTAAAAGGCTTGTTTGAAAGCTTCAATCGCGGACATGGCAATTAGCTCGGCCCCCGCGGGTTCGTCTTCGCCGTCGTCCTCCGCGCTTTCTCGCGCCGCCTGCTCGAACTGGCGATGTTCGGCGGGGCCGTAGAAGTCAAGAATCGTCTCGGCCAGATCCCGGCGCCCTCGCTCCCAGGACGGCACTTCCACGTGGTCGCGGACGTACGGGTGCACCTTCTGCCAGTTTCGTTCGATCCAGTCGCTGTCGATGTCCTCCGGACGAGTGCTGTGCTCGACCCACACGTGTTCGTTGTGTTGGTCGTTGTAGACCGGGCTCTCGTCGCGGATGGCCTTCTTCTCGGCGGCGAGGGCGGCTTCGCGGGTTTCGAAGGGTTCGATGACGATGTTGGTGACTTGGAGCCACCAGTGCTTGTCCTTGCGGTGCTGCTTGAGGCGGGCGGGAAGGTTCATGGTGATGCCGACGTAGAGGAGGGCGTCGGTGCGGTCGAAGAACCGGTAGAGGGCGTGCGGCTGGTTGTTGATCGCCAGTGAGGCGGCGCTGACCCGTCGTGGCATGTGGTTCTCCTGTGCGGTCTGAGCTGGTCAAACAAAGTCGTTGGTTGGCGCGCTTGGCGCAGCCTCGATCATCACCTTACACTGAACCTTACAGTGAAGCTACTAGCCTAAACGTACGGGAGTGCCATGACCATCACCGCAAGCCCCGACCTGTCCGGTAGCCCTTACGGCGGGCCGTACACTGCCGACATGGCGAAGCGTCCGATCGTTGGTGCCCAGCAGGCACGCGAAAAGTTCAGCGACCTGCTCGACGCTGTCGGGCGCGGCGAGCACCCGGTGGTACTGCGGCGCAGCACTCCGGCGGCGCTCATGGTTCCGCCGGCCTGGTACAAGCGGGCGGCCGAACTGCTCGGCGACCCCTGGGACGACTGGTCGCCGCCAGCCGAGGGCGACTAGCGACCTGGACCAACCTGACCCGACGCCCCCGCGGTGTCGGGTTTTCGTGCTGCCGGAGCTTGCGCCCATGTCATCGCCGCCTGTCGATTGCCGGGTGGGAAGGGGTCGGCGCGGCCCGCCCCGAAAGACGAACCGCGCCCCACAGATGCAGGTCAGGCGGCCTCTTGGCCCTCATTCACGGGCATGATCGCGCCGGTGAACCGCTTCCCGATCGCCACATGCGTCAGCCGAGTCGCCCCGGTGAACGACAACTGCATGGGCGCCCTCGGCCGGACCTTCCCGAAGTCGGCGAGGAACTTGGCGTTGAACGCCAGGCCGGCGACCGGCTCGACCCGGTCCGAGTCGGTGAGGAGTTTCCGCACGTCGGGGAACTCGGCGAGCTGGTCGGGGATGTCCAGCCGCAGCGCGGTGTAGCCGGTGTCGCGGTCGCGGCGGACGGTGACTTGCCCGTTGGTGAAGTCGACGGTGAGGGGGACGCGCTGCTCTTTGGCGGGCAGCTTGAACACCTTCACGAGTTCTTTGGCGTCGTCGAGGGTGATGGTGGCGGTCCACGGGTCGTCGGCGCCGCCCCACGTGGTGAACAGATCGTCCTGGGATTCGATGTCGGGGTCGTCGTCGGGGTGCCACGTCGACCAGGCGATGCGGTACCGGTCGGTGGCGAGGGCGTGGAGCATGTCCCCGTCCCATTCGATGCGGACGCAGTTGAGGGCGGGTAGGTCGGGGTCGGGGAAGACGAAGGGGAGCACGTCGGCGAGGACGCCGGTGAGTTCCCCGGTCGGTACGGTGATCATGCGGGTCTCCTGTCAGGCGACGAGTTCGTAGGTGGGCAGCGGTCGGGCGGCGATGCGGGTCACCGACCGTGGGGCGAGGTGCAGGGCGGCGGCGAGTTCGGCGGTGGACATGCCGCAGGCGCGGCCGACGTGTACGGCGTACTGCCGTTCGGCGTCGGTGAGTTGGATGAGGACGCCGGTGAGCGCCCGGTCGACGGCCACCACATCAATGCACGGTGTGTCGGGTGCCCCTGCGGGTGCGGCATCGGGGTCGTCGATGGCGTTGTCGTCCCAGGCAAGCGGCGGCCGGTAGCCTGCTGCTAGCGCCCGCCGCCGGGTGATCTCGGATGTGCCGGGGATCATGGCGAGGGCGGTGTAGGCGCGGCGGATGGCGGTGAGGGTCGCCTCGCTGGTGTAGGTGCGGTGCGCGATTTCCTTGATGTGATGCCGGGACATGTTGGTGCCGGTGGCCTGCCCGATAGTGGTGCAGGAGTGGCCTGCGGCCCACAGGGTTTGGATGCGGCGGCGGACTTCGGTGCCGTCCAGGCGCAGCGGCTTTGCCCGGTTTTCGCGGCGCCGCTTGTTGTACAGCCGCCAGTCTTCGCGGGCGGCCGGGCAGCGGCAGCCGTGCCGGTAGGCGCTATAGGTGCCGTGTCGGGTGGCGGTGCAGGTCATCGGGACACCCGGATGGGCATGAGCAGGTAGCGGTGCCCGTCTGCCGGGTTGCCGTCCTGGTCGGCGGTGGTGATGACGGCCGGCTTGTACGCGCCGACCATGGCGATGTGGGCGCGGGCGCCGGTGACGGCGGTGAGCCCGTCGACCAGGTAGGCCGGGTTGAAGCCGATGGTCACCGGGTCGCCGTCGCAGGTGACCGCGGCGGGGTCGAGGGTTTCCGCGGCCCGTGCCTCCTCCGTCCCGCCGGCCTCGACGACGCAGCCGTCTTCGTTGAAGGTGAGCAGTACGGGTGTGGTGCGTTCGGCGACGAGGGCGACCCGCTTGACGACCTCGATGAGCGGCGCCCGGTCGACGGTGACGCGGGTGGTGACGTCCTCTGGCTTGGGGAAGAGGCTGCGAACGGGCGGGTAGTTGGCTCCGTCGAGTAGCCGGGATGTGATCTGCCGGCCGGCGGTGTCGAAGCCGATCAGGCCCTCGCCGGGGCGGTCGGCGGTGAGCGCGACGGTGACGGTGCCCGCGGTGAGTGTCTTGGCGAGGTCGGCGAGGGTACGGGCCGGGACCAGCGCGTCCGCGTCGATGTCCGACCGGCCGGGTTTCCAGTCGATGATCCGTTCGGTGAGCCGGTACCTGTCCGTCGACAGGAACGCGATGTGGTCGGGTCGGAGTTCGACGCGGACACCGGTCATCATGGGCAGGGTGTCGTCGCGGCCCGCGGACACGGCGGCCTGGGTGATGGCCTGGGCGAACACTGCGGCGTCCACGTCGCCGACGGGCTGGGGCAGGCTGGGGAGGGTGGGGTAGTCCTCGACGGGCATCGTCGGCAAGGTGAACCGGGCGGCACCGCACACGAGTTGAAGGTGGGCGCCGGTGGTGGTGAGTGTGACTGGCTTGCCGGGGAGCGCCTTCACGATTTCGGCGAGGAGGCGTCCGGACACGAGCACAGTGCCGGGCTCCCCGCTGGCGGTGGCCTGCACGCGGGTGGAGGTGTCGTAGTCGTATGCCTCGCCGGTGAGGGCGGTGCCGTCGGCGGACAGTTTGATGCCGGCGAGTACGGGGACGCTGGGCTTGTTGGGGAGGGTGCGGGCGACTTGGGTGACGATGTCGACCAGGTCGGCGCGCGGGATGGTCAGGTTCATGCGGTTGCCTTCCTGGGCGTGGTCGTGTGGGTGGGGCCGGGGATGTTGCAGAGGGTGCAGCCGCGGCCTTGGGCGAGGTGCCGCCGCCGGGCGGACTCGGAGGGGCAGGGCAGCCGGTCGTTCGGTCCGGGCCTCACGCGGCCACCCCCGGCGGTGTGCCGGTGAACGGATCCGCGACCGCCGTCAGATGCGCCCGCAAACGCCACGCCCGCCCAGCGGTGGTGACTTCCACCCGGCCGTCGTGGTGCAGCAGCAGCCACCCCCGGTCTTCCGCCTCGTACACGTGGCTGTCGACGTCGCGGAGCCGGTGGTGTTCGTCCGTGTACAGCCACGTGTCCGGGGTCCCGGCAGATGCGGCCGTCGTCGACGGCGTCGATGAGCCGCTGAAAAACCCGGTTGTCGACGCTCACCGGTGGACCGCCCGGTTCACGCGCAGGCCGCGGCGGCGCATCTCCTGCTCCCGCTCGGTCTCGGACATGCCGCCCCACACGCCGTCGGCGACTCCGCGGCTGATGGCCCACTCGCCGCAGTCGGTTTGGACGGGGCAGCGGCGGCAGACGGCCTTGGCCTGGTCGATCTGCATGAGGGACGCGCCGGAGGTGCCGACGGCGAAGAACAACTCTGGGTCTTCGTCGCGGCAGACGGCGTCGTGTCGCCAGTCGGCTCCCTTGTCTGCGGAGGTGCCGTTGGACAGGTCGTATGCGGATCGGCGGCTCATCGGGCCACCTCCTTCTTCGTGTCGGCGGTGTTGGGTCGGGTGGGCCACTGCTCGCCGTCGCGGCAGGGAATCCGGTCGGGGTGCCGGTAGCCGTACTGGTGGTCCGGGCCGAGGTCGGGGTCTACGACGGGCAGCGGGCGGGGCGGGGAAGTCTTGGCGTCGGCGCTCACCGAGATTCACCGCCGTCAAGGCAGCACGGCTTACCGGCCGGGGCGGGACAGCCGTGCAGGCAGGTGCCGCAGCCGCGGGCCTCGCAGTGCTCGCCGGTGGTGTCGGCGGCGCAGACGGCGCGGTCGCAGGTGCAGCACGGAGGGATGCCGGCGGGCTTTCCGGTGGGGGTGAGGTAGACGGTGACACTCATGCGGGCACCTCCCGGGTGCTGGCGTTGAGGACGTCGTTGACAGCGCGGGCGAGCGCGCACGACAGGTCAAGGGCGTCGACCGGCCTGAGCGGCACGGCGTTGAGGTAGATGACGCCGCCCGCGACAGTGACGGTGTGGCCGGTGCGGGTCGTGTACGGCAGCGGTGTACGCGGCAACACGTCGGCGAGCAGGTCAGTGGTCATAGCCGGCCACCACCCGCCCGCGGCGCAGCGCCCGCAGTTCCGTTTCGATGCGGCCGGAGTCCCAGTCGCGGGGCTTCCACACCGCCACATCCGCGCCAGCCTCGGTGAGCCATTCGGCCCACTTCCGCTGCTCGACGGTGCGGGAGCCGCGCTCGGACTTCAGTTCGCGGAAGAGGACGCCGCCGGGGCCGACGATGGTGAGGTCGGGCCAGCCTTTGCCGTCGCCGCCCACGGCGGTGCGCCACCGGCCGGTTTGGGTGAGGCCGGGCCGGAAGTGGGCGGTGTGGAGTCCGAGGATGCGGCATAGGTCGATGACGCGGGTTTGTAGCGCGTCTTCCGGCTTGCCGCGCGTCACTGCTTCGCCGCCTTGCGTGCGGCTTCGATCGCGTCGGCCCACGTACCGGAGCCTTCGTAGTAGTCGACCGCTTCGGCGTGCTTCTCGATGACCTTGACGGCGGCTTCCACCCCGGCGTTGAACGCTCCGGTGATGGCCGGGTCGTCGGCCCGGTACAGGCGCACCACCTGCTGCCCCTTCGCCTCCGCGAGCGACAACACGTCCTCCCACCGGTAGGGGTGCTCGTCTGCCACCCCGTACCACTGCTCGCCGAGGGCCGTGACGCAGCTTTCGTCCCGCTCGAACACGAGGGGGATGAGGTCGCCGGTGGGGTCGAACAGGCCGACCACGGCGCGGTCCGGCGGCTCAGACATCTGCACAGCAGTCATGCCGTCACCTGCTCGGCAGTCGCCTCGGTGAGCGGCCCGTCGGCAAGCAGTTCCATCCACAGAATGGGCAGGCCGTTGCCGGGCTTGCCCTGCCACCACAGGTCCGGGCCGTTCGTGTACCGGGCCCGCACCCACAGCCGGCCACGCCGGTCACGCAGCCGCTCCACGCCGTCCGGCTCGACAGGCAACGACCACGACCCCGCCGTGTCGGGCTGCACGACCTGGCCGGCGTCGAGGGCGGCGTACACCACCCGGTACTCCTCGAACGCGTCATACAGGGCAGCCAGCGCAGGAACCGGCGCACCTGGGCGGCGGAAGAGTTGCACGTCACGGTCCGAATGCGCGTCGGCCCACGCCTCAACAGCGGTGATAACCGGGATGGCGGCGTAGCAGCGGTCAAGGAGCCGCGTGTTGGCGGCCTTCAACCCGGCGATCTCGGCGCGCGCGGCGGCCAGTTCGGTGTTGCTGGTGTCGTCCGGCCAGATCAGGTCGATGCCCGCCTTGCCGATCAGGTCAACCACCTCGTCGGCGAACGACGCGTCGATGCCCGTGGTGTCGTACGCCTGCCCGATGTGCGCCCACACCTCGGTGGTGGTGACGTCGCGGGCGTTGCCGGTCATGATGTCGGCGGCGACAGTCTTCGCGTCGATGGTCACAGCGCCACCCCCGCCCGCGCCTCGGCCAGCACCCGGCGGATCTCACTGAGGGGAATCGCGATGCCACGGTCACCCAGCGGGTCGCCGTCGGTGATCGCGAGCAGCGACTCGACCGCGAGGATTTCGGCGCGGGCGGCGTCGAGTGCGTCGCAGAGCTGCGGTACGAGAGTGCGGGCGGCGGCGATGAACTCGGCGTTCGCCATCGGGCACTCCGACGCCGACGCCACATCGTCCTCGATGACCGCGGCCACCTCACGGCGCGCGCCGGACGCGGAACGGATGACGGTCAGGGGCCAGCCGCTCGGGTTGTCGTCCGCCAGTGGGTGAGTCTCGCTGATCCACGGGCCGTCTTCGGCGGCGTCGGCCAGCTTGCGGGCGGCGTCGATGTCGAGGCTCACGACGACACCCCCACCGACTGGCTCTTCCGAGCGAGGTAGGTACGGGCGACGGTCAGAGCGTGGAAGGTGTTGCCCATCCGCGCCTCGAAGTCGAGCCAGTCGGCAACGGCCAGCGCAACGACCGGCGACCAGCCGGCGAGGTGGGAACGGTTGGCCTCCGACATGGACTCGCCGATGAGGTGACCGTCGTAGCCGTCGTGCTCGGGGTGCCCGTCGGTGGGCTCGGCGACCATGCCGCCGTAGCGGCTGGACTTGCCGGTGGTGAAGTACGGGCCGGGAGTGGCAGCCTCGGCGCGCTCGCGGATGAGCCGGGCTGCCTCGCGGATGGTGTCGGTAGCGTTCATGAGTGACCTCCCAGGTCAGTGGTTGGCGGCGTCATCACGCCGCGCAGAAAGATCAGTGACCGGCGCGGCCACAGCCAGCGCCTCATGCAGAACAGCCGTGTAAAACCGTGTGGTGGGGATACCTGCATGCTCGGCTAGGCCAGCGCAATGCTCGGCACCATGTGAGCCATGCAGCGGCTTGTTCCGGCACTTCGGCTTGATGCAGGCGTCGATGAACGCCGCGCAGCGGTGGGCGCCCAGGCTTACGAGAAGTTCATTGCGGATGAACCCGGCCCGCTTCTGGTACTTGCGCCACTGCGCCTTGTGCCGCTCCGACACGACAGGCCAGCCAGCGGCACGACGCTCCTCAGCCCACCCGTCCGCCACCTTGTCGGCACCCTCAGAACAGGCACCCTGCACGACAATCAGGCCAGCGTGTCCGGCCCTGGCGGCGTCGACAGCGGTTGCGTCCAGAACATCACCAACAGTCCGCCCATCCCAGGTGGTTGTGCGCGGACCAAACGTTCGGGAGCCAGTAACCAGAAGCCTCGTCTCGGTGGCCATCACTCGGTCCTGCTGCCGGCGCTAGCAACCAGCGAGGCCACCAGTTCACTGTCTGCGCCGGTTGTAAGAGACCGCTCCACCGACCAGCCGCGCCACAGGCGAACGCCAATCGTGCTCGCGTTCACACCGAGAATTTCCGACCACTCGCCGACTGTGAGTGTTCGCCCGAGCCAAGCGACCTGACGAGTATTCCGCTTATTGCGATGCTGCTCCTTGCGGGTGGCCCAGCGGCAGTTCCCAGGCTCATAGTCGCCGTTCACGTCGATGCGCTCCAGCGACAGCTCCGGACGGAATGTCGATCCCATGTCGTCAGCGAAATTCTCAAACGAACGCCACCGAGGGCACACCTTGATACCTCGGCCGCCGTAGTTCTTGTAGCCAGCCCAGTTCGAGAGGGTGGTCCTGCCTACCATCGCGAGCCACCTCTTATAGAGGGGAGTGCCGGTCTGCCCGTGTGTCTTGCTGGGCTTCGGCCTTACGCATCCGCAGCAGGTGGACCGCCCAGCGGTTAGTTGGCTGCCGCGGACAGCAACGACAGCGCCGCATGCGCATCGGCAGGTCCATGTCAGCGAACCCCACTTGTCCAGCCCGTGCTGGCCGGTCACGGTCCACAGGCCGAAGGTGCGGCCGGTAAGATCAATTCGATTGGGCATGGCACACCTCGAAATCTCCGTCGGCAGCCAGCAGCACCCAGCCGCCGTGCGCGGCGTGCAGCACTGGCACCTGCGCCGGGTCATCCGACTGCCGCACCGCCCAGCCGAACTCGCGGGCCTCCACACGATGCCGCTCCACATAGTCGTGGCATCCCGTCGTCGCCGACCCGCACAACACGATCAGCGACTGCGGCCCGTTCGTGTCCGCACGCCGAGTGCCGCCAGCACCCCGGGCCCGCCTGTGCTGGATTGAGAAGTCACGGCCCCGCACCCCGCCAGCCACATGCCGGCCGCAGCGGGCACAGCAGCCGCGGTCCCGCTCGATGACCAGCGCGACAGTCGCGGCGGTGGACCCGGTGTCGCGGGCGGGCTTACGGTCACGCTGCCCTTGGCGGGCGGTGTCGCGGGCCGGGCTGAACGGCACCCTGGCGAGCGTCGACCACACGGTGCGGCCCTGCTCCGCCAGCTCGGCGCGCTTCTTCGCCGACATCTGGTTCAGCGGCTTACGGCGCTCCATCAGTGCCCCGCCACCGAATACATCGACCGCACCGACGCGTTCACCGACTGCCAGGCGCGCAACTCCAACTCCAACGCCTTCGCCTGACGATCCGCATACCGGTACGCCACATCCGCCGCGTCCCGGGCCGCACGCTCGTCCGCCGTCGCCAACTCGGCCGCGTACCGCTTCTCGTGACTTGGGCCGGCGTGCGCCATGTAGGCGCGGGCGTACGCCTGGTCGTAGGCGGCGTCAGCGGCCAGGAACGCCGCGTACCGCTCGGAGCACACCCGCACCCCGTTGGCGATGCGGTCCGAGCAGGACCGGATGGCGGCCTCAATGTCAACCGGGTTCAGAACGTCACTCACGACGCGGCGCCGTTCGCGTTGGCGGGCTGCGCCGTCTCCGGCCATTCGTGCTCGCCCGCGCCAGCCGGGGCACCCGACGTCGGCCGCTCCTCTGCCTCGCCGTCGATGATGTCCGGGTGCTGCGTTGCCTCCGCCGGGTCAGCGGTCGGCGTAAGATCCACCCGCACGCCCTCATCGGCAGCCAGCGCGTACGCCAACTCAGTCGACTTCGGCATGTACTTCGCCAACTGGCGCACACACGTCTTGTGCGCCATGCCCTCGAAGTGATCCACCCACGGGCCGAACACCCGACCATCGCGGCTCTTCGCCGTCGCGTTCGCATCCCGGTACACCAGCATGTCCTGGTGTGACATGACGTAGAAGGCGTAGCCGCCACCCACGAACTTCGCGATGGCGTAGTAGGCGATCGGGTCGCCGCGCTCACCGAACAGGTTCGGCTTGTGCACCAGCGTGTCCGCCACGCCGTAGTCGACGTCGAACTCGTCGCCGCGGTACACGGTCCGGGCGATCAGCGACACGATCTTCCCCGACCGGTGGGCGAGGTCGATGAGCCCCTGGTAGCCGATGACGAGCTGCGCCTTGTAGCCGGGGATCCACTTGCCGTTGCTGTCCTGGTGGTGCTTTGACGTCCAGAACGGGAGCAGCCACGCGTGCCCGAGCACACCCGGACGCAGGCCGAGCTGCGCGCACGTCATCAGGGAGCCGAGCACCGACGGGGCGTCGCACTTGTCGAGGTTCTTCGTCATCCGCAGCGCGGTGATCGCGTCCCGGATGAGCTGAGCTGCCTCAGCGCCCTTCGGCATGGCGAGCTGGTATTCCTTCTCCATCGCCCGGATCTGGTTGGCGATGCTGTTCTGGGCGACGCCGCCGTTCTCCCGCCGGGTGGCGAGAGCGGTCTTCGCGTCGGGCTGGGCCTTCGTCGTCATATCTGCGCGTCCTTTACGTTCAGGGATCGGGTAGCCGGCTTCCGGTACTCGTCCGGATTCGGCGCTGGAATGCCGTGGGCCTCAACCAGCGCAGCCACCAGCCGCGGCCAGTCGACCTGCCCCTTCTTGTTCGACCAGGTGGCGATCGGGTGGCCGTCCACGACGGCTACCTCCCGCTCGCCGATCCGCTTCTTCAGCCCCGCCCCGGCGGCTTCCTTCTCCGCCTTCGCCGCGGTTTCGCGTTCGCGGGCGTCCCGGTAGGCGTGCCACAGGTCCAGGGCGTCCGGGTCGTCGGTCACGTCGACTTCGGCGGCCGGCACGTAGGTGGGGTACAGCTTCGCCATCGCCGCGTTGTCGACCGGCCCGAACGGCGGCTCCACCCCGCCGACGATGTGGGTCTGATACCAGTCGGACACCTGGGCGACGAGTTCGTGTTCGATGGCGATGTCGCGGGTGACGGTGCGCCGCTGCACACCCATCCCGGCGATCAGGGCGATGATTTCGGCGGCGGGCGCGTCCATCACGTACAGCGACCAGCGGACCTGAAACTCGTAGCCGAGCGGGATCCCGCCGTCGGCCCAACCCGCAGGGGTGCCGAACCCCGAGCCGAGGCCGGCGGTCTTGGCTTCGATCAGCCTGCCGTCGGCGGTGACACCGTCGGGGGAGCAGCGCTGCCAGCCGTACACCGGATGCTTGTAGGTGCGGTACGCGGTGGTGGTGACGGGAACGTTGAGAAGCTTCCCGGCCTGCCCGAGCAGCCACGGCTCCAACTCTTTGCCGAGGTCAGCGGCGGCGGAGCCTTCGTCCTGCCAGGACCGGACGCCGGTCTTCTCGGCCCACACGTCCCAGGGGGTGCGGTAGGTGGAGAAGCCGAGGACGGCGAGGATGTCGGAGCCGCCGAGTCCGTCGCGGCGGGCGTGGACCCATTCGTCTTCGGTGGCGTCCCAGCCGACGGCGGGCACGGGGCCGGTGAGCGTCTGCGTCACTGTCCACACCTCGCGTCGATGGCGGCGTCGTAGTTGTGGTCGGCGCGGCGGCAGGCCGGTTTGGTGCAGCCCGCCAGCCAGCCCGGCAGCACGCCCATGCAGGTGGGGCAGTAGGCGTGCGCGGGGCGGGGCGGCAACTGCGGCGGCACACCCGGCACACGGGGCGGATCCGGGGTCAGCGGACGGTCCGCGACGACGGCGGTCACGGCGCCACCTCGGCGTTCTTCGGCCGGTACATGGTCTGGTCCTCGACAACCACCCACGCCGTGTGCCCGGTCGCCGCGACGTGCTGGCGGACCCTCTCCCGGGTGGCGTCGGTGGGCAGGTTGTCGCAGCTCTCGCACGAGGCGGAGGGCGGGAACTTGTGGCGGCGGATCTCGACCTTCGCGACGTAGGCCATCAGCGGCATCCGCCCATGAGCGGCCCGCACACGATCAGGTCGTGGAGGCGGCAGCCGTCCGAATCGATCTCGCCGCGCTCGTCACGCACACACGAGCACTTCACCCCGGCGTTCACGACCGCACCGCCTTCGCGAACGCCTCGATCTCATCCAGATGCTCCGGCTGCAACCCCACGCTCGCCTTCGGGCGGATCAACAGCGCGCGCCCGTCAGCGATCAGTTCGTCATGCACCTCACCGAACAGCGGAACCTCGGTGTCATCGGTCCACACCAGCCGCCGACCATCGGCTAGCACCTGCCGGGCCGCCGCCAGCTTCGCGACCGCCGCCGCGTGGCCGTTGATGTCGTCGGTGAACGCCCGGCCAAGCACAGGCAGCGCCCACAGTCTTTCCAACTGGTCTGCGTACGCGCACCAGGTGGTGCACCAGCGGATCTCCACCACGCCGTCGCGGTGCAGTCGGCGCATCCGGTCGAGCAGGGCGGGCGCCCAGCGCATGGTGTAGCCGGTGCCGGCGGCGTACGCGGTGGCTTTGCGGGGTGCGGCACCCCAGCCGGGGCGGGAGGTGTTGATGACGCCGTCCACGTCGAGTAGCCACACGGGGGACAGGTCGCCGGTCATGCGGTCACCCCCAACTGCTCCCGCACCCACGCGGTGTGCTCGGCCGGGTTAAACCCGGCGGCCTCCAGCCACATGCGCTTCGCCGCAGCAACCGCTTCCTTCCGCCACGCCCGCTTGAACGGGCGCGGGTGCATCTCCCCGTCCGTCCACGAATCGCCGCAGCCGCAGCACGTCCACGTGGCGCCGTACCAGGCGGCGTCCCTGCCGGCCATACGGCGGCGGCGCTGCTCGACGGGGCAGAAGACGATGCGGCGGGGAAGGAACTCGTCCGGCCGGTTGATGTGCACGACGGGGGCGGTCATGCGGTCACCGCCTGGCGGTTGCGGTCCCAGCCCGCCGCCACCAGCCGCAACGGACCCGCCACCTCGGCCAGAAACTCCGGCGTCGCCCGACGACCCGAACCATCCAGCGCGATCATCTGACAGGCGGTGCCGTCGCCCAGGTCGTACACGTCGGCGACGTACTCGACGCCGTGACGGTCCGCCCACACGTCCTGCGCGAGCGGAGGCCAGCCGGGTGTGTCGACGGCACTGACGGAGAAGTCGAATGCATATGCGGCGGTGGCACTGATAGTGCTGGTCATGGGCTACTCGCTCCCGCTCGGTTGCATATGCACAGCCTAGACGGAGTGCATTTGCACTGCAAGGGTTTCAGGTGGACAGACTTGGACTAGATGCATGTGCACCGCTACGCTCACCGTCATGGCCAAGACGCCGAACCGAGTCATACGAGTCCCCGACCGCACCTGGGACGCGTACGGTCACGTCTGCGAAGCCGAAGGCGTGAAACGAACCGCCGACCTCATCGCGTTCATGGAGCGCCGGATCAACGCGTTCATCCGCAAGGGCGGCGTACTCCCCCCGGCCGAAGCGGCTGAGACTGCAAAGCAGGATGAGGGATCCGACGCCTGACCACTTCACCGGTCACCGCCGGCCTGCCCGTCGGCGAGCCGTCCCACCACACCCAGCAACCCCAACACCACCGCCGCCACCCCAAACACGAACAGCGGCACACCCAGCCACGGAAACGGCCACACCGTCTCCGCCAGCGGGGCACCAGCCAGCAGCACCACACCGACCGCAAGCCGATCCGTGGCGTTCACGACCGACCCGCAGCCAGCAGGGCAGCCTTCACCCGATCCCAGCGCTGGTTGGCGGCCCGCACCTCACCCGGATCCAAAACCCGCTCGCACACCCAGCACCGGTACTGGCGCCGGCCACGCCACGGGCCGCGCCACAGCGGCAGCGACACCAAAACCGGCGGGCCGCAACCCAGCACACGACACGAGCGACCCGGCTCAGCCACGCGACTCACCTCGTGACTCCGCAACGACCAGCAGATGCAGATCAAGGGCCATCGCCAGCCCGTCCGCGATCCCGCGCAGGCGGATAGCCGAGTTGTAGTCGTGGGCGTTCCAGCAGTCAGCGGCCTTGCCGCGGTGCTCACGCTCCGCCGCGGTGACCCGGCGGGCCAGTTCCAGCCACGCGCCAGCCTCAGCCACGACGCCCACCAGCCACACGTTGGCTCTCGGCGCGCCTAGCGCCGAGAGCGAGCCAGTACGCTGGCGTCAGAGTGCAGCAGCCGATGCCACCGCAGGGCCCCTCTGGTGAGCCGCTGCTCGGGTCGTTCGGCCACCCCTGGGGGCAAGCCCAGGTGCCGTTCAACTCCGACCCGCCGGACGAAAGGTTGCTCATACCGCCACTCCGAAATCAGTGAGACAACCGCAGCCGCCCCAGTCGAAGTCGTCGAACAAGTCGCCCTGCGCCGGGTTCTGCACCCGCTCGCGCAGCACCGTCAGCGTGAGCGGCCGGGTTTCACCGCCGCTGCGGTCCTTGAGGATCGACACGTCCGCGCCCAACTCGGCGCGCATGCGCTGCTCGTGCGTCTCCTTCGCCGCGTACCGCTCCGGGAAGGTCCGCAGCAACTGCACCCACTGCGCCTGGCCCCCACGGACACAAGCACCACCGCAGTTGTTGTGAGGGAAGCCGAGCCGGTTGAGCCGGGGCATCTCAATCCCGCGCGCCCGCAGGTCAGCCTCAACCTGCCGCTTGTCGATCCACGGCGGCTCCGTCAGAGGGAACTCGACCCGCCACGGCGCCCAGCCCTTCACCACGCCGGGCACACGGTGCTGCTCCGACCAGTCGATGCCGACGTACAGCACCGTGCTGGCCGGGTCGCAGTTCGCCTCCAACCACTGCCGGCACGGCTTCACCTTCAGCTCTAGCGAGCACTGGGCGACGCGAGCGTTGGACAGCCACCGCCGGTCGACATCTACCTGTTCGGGGGTGCGGCCGTCGCAGACGCGGGTAACGGGCACGCCAATGTCGGCGGCGGCCTGGTCCAGAAACCGATGCAGGTCTGGGTCTTCGGCGAGGGTGTCGGCGAACAGCAGCACCAGGTTGCTTGTGCCGTGATTGTCGGCGACGCGTCTGGCGGTCGCCCAGCTCCCGGTGCCACCGGACATCTGCACGACGTGACGGATCTCAGCCACGACGCTCACCGGCCCGCTGCCAGGGGATGAACACCGTCGCATCCGGCCGATCGCAGATACGCGGCAGCAGTTCGGTCACCGGCTCCACACGCATCGGGCGTTGCGACGGATGCCACGGCTGCGGCACCCGCACCACACCCACCAGCGGCGCCGCCTCCACCGGCTCAACCGGACGGCCACGCAGCAGCCGCGCCGCCAAGCCACACACCGACGGCCACACCGCGTACGCGAGCATCCCCACACCGGTCGACAGCAGCACCGCCCCCGCCAGACCACCCCAATGGTTCAGGAACCCGATCACCGGTCCGCCGCCTCACGGTCAACGCGGCGGTACTGCGGTGCGTGAACGACCGGCACGCACGGGCGGCTGGCCGGCGTCAAACCAACCGTCGCGTCCTGGTTGCCGCCCTCGCCATCGCCGCCGTCGCCGTCCTCACCGTCGTGCGAGCAGTCGCACGGCTGCGGAGCACGGAACAGCCACCACACCAGCAGAGCCGCCAGGGCGCACATCAGCACCGACGCCAGCCATCCCCACAACACTGAGGTGACCGGTGTGCACGCAACCTCCACCGGCTGCACCGTCGCCCTCACCGGGTCACCTCGACCGGCTCCCGGCGAACATCAACCACCGGCCACGCCGCCGACGGGTAGCCGTGACCGGGCCGGTAGCCGTCCGTCCGGGACGCCTCACCCGGCGCCGCATGACGACCCGACACGTCGTCGAACAGCCCGCCCAGCTCGCCCGGCCCGGGAACACCCGGCATGCCAGGGCCGGCCGCCTGCCACGCCGACAACTGCGCACCATCACCGGACAGCCACGCCGGCCCCGACACCACCCCATCGGCGAACGCCCGAGCGGCAGCCAACGTCGGCGCGAACTCGTCCTCCACCGACGCCTTCATCCCGGCGGCCAGCCGCTGCTGCTCTTCCTGCCGGTCATGCCACCGGCCGACGGCACGCCAGCCGCGCAGCAGCGCAGCCCCGGCGCACACAGCCACCACAGCAACCAGCAGCCACTTCAAGTCCGTCACCGAACCCATCACGCCCACCGTCCGTTCACCTGATCGCGGCGCGGCTGAACATCCGCGGCCACCCGCCCCGAGCCGCGCACACAGCCCTCGCATCCCCGCTGCTCGCCGCCATCGCAGTTGCCGCAGACCACACCCCGCCGCACTGCATGTGGCGTCGCCTGCTGGACGAACACGCCCGCAGCAGTCGCAGTAGTACGGACCCACCATCAGGGCCTCGTCGCTCGCGCCCCAACTCCCGTTCATGCCGCCACCCCCACGTCGAAAAGAGACATCTGCCGGGTTGGAGTCCGCCGCGGCGGACGTATGTGCTGCCGCCGCCACTCAAGGGCGTACGACAGGCAGTTGGCCTCCGACTGCGGCTGCTTGCCGGTGGCGTACGGGGGGTGCTGACACGGCCCGGCGTGCCGGCCGTCAAACGACCAGGCCATCGAGTCGGCGGTGTGCAGCAGGTTCCAGCACGCCCGCAAACCTTCGATCTTGAAACCGAACCCGTGCAGTCGAGGAATCCCGAGATCCCGCAGCGCCTGCATGATCTCGATCGCCTCATCCATGTGCTGACGGCGGCACACCGACCCCACCCCCACCAGCGGCTCCCGGGTGAGGTCAATGCCGGCGTCGGCGTACATGTGGACATGGCGGATGTAGTCCTGCACCCGCTGACCCTGAACCACCGGGATGATCGGCAGTTCCGGCGCGAGACCGCGAAGTTCCAGCAGGTTGCCGGTGGTCAACTCCTGGTGGATCCGCACCGACAGCCCGGTGCCTTTGAAACGCAGGGGACCGGCCTGCCCGCCCTTGATGACGATGTCCTCGCACATCCAGTCCTGCGGGGCGGCGAAGTCGAACGGGCCGCACTGCGCCCACACCTTCCGCAGGAACGCCACGTACATCACAGCGGTCGTCTTCCAGCCGCCGAGCAGTTGCAGCTCGGTGAACCCGCCGGAGTCGACACCGAACGGGCCGTACGCAGGAGGAAAGTCGCCCTTGGGAAACACCCGCCGACTAACGAACTTCGCAACATCCGCCAGTTCGGGCCGGGACAGCCAGTAGGCGCGGTGGATGCCCATGTACCAGGTGTCCATCACGACGCCACCTGCACGATCTCGATGCCGCCGGCCCGGGTGTCGTCGCGTCGGATGTAGCCCTTGAGGACCAGCGCACCCAGGGACTCACGGACCCTGTCCTCGGATCGCGAACCGACGGCTGCGGCCAGCTGCGCGGCGGTCGGCATGTCGCCGTGGTCGGCGAGGTGCCGCCGCAACGCGTCCAGCAACCGCTCCTCCCGAACGGTCAGCGGAGGCCGGCAAGTCGGATCAGGCATCGGCCAGCACCTCCCGCCGCCGGAACCGGATGACCGCGAGCACCAGCAGGGCCACCACCGTCATCCAGCCCTTACCGACCACCTGGCCCCAGAAGAACGCCAGCGACCCGAACGCCAAGGCGAGGAACAGCCACGAGTCCACCAGCAGCCCGGCCACGTTCGACGCGGCCACGGCGGTGAGCCAGCGGCGGCGACGCAGCGGCGTGTAAACCGCCAAGTCGACCAGCTCGGACAGCAGGAACGCCGCCGCAGCCGCGAACGCGAGACCCGGGCCAGCGACCCACAGCGACGCTGCCGTTCCGGCGAGGATCGCGGCGACCACCAGCCGCCACCCGGCGGCCTCGTGCAGCAGATCCCGCAGTGTGAACGCCAAGCCGGCGAACAACACGCCAGCCGGGGCGGCGAGACCGAAACCGACCGGGATGACCCCGTAGTGAGCGACGGCCCAGTTCGCGGCGATGATCGTGCCGACGTAGGCGAGGGTCAGCACTGTTGTGAACAGGGTCCGCTTCACGCCATCCACCCCCGGCGACTGCTGCTGATCGGTTTGCGGTCCAGGCGGTCTCGACTCGGCGTAGACGGCGTGTACCGGCCCACGTTCAACCCGGGCGCCAGCTCGGCAACCCGACTTGCACCCGCTGCGGGAGAAGGCAGCAGCGCGGCGACGAAAGCGGCGGCCCGCTCCCAACCCGTGTACTCCGGCGCGTTCACCACGCGCGGGGGCCAGCACGACGGGCACGACCGGTGCCACGTGCCGAGCGCCAACGCCGCCGACACCTGCTCCACATCCGCCCGACCAACCCGGCCGCACGACGCCCGCACCTTGTGAAACAGGGCGGTGTCCACACCGGGCAAGTCCAGGCGGCCGATCCACACCTGGTCGTCCATGCGCACACCCGCCGGAGGGCGAGGACCAAACCCGCCGGTCACCGGGCACCCCCGAACACGCTGCGGGGAGCGGCACGGCCACCCGACGGCTCCCGCGTCAACTGCGACCTGCACCCCTGCCGGCCGTCCGTGTGCAGCCACCGCCGTGCCCGACCCGGAAACACCCGCTGCGGGTCCGGACGCCAAATCGGCTCACCACACCCACACGTGCCCGTCTCCATCGGAAACTCCGGGCCGCCCACCGGCACCAGCACAACGGCGGGAAGCGCCTCCACCACTGGCGCGGTCACCGCGTCCACCCGCCCACGAACCGGCGGGCCGCCATCCGACGCCGGTAGATGCGCCGAAACTTGTCGATCACCTCACGGCGGCGCAACGCCCGCCCGAAATCGAAGTCACTGCTCATCGGCCGTACACCGCCCCGAACCCGAACCACAACACCGCCAGGCCCACCAACACGACCGCCAGAAGCACCCCGTGGCCGATCAGCCACTCACGGAACGGCGACCCGTCCTCCGACCCGTCACGGCGCACCGCAGCCCGCAACCGGTCCACACCCATCGACTCCGGCATGCGGGCCGTATAAACCGGCTCCGGACACGAACGACGCCGCAGCATCGACACCAGCCGGCGCATCACGCCGCCACCCCCGGCGACACGCCCTCGGCGGCCAGGCTTTCCGCCGCCGCGATGTCCTCCGGAAGCGCGAACCGCTCCCGCAACACCACCGGATCACACGTGCCGTAACACTCCACCAGCTCGCTACGGGTCATCGGCGTCGACAGGGCACGCTCCACCCCGGCGGCGATCTCCGCCACCAGGGCGGCAGTCCAGGCATCCGTGTCAGACGGGCCGGGAAGTGTCCGGCCGGGGTAGGGCTGTACCGTTGTCGTTGAAGTCAT